ACTAATGTAGAAGTTATATAGGAGGCTAATGTTTGACTTTATTTCAGCACCATTTGAATGGTTTGCTAATGTAGTTCAATACTCACTTATCTTCATGGCTGTTATGATGTTAGTTCTAACAATAGGCGCAGTTGTTGCTATACCAATAGGATTAAAACTATTAGGTGTTGCATTCGCTAAAACTATTGTAGTAGAAACTAGCAAAATTCTAAGAGATGTTGGAATTACTAACATAGACCTAAAACAAGCAAAAGAAAATGAAAAAATGAAGGCTTGGGTAGATCGCAAAGTCGTTCCTATACTAAGTAAAACTAGTTAACATGGCGTGGTGATATTTATTAGGTAGGTGCCAGTGATTAAAAGTTACTAGGCACCGCCTACTAAATTAGTTAGCATCAAGAAAAAAGCCCGAGTATGTGCTCACTATATTTTTGCCCTATTGTTTTTTAAATCACGCATCATACATCTGGTAAAAATATTCAGATTTTGGGGTATTTGAATTTTAAAAATTTTTTCAGATTTTGCGGTATAATGAATTCATGGGAATATTAGACAATTTTGAAAACGCCTGGGACATAGATCTTGAGACCGAATCATCACCTATAAAAGAAACAGATAACATGGGTAGAGAGATATTTTGGGAAGATATGGGCAGACCAGAAAATGATGGTTTGGCACTAAAATTATTTTCAGAAACCTGCTGCTCTGATTGTTCTTGTAAGTCTTAGTTACTCATTTTCAGCAGAAATACGGTTACGCCAATACTCTTCTGTCATCATACGCATATTTGCAAGATCTTCGTATTTTTCCTGGGTAGACTCAGAAAGATCTTCTAAATCACAATTCATTAAATATTGCTTTAGTTCCATTCTGTAATAACTCCATTTTCTCTCAAAACGTCATAGAGAATACCATTGACAAACTCCATTGATTCACGTCCTGCTAAGATAAACTCTTCAATCTGTTCTGCTGAAAAGTTATTTTGTGCAGCATTGTATCTATTGAACTCGTCAACAGTGTTGCACATTAATGTTACAACTTCTTCTCTGTTCATATTACCATCTCTCTATTGGACATTTTGCTTGCTTTAATGTGGTCTTCAGTTGCATGAAACAACCACACTTTCTACATTTCTGAAGTGATTTTTTAAACCACTCACAAGTATTACATATTTTTAGGCGGGACTCAATGAGTTCACGATCTGATCTTGGTTGATTAGGATCAAACAAGTCAGTAAACTTAACATCATCACTCACTTCCATTCCACCTCTTGATCATATGTAACCGAATACTCGCCTCCGAATATTTCAGCATATGACACTATATCTCTATTATACCTTATGGCGGTGTTTAAGCCGACTTTATCTGACATGTACTTGATACCACTAACTATTGGTTCAAAAGCCATCTGTTCGGCTTCTAGGGCCTTATTTAGGTTATCCAGGTATCTTGTCTTGCCAAACCTTTTACTAGTAAATGCTTGGTCTACATATACTTTTCTAAATTCATTATCTGCCTCTATTGTGGATTCGAGGTTTTCCATAACATAAGAAACTTCTGGACAATCCATCCTGGTAGACCAGTTTCGCATGTTCTCGCTGTAAAATTCCATATTGCGTAGTGTAGAGTCAGCGAATGCCATGCGTATTTTGTCTTCATCGGATGTATCAGCCTCTGTTGCGAACGAAATTAAAAACGCAGTTGCGAACGGAAACTTTTCTCGATACTTATTGACCCTATAGTGTACATTCGGATTAAATGAGTTAGGCGCTATGTTATCTTCTAGTAGTCTCATATGATTTCCGATTGACACATACCCTGGCCTATTCATGTCACAGTCGACGAACAAGCATTCTTCTGGATTGATCCCTTCGGCGAGACACAAAATATTTTTATCGTATGAACCCACTATTTTCGAACCGTTAAAACGCTCTAGTAATTTTGCGGACATAAAACCATCCATGTCAGGGGATATAATTAAATTCTTGGAATACTCCAAAGTGTCGAGTATGTCTGTTTTCATTTTTAAAATACACCCCTTATAATAATACAGTTATGACAATCCAGGACTGGGCATCACTCATTGTAGCAATACTTACAATTGTATCATCAATCGCCTTTGCAATCAAGTGGCTCGTAAAACATTATTTAAGCGAATTAAAGCCAAATTCTGGATCTTCATTAAAAGACCAAGTTAACCGACTAGAGAGTGCTTTGGACGAACAGAGGTTAGATTCTCTAGTGTCAAGAGATAGACAAGAAAAGAAACTCGACGAAATGTATAAAATTTTAATTGAGCATATTGCCAAGTTTGACAATAAGTAGTTTTCCTATATACTATATATAATATATCTTCTATATAAAAACCTTAAAGATAGTTCTTTTTTCTTATATATATTTAGTATACACTATCCGACATCCTGACATCTTATGACAAAACAGTATAAAACGGACATTCTTAATTATAACAATTTGATAACTTTAAATATAGGTGTCCGTATTGTCCTGATATGATATAATTTATATTGACTAGTACTCTGGTTTGTCTCATACCCACCAGCCTGAGTACTAGTCATTTTTTTATGGTATAATCACATTATGTCTACTTGCTCCCCAGAAATATTTGGCGCTGATCCAGTAAGTATCCAATGGCGTGTCGTCAGAGGAGATACTGGCTCTCTACGTGTTGAATTTTTGCAAGATAACGAGGTAGATTTTTATGACACTACTGGGTGGATTTTTAGAGCAACCGCTTATGACCAATCTGGAGACATCCTTGATGCTCTTGACTGTGAGCCTGGAGAAGGCTTTGTTGATATAAAGGCATATCCATCAGTTACAAAAAATTGGGGATTAAAATATTTAAGAACAGTTGCCGAACTACCATTTGATGTTCAAGTGACTATTCCAGAACTAATCGAAGACAATGTTTGGACTCCAGTAATTGGAACCATACATGTATTAGGCGACATTACACCAGGGGGTACACTATAATGGCAGTTATTAAGATTGTTCCAATGCCAGGCGCAGTTGGAGACAAGGGAGACGAAGGAGCCGTAGGCCCTCAAGGTCCTCAAGGAGCACAGGGTGTACAGGGACCCGCAGGTGCTGACGCACTATGGTCTTACAATGGTGAATACAACCCAGGTGCAGGATATGCAGTTGGAGATGTTGTAACATACGAAGGACAACTTTGGTATCGCAAGCATCCTAATGGTGGAAACGTTGGAGACACACCATCAGAAGGATTTATTTGGGATTTACTTGCAGCAAAGGGTGCAGATGCTGAATTACCAACTGGAGCATCAGGAACATTTCATACTCCAGATTCTAAAATAGTTGTTGTTACCAACGGAATCATTACATCTATAGAGTCACTGACTTAATATAGTGAGATAATAACTCCATGGCCGTTTCTAAATCTATGGATTTTCCAGGTGCAAAAAAATCATCTTATGCTGCACAAGTAGAACAAAGTCAAGCATCTCCTACTGTAGATAATGCTCTTTCATTTCTTCCAGTCCCTGGCCCAGTAGGACCACAGGGACCCGCAGGTAGAGATGGTAAAGATGGAAAGCCAGGACCTGAAGGACCAGAAGGAAAGCCAGGTCCAAAGGGTGATAAAGGTCCAGCAGGTAAAGATGGAGCAAGTTCTGTATCATCTTCAGGACAGCAAGCAGGATGGGCTTCCTATCACAATAAAATAGAAAAACCTTTTAAACTTGGAATATCTGAGGGATATGATGGTTGGGTAACTGTTTTTGTTTTATCTGATGAACTATCAAACGAAAGATATTTACCTAAAGACTGTGCTTCATTATGGAATGACCATTCTAGAGCCTTTAATTTTAAAGGACTTAAAGAAGGCTCTCAAGTATTTATAACCTACAGTTTTGAGTTAACAACATATAGCAGTAACACAGAAGCCTGGATTCGAACATATTCTCCAAGCAGCGAACTAGACATTGCTCAGTTTATAGGCTCAATGAAATACCAACATACCTATCCAATAACTGTAACTCAGCATGTGTTTATTGAAAACCAAAAAATCTGGGGTAACGGAGCAGTTCCTCAAATTAGAACCGATTATGACGCATCAGTAATTCTCAAATCTATATATGTCAGCGTGGTATAATAAAACTATGGCATTTCCAGGAGAACTTAATATAAACTATTACAAGGGTGACACCCATGAGTTTAAGGTGTACCCTCAAAAAACAGACAACTCCATATTTTCTCTAAGCGATTACAGCAATGCCACATTCAAAATTGCAGAAGTTAGGGGAGCAGCAGGAGTTGCAAACCAGATTTCTGGAAGTGCAATAATATCAACAGATGGAACACACATCACCTGTGCAATTACTCCAGAAAATGGAGCAGCAATGAATTCCTCCATCACCTACGTTTATGATATTCAGGTTTATGCACAAGGATCAGGAACCTACGATAAAATTTTTACACTTTTAACTGGCTCTATATCAGTAACAGATGATGTTTCTCAGGGTATTGGATCTCCAAATAGTGCAATCGCTACATATAGGGTTATATATCATAATACAAATGCAACTAGCGGAGAAGTTCCTACGGACACAACAGAGTATGTTCCAAATCAGAATGTAGTTGTTGCAAACAATGGAACTCTTGCAAGGCTTGGATATACGTTTTCTGGTTGGTCAAGATCTGCTGACGGAACTGGAACTGTCTATACAGCAGGATCTACAATTCCCTTAATTAATGGAGATATAAAACTTTATCCTAAGTGGACGGTACAATGACAAACATCTTTGTATCACCAGAAGATGTTAAGGTAATTGGTGGCACAGCCAATGTAAATGTCGAAGTAGATTTTGGACCACAAGGAGATAGAGGAAATCTTTTTCTTGTGGGATACGGAAACCCAAACACAGTATCACACTCTGTTACATTACAATTGCTTGACCTATATATAAATGTTCAGGCTACAGATGACGATTACCTAGTTATGTATCAATACCAAAATGTTTCTGGCACCAATACCTGGGTAGAAACAGCAACACTTATGACAGATAAATTTAGTGTCATTAGACAGGTAGCATTCACAAATGGAAAGACAACAAGCGAGGTAGACTTTAAAGTATCAAACATTGCTCCACTTAGTCTTGTAGGTGGACTAACAGCAGAAAATTTTAACATACAGTGCACATTCTCTGACCCTACAAACCCCATTGCTCACTCAATTACAGTTAAGCCTTTAGAGTTTCAAGCGGGTACTGGAGATCAGATATTGCCAGTTGATATAAATGCCGTTGAATTTTCAGGGGGAAGTTGGGTTGGTCTAAATAGAACCGTATATATTCATTTCCTAATTACGGTGGTATAATCTAAGATGGTGATATGTAATGGCTGCTGAATTTATTGATGACACGGTAGATGGCTCTGGGTTGTACCCAACCAAGATACCTGGCTATGAAGATGCAGCCGATATTCAGGAAGCATTAAGACTTTATCATTATGGATCAAGTGTTATCCCAACAACAAGTGATTTAAATGGAACAGCAACAAGCATAAATACAAAATCAGTTGCAGGGCATCTAAAATCCCTGTCTAATACAATTGCAACAGAGGTAACTAATAGAACGACTGCTGATACAAACCTTCAAAACCAAATAGACGGTCTTTCAAGCACACTTGCTGCCCAAACAGGGGTAGTTACAAAAACCACAAACTTTATGCTGTCTCTTGAAGAAGTATCAAAGACAATTCTTTTATCAACATCAACAAATATGAATCTTACTATACCATTAAACTCATCTGTAGCCATTCCAGTAGGTTCTAGATATAACCTAATTGAAATGGGATCAGGAGTAACAACTTTTGTACCAGCATCAGGTGTAACAATTAACAGCAAAAATGGACAAATGTTTATTGATGAACAATATGGACAAGTAACTTTACTAAAAGTTGCAGAAAATTCTTGGGTTGCTTATGGAGATATTTACGAAGGTTCAAATGAACAAACATTCTTTAACGTAACATATAATTGTGGCTTTGCAACAAACTGTCCTCCAAATACAACTCACACTGGTTCATACACAATACCTTCAACTACTCCAACACCTGGAGAAGGAATGGGTGGATTCTTTGGGTATTATGTTCAGTCAGATGCAAACTGTTCAATTCCAACTCAATACCCTAATTACTCTGCAGGACAAACAATTGCATGTAATGGTAACCTAACAATAACAGCAGTCTTTGCTGATCCCCCAGCCGTGACACCACCTGTTACTCCAGCAGTAACACCTGCTGTAACACCAGCAGTAACCCCAGCAGTAACCCCAGCAGTAACACCTGCTGTAACACCAGCAGTAACACCAGAAGTTACTCCAGCAGTTACTCCAGGAGTCACTCCTGTTACCCCTGTTACTCCAGTAACACCAGTAACACCAGTAACACCTGTTACCCCTGTTACACCCGTAACACCTGTAACTCCACCAGTTACACCAGTGACACCACCAGTTACACCGTCAAACTGTAATGAAGATTGGAGTCTAATTCCACAGTCACAGTGTGAAGAGTGTGGTTTAGTTTGGGCTCCAGAGTTTGGTGAATGTATTTCTACTGTAACTCCTGTAACTCCTGTAACACCAGTTAACTGTGATCCAGACTGGAGTTTAATTCCTCAGTCACAATGTGAAGCCTGTGGATTAGTGTGGGCACCAGAGTTTGGTGAATGTATTTCTACCGTAACACCTGTTACACCCGTTACTCCTGTTACTCCCGTAGATTGTAATGAAGACTGGAGTTTGATTCCTCAATCACAGTGTGCTGCTTGTGGTTTAGTTTGGAGTGCAGAGTTTGGAGAATGTATTGAGATTCCAGTTACACCAGCAGTTACTCCAGTTACACCTGTAACACCAGTAACTCCTGTAACACCAGTTACCCCTGTAACACCAGCAGTTACACCACCTGTAACACCAGTTACACCTGTAACACCTGTAACTCCAGTAGATTGTTCAGACACAAGTTTGCTTAATTCAAGTCAGTGCGCTGCATGTGGTTTAGTATGGAGTCCAACCTTTGGTGAATGTGTCGAGCCATCTGTAACTCCACCAGTAACTCCAGTTACACCTGTAACACCAGTAACTCCTGTAACACCAGTTACCCCTGTAACACCAGTAACTCCTGTAACACCAGTTACCCCTGTAACACCAGCAGTTACACCACCAGTTACACCACCAGTAACTCCACCAGTAACTCCACCAGTTACACCACCAGTAACTCCACCAGTAACTCCACCAGTAACCCCTAGCGATCCAACATGCGCTGATTTTGGAGAGTTAGGAACTTGGCCTAACTGTTATCCACCTGGAGAAAACCCTACAGTAACTCCAGCAGTAACCCCAGAAGTAACCCCAGGGGTAACACCTGGAGTAACGCCTGGAGTAACGCCTGAAGTAACCCCATCAGTAACACCTGGAGGATTCAGTTTTACTCCAGTGTTTATGAGATCTCTAGCGCCTATGACTAAGGTTAGAATGGCAGACGGATCTTTGAAGGATGCAGAAGATATTTATGTAGGAGATGTGCTTATGTCCGTAGAACTTCCAGGATTTGCAGACTCTTATACAACAGAAGAACTAATGTCTTGGGTATCAACTCAAAACATAACCGAACTACCTTTGACAACTACGACTGTCAATAAAGTAGAAGTTTATCCTTCTGCACAGGTTATATCTGTAAATGAAGACGTATTTTCTCCAAACCACTTAATCTTAATTAAGAGAGATCAAGAAATATCAATGAAGAAAACATCAGATCTTCTAATAACAGACTTAGTTTGGGACCTTGAATCAGCGGGATGGAAAGAAATAACACTATTAGAAATACACGATTACAACCACACAGTTATCACCATAAATTGTGAACCAAATGACTTATTCTTTACACAAGGTGCTTTGACACATGATGGAAATCAATCACAACCTATTCAAGAATAGTGTATAATTTTATATATGACAAGTCGTATAGAAAAAATAAAAGAAATAATTGAAGCCAATAAAGCATCAGCAGTAGGCCCATTAGACATATTAAATCCAAATACAGAGTGGGTAGACGATGATTTATATAATGAAAGGTATTCCTTATGCCTATCTTGTCCAGAATTAATAAATTTAACAAAACAGTGTAAAAAATGTGGCTGTTTTATGACGGTAAAGAGTAAGATGAAGATAGCAACATGTCCGCTAGGAAAATGGTAATGAGTATTGAAGAAAACCCACCAACTATTGCATGGGTAACCTTGACAAATGGAAGAAAAGAATATTTTGAAAAATCAAGACCTTCTTGGTACCAAAAAATGCATGGAAATATAGTTGAAGAAATAATTGTTGACACTTCAGGAGACCCTGAGTATTTAAATTGGCTAACAAGCAACTATCCTAGTGCTAAAGTTATTCCGTTAGGAAAAACAAGTTTAAGTTATGCAAAATCTGTAAAGTTTTTGCTTGATGTATGTTCATCAATAGATTGTGACTATATATTTCATTTAGAAGATGATTATATTTTAGAAAAAGACATTGTTCTTGAGGATGCAATTGATATATTAAAAGAAAACGAAAATATTGTTCAGGTTCATTTTATAAGACAGCCATGGATTCAAGAAGAAATAGATGCAGGAAGTGTTTTAAACTATTGCAAAGGTTTTGGTATTTCTATGGATGAAAAACAAAACAGCAAATCTTCGTGGGTTGAGCATACTTGTTATTTTACATTTGGACCAAACATATATAAAAAAGATCTTGTGTTTACGCAATGGAATACAGATAAAGACCCAGAACTAGAATTTTACAGAGTTTTAATATCAAATAAAAATAAAACTGCAACATTTGGAAAACTTGATGATCCAAATATTGTAACGCACATAGGTCACTATAGGTTGGGAACAAAATGATAAAATTAACATGTGATAATTTAAAACAAGAAAAGTTTCTAGATTATGAGTTTGACGCAATAGAGATAAATAATTTTTCTGTAAAAAATGATAAAAGTAAAAAGATTTTTGTTCCTGGGGAGACATACTTATTTCCAACATATTCTGCATACGGACACTCTCTTGTAGACGTATATGCACAGTTTAAAGTTCTTCAATTAAAGTATAAAGACATTAAACCATTCTTCTATGAGCAAAGCGAAAAAGGCTATTTGTTTAATGAAAGAATATTAAAAGATCAAATGTTTATGTTAGGGTACAGTGATGCAGAAGTATTAGACATATCAAAAGGTAATTATGTTTTTGAAAAAGTTATAATGTTTTTTGATATGAATAATACATTCCCAGAAGACTTTTATTCTAAAAATGGAGCCACAAGAAGTTCTCACTACTTCCCATTTTGCAACTGCTATAGAGGAACAGAGCCTTGCGGAGAAAGTAAATATTTTAAGTATAACTATTTAGCAATAGATATGCTAAAAGAAAGTTTTAAAGAATGGTTTAAAACTGAAAAAACGGAAAAGTTTTTTATTTCAAGAGAAAGATATAACAAAAAATATCAAGATCAAATAAAATACTATTCACAAAAAGCAGTTTTGTCAGATCAAGAAAAACTTATGTATCATATTGCAAAAACCAGGTCTACAGAAAAAGAAAAATATATAGAACAACTATTTAGGGAAAATGGATACAAAATTATATATGCAGAAGACTATACCCTAAAGCAGCAAGTTAAACTTTTTAGTTCTGCAAAAGTTATTGCAAGCGTTTCAGGTACTGGACTTTTTAATACCTTCTGGTGTGACAAACAGACAAAGGTGTTTGAGATTTTAGCAGTTCCAGAATATAAGTATCACTACAAGGAGTTTGCAGAGCACTCTGGAACAGATCATTCATATATTGATGTTATTTCTCTTTCTACTGAAGACTCTATTAAAAAAATCCAAGAATCTTTAGATCAAAACCTATTAAGAACTGAATTAGAAAATATTGATATGGATATCGTAAGACAGGCTATTGCAGAAAATAGAATTCATATTTTTAAGAATGTGTTTCCCAAGAGACCATCATGGGACACTCTTATGTCAGTTACTTCTAACTATGTTGAACAAGACTTAGAAAAGTTTCCAGAGAGGTCATACCTCTTAAATGATTTTGTTGAGGGCGAATCTTCTGACATGAGACTAAAATGTAGATTTTGGTCAAGGATGGCATTTCAGTTATATGATCCAGAAGATGCGTACATGTCAATAATCCCAGAACTAGAACCAGTAACTGCTTGGGCTCTTTCTGAGTATGGCTCAGACATTTATACTGGAAACTTTGGTTTAATATCTTTGATGAAAAACAGGGGAGTAGTTGGAAGCAAGCATAGAGACTATGTTGATCAGTTCCAGTGGGTAGTTAAAGGTGAAATGATTTGGCGTACTGGAGAGAACTTAGAAAATGAAGACCATGCAGTAGAGGGCGACTTTATCTTTGTTCCTAAAAATCTTGCTCATGAAGTTGAGACGACAAAGGCTCCAAGAGCAGCAATTAACCTTATTTTAAGAAACTAAAAAGCACCTATAGTTTATACCATAGGTGCCTCTAGTTATTATATTTTACTTAGGAAATTTAGCCATCCAGGACTTAGTTCTTGGAGTAATGCCCTTCCATGAGGACCAGTCTTCTCCACCCTTTGTCATATAATATGCAATCTCTGCATTTTTGACGGGATTGAATAGTTCAGCATTTGATTCAAGATCAAACTTAGTTCTACGATCAGGACCAAGGTTGTCAATCATATTAATTTGAAACATTCCATAGGATGAGTCTCCAGTCTTGTGGTTGCCATTAAAAGCCAATGGACGACCATTAGACTCCTTCTTAGCAACTGCCCAAGCAACTACAAGGTCTTTACCCTTGAAGCCTACTAGCGAAAGGAGTTCCTTTAGTTCCAAATCAGTCAGAGAAACCTTGTTCTCAAAACTCTCTAGTTTTTTTGCCTTAGAAACCAAAAAAACCTCTTTCGAGGCAGTTTCCGATGTCTGAGCCTGTTCCAGGCTAAGATTGTTTTTTGTATTTAGTTCTGGGGTAGCATTAGCAGCATTAGAAAATACACTGACAAGTGCCACGATACTGAGTGTGCTAATGATCTCTTTGTTTCTTTCGATAAATTTAATCATAGTTTCCTCCTTAGAAAACAATAACACCTTGGTAGGTGTCTATACCAAGTATAACATAATTTTGAGCCAAAAGTCAAATCTGGGTGTATAATTATTTTATTATGACCACTTATAATTTTTCTGCCACGGGAGTTAAGTACCCCCTTGAAAACTCCCCTGTAAACGTACACGGAGACTTTAAAAAACTAGCAGAATCTTTAGATGCAATTCTACCAGCGTATGGCGTATCATATTTCCAGATTGATGTAAATAATAATAGCGGATCAGCAATTGATGCAGGAGTTCCAGTTATTGCAACAAATGGAAAAGTAAATGGAAAGGTCACAATTGCAAAAGCCCTTCCATCAACCACTTCCCCAATATTGGGATTATTGAAAAATAATACAGCAAATAATTCTGATGGAATAGTCGTTGTTGCTGGAGTTATGGAAGGACTAAATACTTCTGGTTTTGCTGCAGGACAAACACTATATGTTGGTGCATCTGGAGGATTAACCAATGTTAGACCAACAGGAGGATCTGCAGCAGTTGGAATTTGTGCAGTTGCAGATAATGTTAATGGAATTGTAATAGTAGAGGCAAAAGGAAACGGTACCTGGGGAGCACTCAGAGACGGTTTGTCGTGATATAATAAACAAATGGCAACTTTTAGAAACCAACCCACAGACTCTTACGCATTAGGGGCAGCGCCACCAGAAATTAAATGGACAGTTGTTCGTGGAGACTCAGCAGCATTTCGTGTTTATGTGACTAATGATGCAAGACAGCCACTCCTTCTTGAAGACTGGCAAGTTGACATGGATATCTATAGACCTTCAACTGATGATGTAGTTTTAAGTTTAACTCCACAACCTATTGAGTTTCAAGACGAAGAAGGAAGTTTTACAGTTACTTTAACATCATCACAATCTCAACTTCTTGAGACAGGAGATATCTTCGATATACAACTCACAGAACTTCTATCAGAAGGCAGAGTTTGGACGGTAGCCAAAGGCTCAATGGTTATTGTTGAAGACATAACACAGTAATGCAAACAACTCATCAATTAGCACACGGACAAATAAAAGAACTTGACTCAAGGTCTATTCGTATAGATCACATACAGCCAAAAGCGGTTTTACTTGAAGTATTACCTTTTAGAGTTCGCTTTACAAACGTAAGTGTGTTTGGATATTCAAAAACAAATCCACCTCCAATCCCACTTCAAGTTATTGGATACAGCAACTATATTCTCTAATTAGATTAATTAAAAGGGTGATATAATTACCACATGGCTAAAGTATCAATTCCAGCAGTTAAGAGTCTATTCCAAACTGGAGATAGACCAACTCAAGAAAACTATGAAGATTTAATCGATACCGCTTCAGCACAGGCAACAGACCTTGGCTCAGCAGGTAATAATGAAAACACAATCACTGGTATTGAGAACGTAACTGTTGTTGATAACTTTGACGCTACAGTTTGGCGAATGGTCAAGTATATTGTTTCAATATCAAAGACCTCTGCAGGGGACAATAAGTTCTATGCAACCGAACTAACAATTCTCGTTGACGGTACAAATGTAAATGTCAGCGAATACGGAACAATCGACAATGATGGGAATATTGGCACCATTAATGTCTCTCGCACTGGAAATACCGTGGCCTTAACAGTCACTCCAGACCCTGCGATCAAGCCAGTCACAGTTCGTTACGCACGAATTGGACTTAAGGCATAACTAAGGAGATATAAAAAATGGCAACAGTAAATAAAGATTTTAAGATTAAGAGTGGACTCGTCGTTGAAGGCCTACAAGGTACAATCAACGGTGAGGTAATTCTTACAGAAAATGCAGGAGATCAATACATTCTTGATTTGATTGGTGGAGAAACACTAGTCAAGTCAGTATCAAACCAGTTTGATGTTTCAGCAGGTGGAGAACTTTCACTTGATCGTACAGTAGTAGATGCTTATTATGATGCAGCAGGTTCAGCAGACGATGCAGAGACAGCAGCAAACTCTTACACAGATGGAAGAGAAACAGCAATTACAACTGCTTATGAAGCATACGCAGACCAGGCAGAAGTAGACGCTAAGGCTTACACAGACACTCGTGAGACAGCAATTACAACTGCTTATCAGGGATATGCTGACACAGCAGAGGCAGATGCTAAGTCTTATGCAGATAGCCTTGCACCAAACTATGACCCAGCAGGTTCAGCATCAACAGCACAGTCTAACGCAGAAGATTATGCAGATGCAAAGATTAGCGATGCAAATGGCACTGCTACAGATAAGGCTTGGTCAGCATACAAGACAAGCACAGAAATTGGTCTTGCACAGGCAGCAGCAGAACAGCATGCAGACGATGCAGTTGCAGCCCTTGTAGACGGTGCTCCAGCCCTTCTTGACACACTTAATGAGTTGGCTGCAGCATTGGCTGATAATCCAAACTATGCAACTGATGTTGCTAACCTTGTTGCAGGCAAGCAGAACAATCTAACTGAAGGCGCAAACATTGATATTACAGACGATGTAATCTCTGTAGTTGGCCTTGATTCAGCAGACATCTCAGACTTCAACACAGCAGCAGTTGCAGCAACAGCAGCAGCATACGATATGTATGGTGCAGCAGCAGCAGCACAATCAGCAGCAGAAGACTACGCAGATGGCCTTGCAATAAACTACGATGCAGCAGGTTCTGCTTTAACAGCACAGACTAATGCTGAATCTTTTGCTACAAATGCAATTAATGATCTTGACACAGACGATATTGAAGAGGGTGCAACAAACCAATACTTCCTAGATTCTCGTGCCAAGACTTCAGCAGCAGATCTTTTGACTGGTGCAAATCTTACAAATATCACAATCACAGGATCAGGTGCAGGACTTACTATTACCGCAGAAAACGGTGTAGCAGATTCTACAACTACTGATCTTGCAGAAGGTACAAATAAGTACTTTACAGATGCTCGTGCTCGTGATGCGGTAGATGGAACAGATCGTTCATTTACTTCTGTTGAGTTAAACTCAGTTGCTAAGCAGATTGCAGCAACACTATCAGCACCTACAGCAGGAATTCAAGTAGCACACGCCTTCGCAAAGGCTGACTACCGTTCAGCAGAATACCTTGTAAAGGTTGCCTACGGAACACATACTGAAATATCAAAGGTCCTTTTGACACTTGACTCTTCAGATAACATTGCAATCACTGAATACGGAATTGTTGGAACAAATGGCTCAGCGTCATCAATTTCAGCAGGTATTTCAGGAGCAAACGTACAACTACAGGTAACAACCGCTAACAATGACTCAACAGTTACTGTTATGGGTACACTTCTAGTTTAATAAAAAATAAAAATAGTTGGAAGAAGGAGCAGTAAATGGCAACAGTCGATAAAGACTTCAAGGTCAAGAATGGGTTAGTCGTAGCAAACGGCGGTACATTCGGAAATGCAGTAACAGTAGGAGCACCAACTCTTGCTGAACATGCAGCAACTAAGGAGTATGTCGATAACCGTTCAATGGCTGTTGGCTCAACCGCTCCTTCTTCACCAACTAATGGAACAATGTGGCTAGACACTCTAACAAACAGAGTTAACTTCTATTACGAGGGTTCTTGGTATACCCAGGCAACTATCGATGATACAAATAACTTACCACAGCACATTCACGATACCGCAATTGATGGAACTGGTTTCATAGTATCTCAGTTCTATGAAGGTGGATCATTCAATAGCCCATTGGGTGTAGGTTTGGATGCAGGTGGACCAAGTACAACAACTTGGACAGTTGTATTCGATGGTGGTAGTGTAGTAGATAATTTCAATTAAAAATTGATGTTATAATAAGATAAGATAATTGGGCAGCCCCCATAAGGAGAATATAAAATGGCAACAAGAATGCAACAGCGCAGAGGAACTGCAGAACAATGGACGGCTGCGAACCCAACTCTAGCAGCAGGAGAAATCGGATTTGAAATTGATACTAATCAGTTTAAGATGGGTGACGGAGCAAACGCATGGTCAGCACTATCTTACTTTAAGAACCTAGAAGACCTAGGCGGATCTTTAGATGACTACGTTCCAGTAGCACTTGTTGGAGAGCCAGATGGTATTGCAACACTAAATGCCAGTGGACATATTCCAATTTCACAACTAGGATCACTAATTACTAATGCCCCAGGAGTCTTAGACACACTAGGAGAAATTGCTGAATTCGTTACAGCAGTAGATACAGCAGTAGATACCCACGAAGCAAAGACTCTTAATGTTCATGGCATTGCAGATACAGCGCAACTTGAAACATTAACTGGTGCACAGACAAAGGCTACAGCAGCCCAGTCAGCAGCCGAACTTACAGCAAGTAACGCACTTACTGCACACAATAATGACAGCACAGATGTTCACGGAATTGCTGACACATCAGTTTTAGCAACACAAACAAATATTTCAACAGCAATAACAGCACACAATGATGATACAACAAATGTTCATGGCATTGCAGACACAGCAGCCCTTGCAACTACAGCAGCAACAGCATCAGCAATTGGGACAGCAGTTTCTGACCACAATGCAGTTACAACAAATGTTCACGGTATTTCAGACACTGCAGCACTTGCAACTAAGACATATGCTGACGGAGCAGTTTCAACTGCAGTCTCAGCACTAACAAAGTCTTCAGTAGGCCTTGCAAATGTAGACAATACAGCAGATGCAGATAAGCCAGTATCAACAGCAGCACAAACTGCTCTTGACCTAAAGGCACCAAAGGCAGATCCAACATTCACAGGAACTGTATCAGGTGTTACAAAGGCTCACGTAGGTCTTGGAAATGTTGACAATACTTCAGATGCAGATAAGCCAGTTTCAACAGCACAGGCTACAGCAATCGCAACTGCTAAGTCAGAGGCTATTGCAGATGCTACATCACAGGTAAATGCAGTAATCGCATCTGCCCCAGCAGCACTAAATACTCTTGATGAACTTGCAGCAGCACTGGGTGACGATGCAAACTTTGCAACAACAGTAACAAACTCTCTAGCAGCAAAGGCACCGCTTGCAGACCCAACATTTACTGGTACAGTAACTGTATCAGCATCTGGAATAGCATTTTCAGACGGTACTCAAACAAAGTTGGGAGTTCCATCTGTAACAACATTTGCAACAGCAATCTCATCATCTGCAACACTTGCAGCGGGAGAAGCAGACAAGTTTGTTCCACTAACTGGAGCAGTAACGATTACACTTCCTGCAACAGGATACTCAACTGGACAGTCAATTGACTTCTACCAGGCTTCAGGAACTGGAGCACAGTTTGCTTCAACCAACAGCGTTGTAGGAACACCAGGTTTGAAGTTCAGAACTACAAACTCAGTTGTAACAGCAATGAAGACTTCAAGTGGATGGTTGGTCTTCGGAGACCTTTCAGCATAATAAAAAATTAAAGGAGATTAACTATGTCAAAACAAGCAGGTAGAATGAGCCAGTCGTCAAACGACTTCCTGGCTCCATACGCACCAACCATAGGAACAGCAACAGATGTTGGAACTAACCGTCCATATAACAATGGTGCAGCGACAGTAACATTTACTGCCACTGGTCCAAACGCAGCAGATTCTTTTACAGTTTATGCTGTTGAAGATCCAACCAAAACTGCAACTGGTGCATCATCTCCTTTAACAGTTACTGGTCTTTCATCAGCAACCAACTATACATTTAAGGTATACGGAACAAACACAGCAGGTGGCCGTGGATCTGACTCAGCAGCATCAAATCAGATCACAGCAACAACTGTTCCACAGGCACCATCTTTAGGAGCAATAACAGTCTCATGCTCTGCTCGTGCCTTGAATGATGGACTTGTAACAGTTGCAATGACAGCAAATGCAACTGGAGGAAAAGCAATCTCTGGATACTATGCAGTTTCTAATGGTGGACAAAATGCTTCTTCAGCATCCTCTCCAGTTAGCGTTACTGGTTTATTGTCAGCAACAAACTATACTTTCCAGGGAAGAGTTTCTAATGCAAATGGAAACTCTGAACTAACCGCTTCTTCTTCTGCAGTAACTGTAACAACAGTTCCAGGACAGGTTACAGCAGTTTCAGCATCATCACCTTCAGCAGGAGTAGACAGAATTACCTGGACAGCACCATCAAACGGTGGTTCAGCAATTACTCAATACAACTGGGTTTCATCTGATGGAAAATCTGGAAGCACAGCAGCAACTTCTATTGATATTTCTCAAGAACAGGGAACTGCACAGACTTATACTGTTACTGCAGTTAATGCTTGTGGAGCAGGGCCAGCATCTGGTGCTTCAAATAGCATAACAACAACATTTTCATTCGTCCCATTCGGAGTGTTTGGATTCTCCCCATTCGGAGTGTTCTCGTTCTCTCCATTTGGAGTGTTCTCGTTCTCTCCATTTGGTTTCTCCCCATTCGGAGTGTTCGGTTTCTCCCCATTCGGATTCTCACCATTCGGATTCTCTCCGTTTGGATTCTCACCATTCGGATTCTCACCGTTCTCATTCTCACCGTCTGGATTCAGTTTCACACCACGCTTCATGGCATCGCTTGCACCAATGACAAAGGTCAGAATGGCAGACGGATCTATGAAGGCTGCAGAAGACGTTTACGTCGGAGATGTACTAATGTCTGTAGAACTTCCAGAGTTTGCAAACTCTTACACAACAGAAGAATTGATGGCTTGGACATCAACGCAAGATATTGCAGACCTAACGCTAACTACCACAACAGTTAATAAAGTAACGATACATCCTTCTGATAAAGTAATTAGCGTTAATGAAGATGTCTTCTCTCCAAACCACCTTATATTGATAAAGAGAGACGCTACGGTATTCATGTGTAGAGCAGACAACCTAACTCCTACAGACCTAATTTGGGATTATTCTACCAATGGATGGGCAGAAATATCAGTACTCGAAATGCATGATTATGATCACACAGTTATTACTATTAACTGTGAGCCTAACGACCTATTCTTTACACATAGTGCACTAACGCACGACGGTAACGAATGGAACCCAAATCAAGCATAAACGGTATACATTTTTTTAATGGTATAATTATTACACTACTAGAAAAGGGTAAAGAATGAATAGCAATAGCCTTCCACCAAACGATAACGGCATGCCACAAAAACTAGATTGGGGCACAGCGTCTGTAAGTAAGTCTAAGAAACCTCACAAGTTTTTTGAAAGACATTTAGACAATAACTTAATGATACTATCTGCAGAATTACAAGATAGGTACAAGAAGATTGAACAAGCAAAGTTAATAGGAATAACAGAAGTTAAAGATAATGAACTTTGGAAGCAGTCAAATAGCGTATCTACAATGAAATGGAGAGAGTACAACGTATTTCAATTCCATTCAACAGGACTGCATAATCTTTACAAGTCTATTCGTGAAATGACACAAGAAGCATGCGAGTATTATGAAATAGATTTTGATAGGCAAAAGTTTATGGTTCAGGGATGGTTTAATATAACACATTCTGGAAAAGGTAAACTAGATTGGCACGATCATGGACCTTCAGGGGCTCCAAACTTTCATGGGTACTATTCTGTAAGTGCAGAACCATCTATAACTCATTACAGAGTTTTTGATAAAGAAATAGAAAACCATAATGTAAATAATCGTGCAATCCTTTCTGAAATGGGACATCCACACGCTATGGCAGACTGGGACTGGGAAGGTCCTAGAATAACTGTTGCTTATGATCTAACACCTCTTGCAGATTTAAAGAGATTTGGTATGGATCAAGAGCAACACTGGATTCCTTTAGTATAGTGAAAACAAAAAAAATAGTTTGTTTTTTACTTGGTCATAAAATTGTTCAAGAATCTTGTCCAGTTACAGATGCCAAGAAAACATATTGCAAAAGATGTTCTCCAGTTGTACACAATTCTCGTGTAACATTTTCTTAATATAAACTATAGGTTTACATAGAGTTTTACTTTTTATAAAACTCTGCTATACTTAACACTTAATCCGTTTTTGAAAGGACGATACACATTATGTCAGATTTTTTTAGTTTTAAACTTCCAGAGGACTTCGTAGAAAAGTACAAAAGCCAAGAAAGCCCATTTGGGTTTAAGGATGCAGCAGAAAATTCACTTGGAGAAATTACTTTTATTCGTACATATTCTCGCATGAAGGAAGATGGAACTAAAGAAAGATGGCACGAGGTGTGTCGCCGTGTAATCGAGGGTATGTATTCAGTACAGAAGAATCATGCTAAAGAAAACCGTTTACCGTGGAATGATTACAAAGCACAGAAGTCTGCACAAGAAGCATTCCAAAGAATGTTTGAATTAAAATGGACACCACCAGGTCGTGGCATGTGGGCATTTGGAACCCCTATGACTATGGAGAAGAAGAACTCAGCAGCACTACAAAACTGTGCAATGGTTTCAACAAAGGACCTTGATAAGAATGATCCAGGAGCCTTGTTTGCCTGGGTAATGGATGCATTGATGCTTGGCATTGGTGTAGGGTTTGACACAGTAGGACAGGATAAGAATTTCTCAATCTATACCCCAACAGAACCAGAACAGGTGTTCGAAATTCCAGACACTCGTGAAGGCTGGGTAGAGTCAGTACGCCTTCTCATTAACTCTTACTTGAGAGCAAACCAGAGTATTCAGAAGTTTAACTACGATTTAATCAGACCTCTTGGAGCCCCTATTAAGGGCTTTGGAGGCGTTGCATCAGGGCCTGCACCTCTTATCAAGTTGCACGACCAGATAGACCGTGTAATCGGCTCCAGAGGCGGAGAAACACTAGACTCTCGTGCTATCGTAGACCTTGTAAACCTTATTGGTACCTGTGTGGTATCAGGCAATGTTCGTAGATCAGCAACACTTGCTTTGGGTACAGCAGGAGATGAAACATTTATGAATCTAAAGAATTCAGAGATGTTCCCAGAGCGTAACTCATTTGATCCAGAGAATCCAGGTTGGGCTTGGATGTCTAATAATTCTATTTCAGCAGAAGTGGGAACAAAGTACGAAGACTATGTAGATTTAATTACAGAAAACGGAGAACCAGGTTTTATCTGGCTTGATGTTGCTCGTAATTATGGACGACTAAAGGATGCGCCAGACGGTAAGGATTATCGTGTGATGGGATTTAACCCATGTGCGGAGCAGCCATTGGAATCATACGAACTATGTACACTTGTAGAAGTGCACTTGAATCGTCATGAATCTAAGGAAGATTTCCTGCGTACCCTAAAGTTTGCATACCTTTATGGAAAGACCGTAACTCTTGTTCCAACACACTGGCCACAAACAAACGGCATTATGCAACGTAATCGTCGTATTGGTACATCACTTACTGGTATTGCATCATTTGCAGATCAAAAGGGTTTGCCAATTGTTCGTGAGTGGATGGATGAAGGCTACAACAAGATTCGTCACTATGATCACCAGTACTCTGAGTGGCTATGTGTTCGTGAGTCAATTCGTGTAACAACGGTTAAGCCATCAGGATCAGTTTCAATTCTTTCTGGTGCAACTCCTGGAGTTCACTGGGGACCTGGAGGAAACTTCTTCCTTCGTGCAGTTCGATTTGGAAACACAGATCCAATGATGCATCTGTTTAAAGCAGCGGGGTACACAATTGAAGACGACGTAGTATCAGCAAACACATCAGTTGTATACTTCCCAATTAAGTCAGGTCATCCAAGATCTGAAAAGGATGTTACATTATTTGAGAAGATTGCTCTTGCTGCAACTGCTCAGAAGTATTGGTCTGACAATGGTGTTTCTGTAACACTTTCATTTGACAAGGAAACAGAGTCAAAGCATGTTGTTCCAGCACTGCATATGTATGAGGGACAACTAAAGGCAGTCTCATTCCTACCAATGGGAAACCATACATATCCACAACAGCCATATACTCAGATTACTGAAGAGCAATATGAGTCATATATTGGCAAGTTGAAGCACATTGATTTTGCTGCTATTTATGATGGAGCAGAAAATCTTGAGGCTCAAGGTGAGATGTACTGCACTACAGACTATTGCGAAATAAAGATTGGAAAATAATGAAAATAGTTAAAGGGTTTATAGAAAAATCAGATTTAGACATAGTTCAAGAGTATATTAAAAATATAAAATTTCATACAAGGGAAGACCATGTACCATTGCACGATAATTTATTTGACAACGATGGTACAAAGTTTGACATACATACTCGTGGAGAAATGCCAGACAATGTTTTAGATGTTTTTTCAAAGTACTCTAGATCCTACTACGATATAGTTCAATCCGAAAATGAAGATTTATATCATCCACCAATGTTTTCTAAGCACTACATAGCAAGATATAGAAGTGGCGCATTTGCAGAGCCACACAACAATGAAAAGACAAAGCCAGAAGGAACCTACTATTCTTTTATTGTTTGGCAAAATGCAGAAGATGGAGGAGACTTTATCTTCCCTGAGTTAGATAAATCTTTTAAGCCAGAGCCTGGAGATCTTGTCTATTTTAAAGAAAAGTTTGAAAATAACCATGGTATAACAAAAATAATTTCTGGAGATCTATTCTTGTCAGAAGCCTGGATGGGTAAAAGAGGTCAACACTGGATGGAAAATAAAGCATCCTATGAAGAAGTTGACTGGGAAAACTGGGAAATAAAGGGTTTTTATGAATGACCAAATAAAAGTTATAAGAGGGTTCATGGACCCAGAAGATGCGATGCTTGTTTCAGACTATGCCAGGTCTGTCGATTCCTCTTTTACTGAGTTTGGTAATGGTGAAAAAGAGTTTACATTTCATGCAAAATTTGAAGACTCAGATATTCAAAGCCTTTTAAATTTTTATGGACAACTTTCTTTGAAGTTTGTAAGAGATAACTACGTGGGCCCATTCCAAGATTATGATAGCACCAAAACCCATATTGCTAGATTTAGTCAAGGGGATGGAATGCACGAACATTTTGATTCCACAAAGCCTAATGACATAGCAACTTTAATATATTTAAACAATGATTATGTAGGGGGAGAAATATACTTCCCAGACTATGACGTACACATTAAGCCTGATGCTGGAGATCTTGTGTGTTTCCCAGATACTCCAGATTTTGTCCATGGTGTTAAGCCAATAACTGAGGGTATCAGATATACGGCACCACGATGGTTCACACGCATAGTGTGATAAAATAGACCTATAATGTCTAATCCGTCAAATCTATATGCAGAAAAAATTTATGCAGAGCACCCCATCGCTCTTTGGTCCCTTGATGACAAGGCTGACTATATAAGCCTAATAGACGAATCAGATCGTAATATCAACTTGTGGACTATAACAAATGGAACATCCACATCACATTCTTTATTTGATGAGCCATTTCCAGAAAGCCAAACTACAAAAATAACTGGTGTTTTGACAGAAGATGATTTTGGGCAGATAACTTGCATAAGCAATAACATTGTTAACTTTTCTTCATTAAATAAAACATTATCAACATTTTCAATTGGGGCATTCTTTAACTCGATAAGTGCCTATGCCTCTAGTTTTGAAATAGGGTATGAATATTATGACACAACATCTGGAAGCACAATTCAAAGGCTAAAGTCTTATACAACATCTGTTCAGGGTAGATGGTTTTTTATATCAGAAACATTTGACATTCCAGAAGATAATACTGAGTTTAGAATTGTTATAAAGATTAATTACATAGGGGGTGCGTCAACTACGGATGACTATGAGTTTTTGATAAATGGAATTACTGCTGGACAGTGGTGTGAAGAATTTAACTCTTCATCTCTTGGAGTTCAAAAGTCTGCATTGCCGTCAAGTATTGCATTGCCTTCATCTTTTGGAATTGAGGCAGATGCTTATGGACTTCAAGAAAACAAAGCATACTACATAGTTAAAGACAACAGCCTTGTAGCAAAAAATACAGGAATCCCACTTGTTTATGGTGCATCAAACCTAACAAAACTTTTACCAAACCCAAATATGCCATCCCTTATAATTCCAGGATTGGGGTTTTTATCTGAAGCGGGGCAGTACAAAGAATATACTCTAGAGGCATGGTTAAGAATTAATTCAGACTCAGTTACGAAGAAGCGAATAATTGGCCCAATTGCTTCTACTGATGGAATATATGTAGAAGGACCTTTTATTATTTTAAAAATTGGAGATAGTTCTGGATCTTACTATGTTGGAGAGTGGACTAGACCAATGCTCATTCACATTAGATTTTCAGAAAATAGTTCATCACTTCTTATAAATGGTGAGCAGGTTATATCTTTAAACTATCTTAGTTCTGAACTTGTGTTCCCTTCAAAATTAAACTCATTGTCAAAAGATCAGGACTGGATAGGATTTTATGCATACGAGGATGTTTCGCCAATAGAGGTAGATTGCGTTGCAATATATACCTATCAAGTTCCAACAATTCTTGCTAAAAAAAGATTTGTTTATGGTCAGGGAGTTGAGTTTCCAGAAGGCATTAATCAGGCATACAGTGGCTCATCTGTGTATATCGACTATCCTTTTGCAGACTATACAAATAATTACTCATACCCAAATATAGGCAAGTGGGGTCAGGCAATCGTTGATAATCTTAGTGTTGAAAATAATCTTTTATGCACACCAGACTATAAACTTCCAGAAATAGTTTTAGGATCTTCAAATATAGATCAGTTATATTCTGATCTTGAAGACATTCAAAATGAAACAAATAAGTTTTTTTCCTTTGATTCCGTAGCAAGCGGATATATGTACTTTGATAATCTAAACTTTTTAAATCAAAAGGTTAGATCCTTTTATGGATCTTTTAAGTTTTTAGAAGAGCCAACATCAACACAGATACTGTTTAGGATAGAGTCTGAAAATTCATCAGACTACTTTGAGGTATCTACACAAAACAAAAATGTTGTGTATAAGTTAAAGTATGGATCAACAGAAGAAGTTCTTGCAACATTTTCTTGGTCAGGCTCAAACCCATTTACTGGAATAGCGATAGAAGAAATGTTTTCTGTTGGATTAGATATAGACAAAGCCTCTAAGTATTTTGGAGGAAATCTTGCATCATTCTTTGGCAATATCAACACCCTAAAGTTTTACATAGGTGGAAGGTCAAACTTAACACAAACCTTTACTGGTAAAATATACAAGGTTGGTTTTTGCACAGCAAGAAATCATAAAAAGATTGAGTATTTATTTAATGAAAGAGGAATACCTCTAAACGATGAGAGCGTCTTTGATTTGTACTCAGATACAATAGATGTGGCGTACAACTCTACAGATAATTATTTTGGAACCAATGAGGCAGAGTGGGACCAAGTAGTTGACTCTGGAAGCGTAGACTCGTACCCACTGGAAGGTTTCCAGGTACACACAGCAAGTTATACACTTTCTCCTTCAAGTTACTTTGATAAATATGCACTAGATATAGATATACAAGGTTATTGGGAAGACTATATTCCTCTTACATACTTTGCTCAATATGTGGAAGATGAAAAAAACAGTTCATATTATGACTTAGATCTTCTACAGTTTAACCTTAACTATCCAGCACCATCAAACTTTATTGAAGAAGAACAAACTGGGGAATGGACATATAGAGAATTAACCGATGAGTATAACCTGCCAATTCAAAGGACTTATCAGTCATTAGATAATCAGTTGTTTACTGGTTACTTAAACTACGATGATTTAAAAAATAGAGCATATAAAAATTACAAGTATGACACATCAAACTCTTTGGTAAAGTCTTATGTAACATTTCAATATATAGCAAATGGGGCAAACCTTTCAGAGTCAAACTTTGTTAATATAGAAAAGCCATCAAACGATTCCATTGTTGTTCCAGGAGAAAACTGGATGAGTACAAAGTATGAAGTTGTAAATAACATGATTATTTATCCACCAAAGGATGTTCGTGTTTTGGACCTTGCTATAGTAACTCACTTAGATTTTAACGTAAAGGGAATTATAAATAACAGGGTAAAGATAAGAAATCTAGAATATGCTTCCCAAGCCTTTAACTCAACATCTCCAAACCCAATTGGTACAAGATTTGGAAATGAAATTTATCCATATAGGAAGTCTGGATTCTACTATGACTACAAATCTAGAAATCCGTTTACAATTTACAAGGGCAGTTCTCCTTATCTATATCTTACACGGTACACAGGGATCGAACTAAAAGGAACCTACGACCCAATAATTAATCGTGGTCTTTCTATTCCCATTAACAAAGAGATGTCAAGCAATTACAAAGTAATGGCTATGCAAACAGCAATACGCTATGACCAAGACGCTTTCCCTTATGCTTCAACAGAGATATTTGAGATTAAAGCAAAAAACACACATATTAAGTTTTATATGGTTGCAATACATCCTAGCGGAGAAAGAGCAAAGATATATGCTGTAAATGTTAAAACTGGAAGGCTTGAAGACGGCATTGGATTTTATTGGAACGGTAAATTAGTAAAAGAGCCAGTAATCACAGTTAAGGAGTGGGGGTTCCTTGGAATTGCATTCCCTACACTGCTAGACTTTAATTCTAGGGTTGGGTCAATTAACCTAAATGGACCTATCACATTTAACACAATATCTTACTACCAGTCAACCAACCTTCAAGAGGTTCAAAAGGTAGATGTTCGACCTTGGTTTGCTGTTAAGTATGCAATCCCCCTCACTCTTGAGTGGGACTACTGGAAGACATCTCCATCTGTCTGGGATGGTGTTCTAATTCTTTCTTCAACAAGTTATTACGGAGTAGACCCATCTACTATTTATAAGAGTTATACTGGAACAAATAAGATAATTGTTGATACTGACAAGGTTTTTACGGTTAATGGATACGAATATACAGTCTATAAAGGTATCACATCGAAACAAATAACCTCTGATGCTGTCTAATGTGGTATACTTATTGATATGAATATGGAAGATCCACGTAAAAAGAAGAAGCAACTGCCCAAAATGAAGGGGCAAGTGGGCGAGTCCCGTGCAAAAGTTATTGAAAAGCATTATGACTGGGGTCTATATGTGTATAAGAAGGCTAACGGTAAGTGGTTTACGGATGGAACAGGTTCAGTTCTCAACATTGAATCAATGAAGGGTGACATCCTCCAAATCTCTAAACTCAAAGAAGCAGCAAAATATTACGGGGATGAAGGAGATGGAGAATGCATCTTCGTCCCAGGACTAACAAGAATTTCAGAAGAAGAATACTCTGAGCAAAAACAAAGAATGGCAGAAGGTCTGATTCCTTCTCTTAATGACCTTGGTGCAGTTCAGGCAGCCAAGGACACAATTGCTAAGTATGGAAGTGATGACTAATGAGTGAAGAAAAAGAATTTTTTATTAGAGCAAAGACAGACAGCCCACTTCCAGAAGATGATACATTTACAAAGCAGGACCCTTTTAATCAGTCTTGGGATGTAATTAAAGACCTACAGGGACTTGACTCAAACTTTAAAAGAAGAACTTCCCGCATCGTAAAGGGAGAAGCAACACAAGGCTATATTGATAGTTCACGAGCAGAAAGCACAGGTCGTGATGGGGCAAAGTCTAAAGAAATTAACTCAGGAACAGTATTTAGAAATGCCTATGGACTCTTTGATGTAATTACGCCTCCGTGGAATCTTTATGAACTTGCAAGTTTTTATGACACCTCTTTTGCTAACCATGCAGCAATTGATGCAAAGGTTGAGAACATTGTAGGTCTTGGATATGAGTTTAAGGTTTCACAAAGAACAATGCTTAAGTTAGAAGCATCAGAGCCAAAGACAGCAGAGAATGCACGTAAGAGAATTGAACGAGCAAAGATTGAACTAAGTGATTGGCTAGAATCGCTAAACACAGAAGACTCATTTACAACAACCATGGAAAAGGTTTTTACAGATCTTCAAGCAACAGGTAACGGGTACCTTGAAGTAGGTAGAACTGTTCGTGGTGATATTGGATATGTTGGACATATCCCTTCTACAACAATGCGTGTTCGTCGTCTTCGTGATGGCTTTGTCCAGGTTATTGCAAATAAAGTAGTTTACTTCCGTAACTTTGGAGCAAGTAACCCAAACCCGCTTGGAACAGATGCTCGTCCTAACGAGATCATTCACTTTAAAGAATACTCACCACTTAATACATTCTATGGAGTACCAGATATTATGTCTGCAATCGGATCACTTCATGGAGACCAACTTGCGTCACAGTACAACATTGATTACTTTCAGAATAAGGCAACTCCCAGGTATGTTGTAACACTTAAGGGCGCTAAGTTATCTGCTGAAGCAGAAGACAAGATGTTTAGATTCTTACAGACTGGTCTTAAAGGACAGAATCACAGAACTCTTTACATACCGCTTCCTGGTGACTCAGACACTAACAAGGTAGAGTTTAAGATGGACCCTGTAGAAAATGGAATCCAAGAAGCATCGTTTAAAGAATACCGTAAGCAAAATAGAGATGACATTCTTGTTGCACACCAAGTTCCTCTTTCTAAGATTGGTGGTTCTGACTCTGCAGCAATCGCAGCAGCACTGTCTCAAGACAGAACATTTAAAGAGCAGGTTGCAAGACCAGCACAAAGAAATCTTGAGAAGATGATCAACAAGATAGTAAAAGAAAAAACAGATATTCTGGAGTTTAAGTTTAATGAACTTACACTTACAGATGAGATTGCTCAGTCACAGATTATTGAGAGACTTGTTAAGACTCAGGTTATGATGCCAAATGAGGGAAGAGAACTTCTTGGACTTCCTCAGATAGAAGGCGGAAATGAACCGTTTGATCCAAAGCCAGAACAGGCAGCAAACGATAATGCAGACCGTGCAAGGGACACCGAAAGAACTAACAACCAGTCTGATGGACCAGCCACAGTAAGTGGAAGAAATCCAAAAGGCGAAGGTCGTAAATCTGACGACGTGTCCGATATGTCCAAATAGTGATACTTTAGAAAAAAAGGGTATATAATAGAATAACCATGATTATATCAAAAGCGCATTGGAATTCAGATGGTGATAATATTCGCCTATCTATGCCTTTAACCAAGGTAGATAAAGAACGCAGAATTGTATCTGGTTTTGCATCCCTTGACAACCTTGATAAGCAAGACGATATCGTAACTGCAGAAGCAAGCATGGCAGCATTTGCAAAATTCCGTGGGAACATTAGAGAAATGCATCAGCCAGTAGCAGTAGGCAAGATGGTAGATTTTAAAGAAGATAAATATTTTGATCCAGAGACAAAGAAATTCTATAAGGGAGTATTTGTTTCAGCATATGTTTCAAAGGGTGCTCAAGATACTTGGGAAAAGGTTCTCGATGGAACACTTACAGGTTTTTCTATTGGTGGACGAATGAACAAGTGGGACGATGCCTATGATGAGAAGTCAGATAAGTCAATCAGAGTTATTAAGGAATATGATTTGGTAGAGTTGAGTCTTGTAGATTCCCCTGCTAATCAATTTGCAAACATTGTGTCGGTTGAAAAGGTAGATGGTGTAGATGTTATTAAAGGTGACTCAACTGTCCTAGAAAATGTTTTTTACGATAAGCAAAATGGTATTGTTATAGCATCTGAAAATGAATCAGAACTTAGCCCAATTACTGGTGAGCAGATGGAAAATATAGGGTTCGTTGAAAAAACGGATAGTGAAAAAACAAACATGATAAAATTCTTAGTTGATAGTGCTAAAGGCATTAATACTTCTAAGATTAACAAGGAGGTACAACCTATGACAGAAAACACAGAAACAGTTGCAGAAGTTATTGAAACAGAAGCATCAGTAGAAGTAGCAAAGTCAGAGGTCGCTCCAGAGGTTGATGCCGTAGTTGAGGCACCTACAGAAGAAGTTGCTAAGGCTGATGAAGCCCCAGCATCTGAAGAAGTTGCAAAGTCTGAAGAGACTCCTGCAGCAGATGTAGTTGAAGAAGTTACAGAAGTATCTAAATCAGATGAAGCAATTGTTGACTCAGTTGCAGAAATCAAGAACACTCTAGAATCAGCCTTTAGCGATCTAGTTTCAACAGTTAAGTCTTTGCAGGCCGAAGTAGAAATGCTTAAGTCTTCTAAGGTAGATGTTGAAACAGCAAAAACATCATTTGAAGCAGTTGCAAAAGATATTGCAGCAGTGTCAAGTGAATTTAATGAATTTGGTAAGCGTGTGGAACTTGTAGAGCAAGACACTGCTTTCCGAAAGTCTGGCGATCTCGGCGAGATAGTACAGAATCAACCTGAAACGGTTGAAAAATCCCTATGGGGCGGTAGTTTCCTCAAAACAGCCGACTTATTTAATTAAAAAAACAATAAGTAAAAAATCACAGGAGGTGACAATATGTCGGAACAAAATATAGAAAAGAACCAGCCTGGAACTTCAGGTAATCTTGGTGGAACAGCACCAGGACTGTATCAGGGACAAGGTGCATTCGCATCTGGATCTGAAGCAGGTTCAAACGTACCAGGTAATTACACCGATGGTGGTGTCTTGGGTAATATCCCAACAGCACTATCAGGAGTAACATCTGGACCAAATGCAGTTAACCCTTCAGGTGAGGCTGGATCAGGTATCCTACGCCCAGAGCAAGCACGTCGTTTTATCGACTACGTGTGGGATGCTACCATTCTCGCCCAAGATGGCCGTCGTGTTACTATGAGAGCCAATACAATGGAACTCGAAAAGGTAAACGTCGGAGAGCGTGTTATTCGTGCAGCAGCGCAAGCAGTTGGCGATTACACAAACGCAGGTGCAACATTCTCAAAGGTTGAATTGACTACAAAGAAGATTCGTCTTGACTGGGAAGTATCTGCAGAAGCACTAGAAGATAACATCGAAGGTGCAGCACTAGAAGATCACATTGTACGCTTGATGACAAACGCTTTCGGTAATGATATCGAAGACCTTGCAATCAACGGAACAGGTGCAGGATCAGATGCCTTTACTTCAATCATGAACGGTTTCGTAAATCGTGTCAAGACTGAAGGAGATGCTCATGAGTCAGTTGTAACAGTCGCTAATAACGCCTGGACAACAGATGTAATGCAGAACATCATCCTAGCAATGCCACGCAAGTATCGTGCTATCAAGTCTAACTTGAAGTTCTATGCTGGTACAGATGCATTCCAGGGAATCGTTAAGAACAACGGTACTCTAGCAGACGCAGTCGCAGAAGCATTTGCTTCTCAGGCTGGTGGTACTCCAACTAACCGTCAGGCATACCTTGATGGTGGAGCACAGACATTCGGTGGAGCACGTACAACACGTGTTCTCGGAATTGACGTACAGGAAGTTCCTTACTACCCTGCAGGATATGTCGACTTGACATTCCCACAGAACCGTGTATGGGGATTCCAGCGTGACATCACAGTAAACCGTGAATACAAGCCAAAGAAGGACACTGTAGAATATACAGTCTTCGTTCGCTTCGGTATTCAATGGGAAGAGCAGGATGCAATTGCATTCGCTGATGCTGCAGCAGACGAATAATCTGTAAACAGTACAATTTAGGGGGAGTAGGAGTTAACGCTCCTGCTCCCCTTACTACTTATAATGATATAATACTAACAAGGAGGAATTATGGAAAACATTAATGAAAATCCAATTGTAGAAGAAACAGTACATGAATCACCAGTTTTTGAAGCACTAGTTGCACAAGAGCCTGTTGTTGAGGCACCAGTTGTCGAGCATGTTGTAGAAACTCCAGTTGTAGAAGAAGTACATCAACCAGTTCACGAAGAGGCTATCGAAGCACCAGTTTACCAGGCACCTGAAGAAGTTCAGGCACTAGGCTCTGTTGCAGAAGGAGTGATTGGGGCAACCACAGCACCAAAGGCACCTGAAAAGAAGAAGGCTTCTAAGCCTGCTGCAAAGAAAGAAACTGTAGCACTTTACTCAACAAAGAATGTTACTTGGCCAGAAATAGGTAAGGTTTACCGTGGCTACAACATTGTTGAAAAGGATGCTGCTGAAAAGTGGCTTACTCGTTCACACATCCGCACAGCCACCCCAGAAGAAGTTGCCAAGGAATTCGGTAAGTAAATATGGAGATATTGAGAGTTCCGCCATACGATGACATTGTTGTAAATTTTGTAGTACCTTCAGGGTACGAAGATGCAGATATTTACGCAAGAGTAACAGATATGGCGGACCTTTCAGTCCAGGTTTTAGAATTTTTAGGATGGTCAACAGGAGACAATATAAACATATATCTTCCTGGAAGGTATGATAATAATTACAGAGTAGAGATTTATAAAATTAGCGAGGGTGAAGAATTAATTCACGAAGAATACTATGAACTAATCAGGCCATACGTAGACCCAAATACATTAGGAACAACTGCATCAGAAATTGCAGAATATAAAATTTTAGAATTAGTAGCAAGGTCAATGATAGACACATTTGTGCCAGAAGGCTTTTATAACAAAAAGATAACAATAGTTGGAACTGGCAATGGGTCAGACTACTTCTCTTTGTGGGAAAAAGTTTATAGAGTATTCAAGGTTTATGAGAACAATGTTTTAGTTTACGATAGATCAACTCCAGATTTGAGTGAGTATCAGTATGCAATAACACCAGACAAGACCGCTATACAGAGAGTTCGTGCAGATGTTCTTGAGTTAAACAGGTATGAATCAACAGCGCAAAACCTACCAGTGGCAAGCGGAGATCTTGGTTACTACGGATACGAAGGAATATCTTTCCCATCAGGATATGACTATACATTCGTTGTAGATCATGGATATTTAAACGTTCCTGAAGATGTAGAGTATGCAGCGAAGTTATTAATTGAAGACCTTAAGTGTGGAAAATTAGATTACTACAAGAGATATATAACAGCATACAATACAGATCAATTTAGAATTCAATTTGACAAGGCAATGCTTGGCGGTACTGGTAACTTCTTAGTTGATAAGATACTTGACAAATATGTTAAGACCATTGTCAAGCCAGGGATAATTTAATGATATGCGAAGAGCCAGACTTTACGTTTCCGATGCTTGCAGATGTTTACCATCCTGTAGTTGAGCAAGGAGTTTATGGAAACGTACAAAAGACATGGATATTGGATAGAACAATTGCATGTTCTTTTTCATCAGCAGGAGGAGCATTTAAAGAAGAGTTAACTCCAAACGTAAATATTACAGAAGAAAAACTTTTAATTGGCAGAGTAAAGACCGACATAAGAATGTCCAGCCTTGAAGCCAAAAACTCAATTACAAATGTTATAGTTACAAACATTAGAGATAAAAACTGTAACGATATTTACACAGAAACATCTGGCCCAAGAGCAGGCAAGTCCACAATCTTTGAAATTGCAACACAAGATCCATTTGTAGGACCTTTTGGTGGAGTTGAATACTACAAACTAATTATTAGAAGATCAGAGAATCAGGCGGTGGATGTATGATAGCCGTTAGATTTGACAACAAAGCATTTAAAAAAGAAATGAAGAACATTATTGACTACTCTGTTGGCTTTACTGAAGGAGTCCAAAAAGGTAAGACTGAGTTTTTAAAGTCACTTGGAACTGAAGTTTCTGAAATTGCTTCTCAATTTATAGACTCCAACGCAAGAGTGTCTCCAGAAACTTTGCACCATGTTTATGAGTGGTATAAAAATGGTAGCCCAGATGCCAGACTGTTTGACATAAACTATACTGTTAGCAACATTGGTCTTTCATTTATATCATCATTTAAACAGTCAAGCACAATTAAGCAGGGATCAAAAGAGCCGTTTCGTAATAAAGCATCAATAATGGAAGATGGAACAACCGTAGTTATAAAACCACGCAACTCTGAGGTTTTGAGATTTGAAGTAAATGGAGAAGTAGTCTACACCAGAAAGAAGGTTGTTGTTGATAACCCAGGAGGAACTACACAGGGAGAATTCGAAAAAGCCTTTGATATGTTTTTTGGTAGATACTTTACTCAAGCATTTTTAAATAGTGGTAATCTTAAGCAGTACTTCGAGAACCCAATATCGTATAAGAAAAATTTAGGAAGGGGAAAGCGTGGCGGAAAGTCTGTTGGTTTATCTACAGGATATCGATGGGTCGCTAACGCAACGGTGGCATCATAATGACAGACTCACTATCACCAATGAACACTCCTATATTATGGATTAATACATACTTACAAGAAAAACTTGCAGACTTTCTACCTCAACCTGGAAGTCAAAATGAACTAATTCCATTTTTTCCAACAGGCCCATCAACAATAGAAGCATTACAGACATCATTTCCCGAAGGTGGAGCAATGGCTGTATATGACAGAATGTTTAGAATGCGCCGTGGAGCATTTCCACATATTAAATGCGAGCAAGTTTTGTACTATTTTTATGCTCAGGCAGACAATCCAATAGTTAGAATGATTCAAATACAAGAAGCAGTTTTAAGGCTTATGGATCGTGGTGATGAGACTGCCGAAGATATAAATACTTGGGCTAGAAATCACGCCCCAATAGGTGGCATGACCTGTAAATTCTACTTCCACAACTTTAGGATTTACCAATTAGAAGAGGCAAGGGACATAGTTGACTTTGGAACAGCCAGAACCTATGCGGGTAACAAAATAATCATCGACTACGACTACCACCAGATGCAAGACATAATTGACTCAGTAAACCCCTAAAAAGGGATGCTATAATTAAGGTGAGGAAACAAGCCCTTTTAATCCAAAAGAAAAAAAAGAGGTGAAAAATATGGCATATACACGTGGTAGCAGCAACGATATTATCGTTGGAGCAGCAGCCCTCTTCACACATGAAGCAGGCGTACTCACAGACGCAGACCTTCCAGCATACGAAGCAGCGACATCATTTAAGGATTCCCTTTCTGATGACGACGCATTCCGTAACGTTGGATACACAATGAATGGTTTGGAAATTCAATTCCAGCCAGATTTCGGTGAAGTTGCAGTAGACCAGGTACTTGACGTTGCTAAGTTATTTAAGCAAGGCATGCAGGTTAACCTAAATACTACATTTGCAGAAGCAACACTAGAGAATCTTCTATTTGCATTAGCAGGTAAGGACGACGATCTAGGAGCATACAACACTGCAGGAGCAGGATCATCAGCACTCAACCTTTCAGCAGGAGACATCGGAGAATGTCCAGTTGAGCGTGGTTTGGTTGCAGTAGGTCCAGGTACAGGAGACTGTGCAGCAGGATCTTCAATCGAAAGAATCTATGTAGCATACCGTGCACTTTCAATCGAAAGCGTTTCAGTATCTGCAAAGAGAGACGAAGCGACAATGTTCGAAGTATCATTCCGTCTTCTTCCAAACGATAATGCATCATACGGTAAGATCGTAGATCGCACTATCCCAGCAGGCGCATAATACAACTTAATATATGAGAGGCTCAATCCTTCGGGGTTGGGCCTTTCTGTTTGGTATACTTGTATGATGGCAACAACTGTTTATAATACAAAAAATATTATCCTACAAGATGGTGTAGAGATAGAGTTAGCCCCATTAAAAATAAAATATCTTAGACAGTTAATGGATATCTTTGATGAGGTAAGAAACTCCAGAGGAGACCTTGAAGCAATAATTGCATTATCAAAATGTGCAAGAATATGTATGAAACAGTTTAGACCAGAAATCACACAGACTCAAGAAATGCTAGAAGAGTATGTTGACTTACAAAATATATATGACATACTGGATATAACTGCTGGGATTAAGATTAATGAACAATCTGAGGAGCCAATAAAAAAACAAGCCGTAGATAGCGGATCTTCCTGGGATGAACTAGATTTAGCAAAATTAGAGTCTGAGGTGTTTTTGTTGGGCATATGGAAAGATTATGACGAACTTGAAAGATCTTTGTCCATGCCAGAATTAATGATAACACTGTCTATAGGCAGAGAATTAAACTACGATGAAAAAAAGTTCCTTGCAGCAATGCAGGGGGTTGACCTAGATAAAAATGCTCAAAAGAGTAATGCTTGGGAAGAAATGAAAGCCAGAGTATTTAGTGGTGGTCAAGCAGCCAACTCAAAAGACATTGTTGCGCTTCAAGGAGTCAATGCACAAAGGGCTGGATTTGGCATAGGCCTAGGTCTAAATTATGAAAAAATAGAGTAAAAAACAAGCCTGTTTATGGTATAATTAAACAACTACAATGGAGGATAATATGAGTACAGATGTTAAAGATAAGAACGAACTTTCTCTTATCGACGGTACAAAGTTTGAAGCAAGACCACTTAAGATCTCTTTGCTTAAGCCATTTATGAAGAATTTTTCAGGTCTTCAGGATGTGGCAGATGATAACGACAAGTCAATGGATGTTTTGCTTGACTGTGTCCAGATTGCATTTAAACAATACTTGCCTGCATTAGCAGACAACAGAGAGGCGATTGAGGAAAATCTAGATCTTCCTACAGTCTACAAGATCATTGATGCTGCTTCAGGTATGAACCTTTCTGATGCAACAGGTCTTTTAAACTCAATCAAGTAAAGAGGTGTCGTGATTGGCTGACGTAAATGCAAATATAGGTATTAATTTTGATACCTCCAATGCACTAGCACAATTACGTCAGTTACAGGCGGGACTAAGCCGTTTCAACCAATCCCTAACTCAGGGAAATGTTGCTGCAATGAATGCACAAAAGGGACTCAACTCCCAATTAATGCAGGCTATTAATGCAACTGGTAAGTTTGTAGCAACACAAAAAGAAGTAGCGACAAGCACTTCATCTTTTACTAGTGCACTTGAAAAAAACCAACTCTCAATGCGAGAGTATTTTAGATACACTGTCGCTGCTGCAACAGCCAACACCAAAACATTTAAGGGCATGTTTGCCCAAGAGCGTGAGATTATTAACCGTGCTCGTAAAGATAGAGTAAAACTTCTACAGTCACAGTATATCCAGATGCAGGCTGCAAATGGAGACATGATCAAGGTTTTGCAGGTCATACCAAAGCACTTACAAATGGCTGGTGGCAAGTATACAGACTATGCAACTCGCATGCAAATGGCTGCACAAAGACAGCAGTTCCTGAATCAACTATTAAAGCAAGGCTCCACACAACTTTTAAACTTTGGTAAGAATACTCAGTGGGCTGGCCGTCAGTTGATGGTTGGTTTGACAATACCACTTTCCATTCTTGGCTCTACAGCAGCAAAGACATTCATGGAAATGGAACAGGCTGTTCTTAAGTTTACTAGAGTTTATGGAGACATGACAACCTCTGGTGACGCAACAAACAAGGCAGTTGCAGATATTCAAAGACTTGGAAAAGAGTTTACAAAATATGGAATCGCAGTAAAGGATACTATGGAAATGGCTGCCTCTGCTGCAGCAATGGGTCTTACTGGAGATGCACTAAGTGCTCAGGTAGTTCAGGCAACCAGACTTTCTGTACTTGGTCAGGTAGAACAGCAGCAGGCTCTTGAGACAACAATATCATTAACAAATGCGTTTGGTCTTGCAACAGAAGAACTAGCAGGCAAGATAAACTTCCTTAACGCAGTAGAAAACCAGACTGTTCTATCTATTGAAGATTTAACAATTGCTATTCCAAAGGCTGGACCAGTTGTAAAGCAACTTGGTGGTAACGTTGAAGATCTAGCATTCTTTATGACTGCTATGAAGGAAGGTGGAATCAACGCATCAGAAGGTGCTAACGCACTTAAGTCTGGTCTTGCATCCATGATTAACCCTTCAAAAAAGTCAGCAGAATTTCTTGCTGAACTTGGTATAAATATAAAAGGTATAGTCAATAATAATGCTGGAGATTTAAAGGGAACAGTTGTTGGGTTTGCTAGAGCGCTTGACACGTTAGATCCACTTAACCGTGCAAGAGCAATCGAACAACTATTTGGAAAGTTCCAGTTTGCTCGTCTGTCAACATTATTCCAAAACGTTACAAAAGATTCTTCTCAAGCAGCCCGAGCACTTGGTCTTGCTGGGGCATCAGTAGAAGAACTAGCAATTCTATCTGAAAGAGAATTAAAAAGAATTGAAGACTCAACTGGCGCTAAATTTAAAAAGGCAATGGAAAACCTTAAAACACAGTTGGTTCCAGTTGGCAAGGCATTCCTAGAAGCAGTAACTCCAATAGTCGCCTTTGCAGGAAAGATTTTAGAAAAATTTAATGGACTAGGGGATGGAACTAAAAAAGTAATAACAATTATGATTGGTGTAATTGGAGGCCTTGCCCCAGTTGCTTTGATGACATTTGGTATTCTTGCTAACGGTGTTGCCAACCTTATAAAATTCTTTGCAATGTTGCGTGGAGGAATTGCAAAACTTAATGGACAAAACAATGTATTGGGTGGTGGTTTTGATTATTTAACTAATCAACAAATTGAAAACCTTGCAGAAACAAATGCACTTCATACATCTCATAGCCAGTTGATATCTACCTTTAATGTTGAGAAAGCAGCCGTAGATTCACTTGCAGCAGCATATTCAAATGCATCTAGTCAGGCTAGAGCACTAGCAAGCAACTCCCCAGGACTATTTAATACAGTTCCAGGACCAGCAGGAGCAGTAGCAGGATTGCCTCCAAAGAAGTTTGCAACAGGTGGAGTTGTTCCAGGATCTGGAAATAGAGATACAGTTCCAGCATTGTTAACTCCTGGTGAAGTTGTTATTACCAAGCAGACTGCAAAAGAAAACCCAGAACTAGTTGCTGCACTTCAAAATGGTTCTGTAATGAAGTACTCTAAGGGTACTGGCAAATCTCCATTTTCATCAGACATAATTGCAAAACTATTTGAGCAACTAGGGCTTAACTCACAAACGGACAGACTAAGAATGCCTGTTGGCGTTTTAGAAAAAAAGTATTCTGCTGCTGGAAACCTGGCACCAAAAGAAGTAAACCACGGAAAAAATGCTGCTGGAGAAATGGGACAAGATCCAGATTATTTACAAAGTGAATTTGGTAGAGACTCTATGGACGAAAACATCAGAGTTCCTTTGGAAAAAGCAGGGGCTTCAGCAGAGAGAGCATCAGAGGTATTAGTAGAACTCGAATCAACACTTGACGAAATGGTTCTTGCTTACGATGGAACCACATCATCATGGCAGACTGCATCAGATAAAGCATTAAAGGCAATAGAAGAAAGAACAGATTTAACTAATAAAGAAAAAGAAATTATTAGACAGCGCATTGCACCAAAGAAAGCACAAGATTTTATAATTCCAAGTAATCCAGTTGTTGATGTAAAACCAGGTAGAGATGGTAAGCCTGGAGAAGCAACAATGAGAGATGAAAGAACAACAGAGGCTTACTATGCTGCAGAACAAAAGAAAAGATTAAAAGCAAAGCATCCAGAACTTTCAGACGACATAGACAGCATGGAGTTTTCTCATTACCCAGGATCTGAATCAATGTATGGAGGAAGATCAAATGTAGAGTCTCCAGTAGTAAATAGAACAACAGTTGGACCAGATGGAAAAACAAGCAAGGAAAGACTTCCTTTATCCGAAGAACAACTAGCGATTATTGCAAAAAAGAGAGCAGAAGTAGAAGATTATAGAATTCCAAAGCAAGAAGCAGAGTTAGCATCAATTGCTCCAAAGATTGAAGCCAGTGCAGAAGATAAGGCCAGAGCCGAAGCAGAGGGAGCAAAGGTTGGCGCAGCAGCAGCAGACGGAGTAAGAGGACCTCAAGGAACTGATGCAGGGTCTCCATCTAAAAAGGGAATAAAGGCTGGTAGAGAAGTTGCTGATGGAATTGTTCAAGGAATGCAAGAAGGAGAAGCAGCAGTTTCTGCACAGTCTTCTAGACTTGGAAGTTCCGCAGTTCCAACTGCAGCAGAAACGCAAGCAAAAGTTGACAAGATGGATCTTGGAAACAAAGCATTTTATGACGATATTGATACTCCAGAGATGCGTGATGAAAGACAAATTCTTAAGTCTCAAGATAGACAAAGAAGAAAACTTGGTGCTACAGGAACTGTCGGAGGTTCATCATCTGCGTCAACTAGTTCTTCTGCAACTGTTTCATTAACAGGAAGAACTGAAGCAGCAGCCGAACAGTTAGCAGTAAGTACGGAGCAAGCAGCCACAGCACAATCACAGGTTGTACAACAGATTAAGGACGAGAGTAGATCAAGAGTTACTGTTAAAGGTAATACTATTAATATTGGCAAGGCTCGTGAAGAAGCAGATAGGCTAAGTAATGAAGCATCTAATGCAGAAGCATCAGCAGCAAAACTTAGAACTGAAGCAGCAAAATGGGAAGAAGTCGCAGCACGTGAAGATGGTAAGAATATTTACACTGCTGAAAATGCTAGAGCACTAAAAAAGCAGGCAGATGAAGCAGAAATAAAAGCAGCAGAGTTAAGAATAAAAGCAGCAGAAGCAGATATCCAAGCAACCCAGTTAGAAAATGGTAGTGCAACACCAAACGAAATCGTAGCGAATGGAACTGCAGAGCAAGGCGATGGCCTAAGAAGAATTGTTGATGATACAGAAACTACAGCAGAATCTTCTGAAGTTGTAGCAGGTCAAACAGAAGAACTTGCAAGCGTAACACAGGATGCTGTTAATGCTCAAACAGAAAATGCAACAAACCTTTCAACTGGCGCACAGATCACAAATGCAACAACTGGAAACCTTAATGATGTCCTTCAAGCAACAGATCAGACTGGTTTTGCTCAGCAAGACCTTGCAGAATCTTCAACAAATGTTGCTAACATAAATGAGCAAATTGAAGCAGAAAAGCAAAGAGAACTTGAAAGACTTAAAAAATACAATGCAGAGCAAGCAGCATTGCAAGCAGCAGAAAATGGAATTGTTCCTCCAGGAAGTCAATCACAAAATGATCTAAACAAAAATAGAATGGGGTCAGTTGAGGCATACGAAGAGGCATCTAACTATACAAGAGACAAGAATGGTCATATACTTTTTGATCCAGAATTAGATAAAGATGGAAAGAGACAACCAACAACGCTTACTGAAAGCCAAATAAAGAAAAAGAAGCGTGGAATGCGTAGAGAGAAAGTTGGAAAGTTTTCTGGAAAGGTTTCTGGAGCAGCAGGTACGGCAGCAATGGTTGCTGGTATGGCAGGAGCCCCACCTGCAGTAACGGCTGGCTTGGGAGCAGTAGCAACAGTAGCACAATTTGCGCCGATGATTGCAGGAATGACTGGACCACAAGGTATTGTCGCAGCACTCGCAGCAGTTGCTATTGGAGCATATGCTTTAAATAAAAAACTAGAAGGTACTGCAATAGCCATTGCAAAGTTTACAAGATCTACAACAGTATCTGCAGACATGTTAAAAAAGATAGGAGAGCAAACTGGTAAGGTAGGCGCTTCTGAATTAATGAATAAAAGAAGGGGCGAAGGACAACTAAATACTTATGTTGAGGTCAACAGAAAGAGTACTATGGAGTCTGCACAGTTCCTTGAGGGAGAAGCAGGTAAAGCACTACAAAATGCATTTGTAGCAAATGCAACAAAGAATGGAACACAGGTTGCAGCAGAACAGTTTGCATTACAGATAGCAGCAGCGATATCTGACGGAACAATAGCCCCTGAACTTGGACAAGATATTGCAACTCAGATGGGAATTAATCTCAAAGATTCTGTTGCTGGCGTAAGAATTAATTTAGAGTTAAGAAAACTTATTGGACCAAATGGAGAAGATTTAGCAAAAGATCCTTTAGAGGTAAGAGCAAGAATTGCACAAAGATCAGCATCTTTGTCTGAAGAATTAGTAAGAAAAGTTAATTCAAAGGATAGGTCAGAAGTTGGTGGCAACAGCAAACTTTCTATGTTTGGAACTCTTGGACTTATTGGTGCAGCATCTGGATCTGATAAAACAGCAGCACTTGCTGTTGCGGGATCTTCAGCAATTGAAACAGCACAGGCACAAGCAGATGCAATGTCTATGTACTATGATGAGCAATTAAAAACATTAAAAAATGAGTTGGTAGCAACAACCAATAAAGAAAAGCAGTTAGAAATACAAGAAAAGATTGTCGCAATGACAAAGGAGCAAGAGGCTGGAATGGCCAGACTTAACAATCTTGTTGCTGCACAGATTTCAAGACAAACAAGTTATGCTAGTGATATTATTAATCAAAATAAATCAAAATTATTTACTGGCAATAACTTTTTAAATGACGCAGCAAGAAGACAAGATGCTTTCTTTGATGCACAGAAAGCAGATGTAAAAGCAAAGTACAAGGGTACAGCACAAGAAGCATCAGCACAAAGAGTCTTGGATCTGGGTGCTAGAGCAGACGAAGATAAGTCTTTTGCAAATAAAAATGAAGGAAGAACCTTTGAAGCAAAAATAAACTTCCTAATGCAGTCTGGACAAATGCAGCCAGAACAAATTGAAACAATGATGAAAATTTTTAAGGGCGACCTAAAAAAGATGGACACAGTCTTAGCAGTTGGTATGAGACTACACGGTGGAGCAAAGATGGCAGAACTTGCAGGAATGTTAAGCGGTGTTGACAAGAAAACTGCTAAGAGAATTATGATACAGATGTCTAGAAAGAATCCAGAAGAGTTTGATAGAGTAGGAAAGGCTATTGCAGTTCTTCAAAGATCAGATGGCCTAGAAGTAGATATGCAGGCAACTATAGATACAATTGGTATGCCTGGACTAGTTGAGTTATCAAACAAACTAGCAGCACTTGAAGCATTACCAGATCCAATAGAAAAAGAAGCAATTATTAAATTTGGAATAGACAATAATGTAGACATGCAGGGAATTATAGATAACTGGGATTACTATTCAAAACTAAAACCAGAAGTAAGAAAAGAAGCATTTGAAACATATACAACATTGTTTACTACGGCAACATCATTTAAGACACAAGCAGAAAAGGATGCTTGGGTTAAATTGCAGGCTGAAAATGCAGCAATTCTAAAGGGCGATAAGGGGTCGGCAAAATACACAGCAGAATACAACACTGTAATTAGACTGCTAACACTAGATGCAAATGGAAAGCCACTTCCTCTAAATGACTTTAAAGCAGCAGCAGCGTGGGCTAATAAGGGTGTAGAAGCAATCTTTGGTTCTGACCCCACTATTGCAAGCAAGCCTGGTGGACCTCTTGATGGCGGAGACAAGGGAAGCAAAAAGAATCCATTAGACTTCCTTGAAGAACTTGCAATGAGAATAAAGAATGTTCGTGACGGTGCATTTGATGCAACACAACCACTAAAGTCAATGCTTGCTGCTCTTAATAGTAAGAAGGCTAAAAAGGACATATCTTCATTAATGGATGTGTTTGATGGCCTGCAACAAAGAATGCTTAAGATGAAGGTTCCAAAAGAATTTAGAGACATGATTATGGGAATGTCTGCAGAAGACTTTAAGGCCATAGCAAACTTAAAGAATGAAAAAGCAATCTTTAAATTTAAAAAGGGTAAGCCAAGAACAAAGGCTAACATTGAGGGACTAACAAAAACAGGCGATGGCCTAATGAGATTTTATAGAGAAGCACAAATTGGAGAGGCTCAACTTGTAAATAAAGAAACTGTGTCAGAAATTGCAGATAAAGAAAAAGCATTTAGAATGCTTATTGCCAGCGGAGTAAGTGCAACAGATGCGCTAAAGCATGTAGAAGATGCTGCGGTAGCAGCAGCAATTGCAGCAGGAACTCTTGGCAAAGAAGGCTCACCTGAAAGAAAAGCATACATAGATGATTTAAAGAAGGCTAGTTCTGAATTAGAAAGATTTGCACTTAGACAAAAAATGATTCAGGCAAATGAAGAGTTCAAACTTTTAGAGCAAATGCCAAAACTTATGACTGCAATGAAGGCTGCAGGAATGTCAGCAGATCAGATGGCAGCAGCACTAGAAGATCCAGCACTAGCAAAGCATTTAATTGAAGACCTCAAAGATGGAAAGGTCGACGCTAAAGAAATAGCAGACTTCCTAAACTCTATTGAAGCCAAAAAAATTATTGATATTCAGGTAAAGTATAATGCTGGTAAGTATGGAGAAGCAGCACAGCCTGGAATTGACGCAGCAGAAAGATTATTTGCTGCACTTGAATCTGGGATTAGAAACGGCGTTGAAGGATTCTCTTCTCCTCAAAACAAGATAGATGTTGCAACTATTCAAAAGAACAATAAGTTAATTGCAGAAGCAGAACTTAAGGCAGCAGGATTTAGACATCAAATAGAATTAATTAATCGTGAAATTCGTGGTATGGAACGAGATATTGAAATGAACTATACACGACCAATCGAAGAGGCTTCAGAAAAAATCAGTGATATGGAAAGAGAACTAGAGATGAATCCAATCTTTGGTAATCGTGCTATAGGAAAGTTAAATGATGAAAATACAAAACTTTCTAATGACTTGGCAATTATGGCAAACCAAGCAGAAAAGATTAATGAGAGATATGACAAGCAGGCAGAAGCGCTACAAAAGGTAGCAGATATTAATGATGGAATTATTGCTCAGCAGCAAAGCCAGTTAGATCTTGCAGATGCTCTTACTCAGGGAGATATATCAGCAGCAGCAAGGGCTATGCAGGCAAGTCGTGCTGACCAAGCATCAAGAAATCAAGAAGGAGTGATGGATGCTCTTGAGCAGGCACGTACAAACGAACTAGATGGTTTGCGTGGAGCAGAGAGCGGTTTGAGTCAACTGCAAATTTCTGAAAGACAGTTTGTTATAAGTCAAGAAATCTATAAGATGGAAAATAATCCAGAAAGACTTAAGATTATGGCAGACATTTTGGCTCTGCAAGATAAAATTTATGATTTTGAAGAAGGAAGAGAAGCAGCACTTCTAAAGATTAGAGATAAAGAAGATGCAATCTATAAAATTAATAAAGAACAACTGTGGCCTCTTGAGGATAGCATTGCAGATATGCAGCACCAAAATGATTTAGCACAGAGAAGACTTGATATAGATGTATCTAACTTGACTGTTTTAGGAAAATCAAGAGATCAGTTTGAAAAGATAAAAGCAGAAATTGAACTTAGTGAGGTAGCAGCACAAAATCTTACTGCTGTATTTGGAGGAATGCTTGCAGCCATTGAAGCAATTAGGGCTAAGTGGGCAGAGGTTATTGCAGCAATCGCAGCAGCACAAAACGCTGCAGCAGCACAGGTTGTAGCAGATGGAATTAAAGCAAATGCAGATGCAGCAGCAGAAGAAGTAGCAGCAGATGCAGCAGCAGCAGTAGATGGAAGTGCTGGCTCAAAGAGTGATTCTGCAGCAGATGCATATGCAGCAGCATTAGCAAAGGGTCATTTTGAATCTGCAGCAAAGGCTGCAGCAGGAGTTAGCCCAAGCAAACTAGCATTAGCAGAAAGCGGAGCAATTGGTGCAGCATCTATTGCGTCACAACTTGCAGCAGCACAAGCAAGACTTTCTGCATCAACTACAACATCAAAGCCTACACCAAAGCCTACACCAAAGCCTACCCCAAAACCTACTCCAACGCCTACACCAAAAAAGCAGGTTGATCCAAATCCAGGAATTAAACCAGGAACAGGAGTTTACTCTGGAAGTACGTTTATACCAGCACAAAAACTTGTTCCAGGAACAGGTGTGTATGTTGGCAGCAAGTTTGTTCCCCCACAGTATAAATCTAAGGGAGGACTAATATCTGGAGTGTTGGGGAATAGCACATTTGCTCGTGGCACAGATACAGTTCCTGCAATGCTTACTCCAGGAGAGTTTGTGATGAGCAAGTATGCTGTGCAGTCTTATGGTTTAGAAAAAATGAAGTCAATTAATAATGGATCATCAGTTGGCGACTCAGTGTATAATTATAGTATTAATGTTAATGTAGAGTCAGAAGCAAACCCTGATGAAATTGCAAGGGTTGTTATGACACAAATACGAAGCGTTGAATCACAAAAACTTAGGGGGACTAGAATCTAATGGCAACTAACAATTACATGTCTGGAAGAAAGAAGTATTCTAGACCACAGGCAATGCTATTTGCTGATAACCCTGGAACAAAGGTTGATGGTTTCTACATCCCAGACGGCAGTGAAATAGGGTCCTATACAGCCTCTGAAGGCTCCAATGGCGAGTTTTTAATACTTTCGGATGATAACAGATCAGACATTAATTTTAAGCCTACCAGAATTGAAAAAAGAGAAAGAATGATTAATGGCCGAATGAGGTCATATCATATTGCAGATAAACTACAGATAACAGCATCCTGGGATATGCTCCCATCAAGAGCATATGATACCAAGGCAGACTTTGATGCTAATGGAAATGCAGATATGCTTAAGACCGCATCAAGGACAAACCCTTTAGAGTTTACAACAGATGGCGGAGCAGGCGGAGTAGAACTTCTTAATTGGTATGAAAATCACAGAGGTTCTTTCTGGGTATATCTTTCTTACGATAAGTATACAAATTTTGAAGATACAGACACTAGCGAGATAGATAATAGATTTAATAATATTAATAAGTATAATGAGATAGTAGAAGTTTTTTTCTCAGACTTTAGTTATTCAGTTGTAAAAAGAAGCGGTTTAAACTTTGACTTTTGGAATGTGTCTCTTACACTGGAAGAGGCATAATGTTTCAAGACAAAGATTTATTAAATTATATAGAGACAAACTCTTCAGTTCAAACAAGATCATCAGTAATTGCTGAATGGAACATGAATATAGCATCAAACATTAAGATGGTTGGAAACTATAGATACAGACCAACCCAGCAGGATTCTGCATACAGAACAATTCCAAATACTTTTGATCCATTAGAATCTAGTACAAACGGTGTAAAATATTACACTGGTGCAACAGATGCAGACATAAAAATAGATGGTGGATTTGATGACGAAGGTATTCCAACATCCTTGTATCCAGCAAAAGATAAAATGAAGATGCTGTACTCTTTAGAAAATTGTTTTTCATATCAACGTCCACGCAGCGGAATCAATAAGGCAACATACCTTAATGGTAAATTTTTACATAATCCAAATATCAATATGGCCAAGAGACCAAGATACTATATGCCAGATAAAAAGGATCCATTTAAATACTGGACATCTTTTAGAACAGAAAGTGGTATTGAGTATGGAGTTGCCAACAAGACAGTAAATGGAAAGAATAGAATAGAAGATGCTTGCCCATTCGTGGTTTATAAAGAGCAGATACCAGCAAACAGAATAGTTGTAAAGATGCAAACAAATACTGGGGAGTTGGACTATGGAATATTCTCAAACTCTGCTGAAACATTTTTAGATCCCTACTTTGGAGAAAACAATAGAACTACGCCTAACAACTGGAAAATTCAAGTATTAAAAAATAATAGTTGGGTAGACGCTAAGTCTTTTTCTAGCAGTGACAAAAGAAAAGACGGTACAGCAATCATAGGATCTGATGGATACGTAGAATTGTCTTATGGATTAATAGTTCCAGTCGCATACTCAGATACATTTAATTTTATTAAAGAGATTTCCTCTGTACTACTAAGGCCAGAGTCTGCAAATGAAGGAGATGCATTTTTGGTTGTACCAAATAGTACATCTTTAGGTACATTCCACATATGGAGTAGGGGTGCCTGGAAAACCTTTACACCAACATACGGGTGGTCCCTTGAAGATTCAGTTGTCAGTGGACTCACAAGTTTTGTAACAGATCTAACAAACCCACCATCTTTTGTTGCTAATAATGTTACAAAATATAAAGAGTTTGAATATATTTCTGGCATCAGAATAGTTGTTGACTCAATGAATAAGTTTGATTCTACTTTTGATTTAATTGAAATATCTCCAAGGCTAACAGCAGACTTAAGCGATAGGGTAATGAAATACTCTGTAAACAAGAGTGCTTCTGATTTAGGAGTAAGCGGATTGCCAGTAGGACAACTACTCGCCTCAACAGGATCGATTTCACTATTTGATTTTGACGATGCTTTTCATTCAGATAACCCAACAAGCATAATTAGTAGATATGTTTCAAAAAACATTCAAATAAAACTATATGAAGTTATAACAGATACACAGGGCATTGAATACTACATGCCAATAAAAACGATGTACGCAGATGGGTTTCCAAAACTAAATAATCAATCAAAAGAAGTTTCAATAGAACTTAGAGATTTATATTTTTATTTTGAATCACAGACTGCACCACAAATGCTACTGACTAATGCCTCTGTAAGTTCTGCAGTTTCTATACTTCTTGATTCAATAGGATTTTCTAATTATGTTTTTAAAAGAGTAGAGGGCGAATCAGAAGTAATAATACCATACTTTTTTATTCCTCCAGAAAAAAGTGTTGCAAAGGTTTTAGAGGATATTGCCATATCAACTCAGACTGCAATGTTTTTTGATGAATACAATAACTTTGTTATGATGAGCAAAGATTATATAATGCCGTCATTAGATCAAAGACCAACAGACCTTACGCTTTATGGAACTACAGACTTTAGTGATGATGGAGTATTAAAAAATAAAAAATCAAATAGCAAACTTTCTAATATTATAGAAATAACATCACAAGATAATGAAGTGTATAACGATGGGAAAATTGTATATACAACAAGATATATACAGAGATCTCTAGGAAGCATAAAGCAGGCAAGCCTTATAGATAATGAAAAAACTTGGATATACAAGCCAGTGCTTCTTTGGGAAGTTCAGGGAACTCAAAATACAAAATCTATCAATGGCGAAGTTGGAAACCAATCAACATATATGCTAAGTGCAATACCATTAAACTCAAACCTTTCTGAAAGTTTACCATCTGTAAAAAATAATAGGCTTGTAGACAATATAATGGACCTTGGAGAAGGAGTTTACTGGATAACTAGGTATAACGGATACTTCTACTCAAACGGAGAAATTATTAAGTATGATGCGGTTCAGTACAATATTTCTGGTACTGGAGATGTCTGGATCAATAATGTTCAAGAGTACGATAAGTATTTTTCATCTTTGCCGTTTAATGGAAAGATATATCCAACAGGACTAGTTAGAATTTATGCAGAGCCAAATTACGAAGAAATTTCTGGTGTATATAAACTTAAGAATGGTCCAGTTTCAAAGCATGGAAGAGGTCAGTTCGGAACGCCAGTTTCTGAGCATGGGGCAGGTTTAAACCCTTATTGGTCAAACAATTCTAATGTTCGTGGATGCACGATGCAGTCAAAGTACTTATTTGATTTAAACCAAACAGCACCTGTAACTACTGTTGGCCCAGCAGGAATAAACAATACTCTTGCACAAAAAACATCAAGAAATGGTATTATAAAAAACTTCTTAGCATCAAAATATATCTCTGAGTCAGAAGTAAACGGAATGCTATCTACACAGGCAGGTACTGTACAGTCTTCGGCTTTAGTCATGAACGGTCCAGGGTTTACTACAACAGAGTCGCCAGTTGATTTTGTTTCTTACGTTTATAAAAAATTAGAAAACAAGTATAAGCATTTTGGGACTAGAATGAGAATTGTAGGCAAGGTTGAAAATGATGCAAATCGTGGACAAACTCCAGTAGGTGCATCAACATACTTTACTGTTCCAGGGACAACTCCAGAAAAAAGTATCAGTATCGTTGGAGGTTCTGGAGGGTTAGCAGTAATGATTAACCCAGAAAGTAATAACGGATACTACTTTGAAATTATCGCTTTGGGTGCCAACAACCTTAATGAGTCTGAGAAAAAAAATGTAAACAACGTAATGTTTTACAAGGTTAAGGCATCTGGAACTAATGCAATTCCTATCAAGTTGTATGAAGGACTAACAAATATTGTTGTAGACGATGGAAGATTTACTGGTCAATACAGAATGTCAACAGAAGAAAACCCAACAGTCTTTGACCTGTCCGTTGAGTACCAAGATATTGGAACAAGAAGAAGGTTTTTCTTATATATAAATAACAATCTAATTGCAACAGTTGACGACGAAGAGCCATTGCCAGCATACAACAATATGGCCCTTTTTGTTCGTGGATCATCTAGGGTAATGTTTGAAAATATATATGCACTTGCAAATAATTACTCGCAAAATACTGCATTTAAGATTAATGCTCCAATAGCCTCAGCCTTTGGTGATTCTGAAATAAATGCAAACGATTCATTTATGAAGTATGCGATGAGTGGTGTCGTGCAAGGAACTTATCTTGCAGGAATAAGTTCTGCCGAGCCACCTGCATTTAGTATGTACTTTGAAGAGTTTGGAACAATAATGAGAGAGGCTGCATCATTTAATATTAAGTATGACAAGGCCTATCCAGCACTATACGCAAAACTCTCTCCTACATTTAACAGAATTAAAGGCTATTCAATTTCTGGATTTACAGCGGGATCATACGGAGCAGAGTTTTTAGTTTTTAACTCAACAGACACTGCCTTAAGTTTAGATGAAAGTAGTGGAAATTACTTAAGAATTCAGGGAATTGCTTTTAGCCAGCAATCTGACAACGACTTAACAGTTGATGAGTATTTTGCAAAGAATAGTAATTTGGCAGATCCAGAGACCATTGATTCATCTTTAGTCTCATACCCATTTAAAGTTGCAAAAGATTATGAGGATATAAAATTAAGCCGTATGTCTTACGGCAAAAAAGACTTTAGTCTAGAAGTTCCATATATTCAGTCTCATGACGCAGCAGAAAACCTAATGTCTTGGGTTATTAAAAAAATAATGAAACCAAGAAGATCGATGGGTGTTAAGATATTTGCAAACCCTATGATCCAACTTGGAGATATTGTTTCCGTAGACTATGTTGATAATGGTATAGATATGGTTTCATCAGTAGAAAAACGATTTGTTGTGTATAATATAGAGTATGCAAGAGAAAACGATGGTCCAACAATGACAGTATTTTTAAGTGAGGTCGTTTAATGACAACGGATTCAGTAGCAAATCAATCAAAGCCAGACATAAAGTCATCCTCTTTAGCATCAGTTAAGTCTGCAACGCCAGAACTAATTGCTTTGAGCAATCCTCCAATGGACATAGACATCATGGCAGATATGATTTTTGAAAATATTGGGGGACAAGAATTAATAAATATATCAAGAAGTGACACAATCAATGGCCAAGATGTAATCTATAGCCCTTTAAAAAACCTTAAAGATCTGTATATTCAGTACAACCCTAATAATATAATAAAACTAGAAAGCACTGCAGATACATACTTTAAGAATTTTCCAATAAGGCTAGAGTCAAAGTTACCTCCTTACGGGACAGGGCCAAGTGGAGAGGTTGTATATTTAGACCCCGTTACTGGAGATCTTGTCATAAATGTTTCTTCCCTTGACCCTGATGAGCAGGTTGATGTTCAGATACTAAACAGTGGAGAGACACTTAATGGTACAATATATGGTGAGGTATAAAAAATGATAACTAATACAGGTAAGAATATTTTAGCCAAATATCTTGTTGGACAGGCCCCAGCATATGCATCATACATTGCTATTGGCTGTGGAGCAAAACCACTACCTGCTGATGGAGTTCTTGGAGACTACTCTGCAAAAAAATCTTTAGATTTTGAAATGTTTCGTGTACCAATAACATCTCGTGGATATGTTACTGAAAACGGACAATCAAAAATTGTTTTTACAGCAGAACTTCCAACAGCAGAAAGATATGAGATAACTGAAGTAGGCGTTTGGTCAGCAGGGGCAAACCCAACTGCAGGATCCTATGATAGCAAAACAATATATTCTTTTAGCGGAACAGAAAACTGGGAATACCATAACCAAAATGGTGCTGTAGCAATTCTTCCAATTTATGAACCATTAGACTCAGGATCAAATCCTCCTAACAATATTATCAGTACAAGTAGTCAAGTTTTTCAAACTAACGCAGATAATAGAATTTTTACAAATCAGGAAAGATCGTCACGGTATGAAAGATGTAGATTCTTAAACAATATTATGGTTATAAGAGGAGACATGACAAACCTGTCACTTACTAGCGGAGTTGTTGGTGTTCCAAATGGGTCAAGTCACATACACTTGACTGGAGCAAATGTTGACTTTAATAAAAATGCTCCAACAGATCAACTTAAACTTGCTTTTTCTGTTATAAATAAAGATGGAGAATCAGAGGTACAGCCAGACGAAGTTAGAATTGTTGTTGAATTTTCTGATACGGATGAGGCAAACTCTACAAACTCTCAGTATGCAAGGCATCAAATAGTCTTAAAGGATACAGATCCAACTGTTGATTTTGCAACAGGACGATATTTTGTATCTTCAGTAGAACTTCAAGATTTAATTAAGACATCTGGTTTTACTTGGAACGTTGTAGACACTGTAAAGTTTTATGTTTCGGTAATAAAAAACAATGTTGCTTCAAGTGACTACTATGTTTGCTTGGATGCTCTAAGACTAGAAAATGTGACATCCTCTAACCCTGTATACGGGCTATCTGGATACTCTGTGATAAAAAATTTAAATGCAGAGCCAATAATTAAAAATGCTAATACAACAAATCACATTGAGTTTAGGTTTGGAATGGATGTTCTTTAATGTCAAACCCAGTTGTTAAAAAGGTTGTTATAAAAAAAGAAGACCTTCCAGCATTTAATGGAACAGAGCAAAACTATTTAGTTAGATATAGGATAGTGTCTGAAGACAGAAACAGGACATCTCACTGGTCTCCATACTACTCTGTTACTACTCCAACAGTGGCACAGGTTGCTTGCTCAGTAACTGTTTTATCAAATGTTATTAACATGGTTTGGCAGAATCCAACATCCACGACATTTCAGCAATACGATGTATATATAAAGACAAATATAGAGGACTGGACCTATCTGTCTAGTTCTTCTTCAACCCAATTTTCTACACTCGTCCCAACAGGAATATCTTCTTTTCAGGTTGCAGTTCAGGTGCCTACATATCCAAAAAAATATTTCACAAATGCTGCAATTTTTACATCAACACAGATAGCCGTTTAGTGGTATAATTAATATACTATGGCAAAAATACCTTTACCTGAGCGTGGACAACCACTAGACGTTACATACATTTCTCAGTTAGCCCAAGCAGTTAATGATTTATCATCTGCTATTTCACCAGCAACATATAAGTACACCTCCATTGACACCCCAAATGCTGGAAGACAAAATATTAAAGGCAGTGAGGCCAGAGTTATCGGAGGATACGTTCGTGTAGTTAATAGCGGAACAATCACTGCTGGAGAAGAAAAATCATTTACATATTCTTTCCCTGGTGAATTTAAGTACACTCCAATTGCAACAGCAACAGCCATCAACACTGGCAATACAGTTGCTGGCAAAAACGTTACAATTGTTTTAAAAAGCATTACAACATCTGGAGTTGAAGGAATTGTAAGATTTAATACATCTGGAGATGTGTCTATTGATGTTAACTTAATTATCATTGGCGTACCTAATTAATGCTAAAGTGTAAAAGATGTAGTGGGAGAATGTTTCTTGATAGACAATACAGTACAGTCGGTCACCTTGAAACCTATTGCATTTCATGTGGATCAAGAAGTTTTTATAACCCACCAGAAAGTTCTGCGGAGGGGTCATGGCTGTTAAAAAGGGAAGTATCGAGAGCGAAGGCTACAATGTCCTCCCTGTAATTCCAGGGAATAAAAAGGTCTGGTTCTTAAATGGAGACCTTGTAAGAGTACACCACCTAAACAAGTCTAACGGGATCATGTCTGTTTACAATATAACAAAAGATCAGATTGAAAGTTGTTTAATTTCTGATTTTAAAAAGAAACGTGAAAGAGCATATACTGTTAGAGAGACTGCTGATTTAGTTAATCGCCATAAAAAATATATGCCATCACTAATGAAACGAGGAGTTATTCCATTTCCAACGGGATCTCAAAAAGGTGGAGCAAGAGGATTTCAGGTAAGATCCTATTACTCAGAATCGCAAGTAAGGGAGATTCGTGATATACTTGCTACATACCATATTGGTAGACCAAGAAAAGATAATTTAATAACAAATGATATCACCCCAAGCAAGCAAGAGTTGACACGAAGAATGGGCGATGGTATACTTACATATACGAGAACTGAAGATGGTCGATTCATTCCAATCTGGTCTGAATCTATTTAACGAAGGGTATGAACATGGAAAACGAAGACACAAAGGTATCTGTAACACTTGGATACACACTTAACCTTGGAAACTTTCAATCACTAAGACTTGATCTTGGAATTGTAGATTCAAGACGTAACGGAGAAACTGCAGACCAGGCATTTGAACGTGTTTATAAGTTTGTAGAAGATAAGTTAACTGAAAAGATTAACGAAGCAAAGTCTGAAATTAACGAGTAATGGCAGAACGCAAAGACCGTATGGCTTTGCTTTCAAGATACAGTAAGTATCATACCGCAAGGTACGAGTCAAAGCCATCACTTAATTTAAACGTAGAGCAGTGGGCCTCAGATGGCCTTGTAGAGTCATACGGACTATCTGGCTGCTACGATATACTTGAGTATTATTTTTCAGTTTCAGAAAATCCTTCATGGAATTACTTTGCTTATAACGCAGAAAAAATTTTACAGGCAAAAAAAGATAAAAAAAGAGACGATGAAGAGAGAGCAGAGCGTAGAAGAATGGCTAAGGAGTGGCTAAGTGAATAATACAGAGTCCAAACTAATTACTGCAGTTCTTCAGGATAAGCAGATCCACGTTCTTTTACAGGCCAACGTAGATAACTTACTTAGAACTCACGGAGATATTTGGAACTTCATACGGCTATACTTTGAAAACAATAAGTCACTTCCTCCTTCAGAATTGGTTACAGAAAAGTTTAGAGATTTCTCTCCTATTTCAAATGTTGGTGCAACAAAACATCACCTTGAAGAGTTGCAGGGAGAATATCTAAATGATAGCCTTAAAGATATCTTAAGATCTGCAGCAACAAATGTTCAAAACAATCAGGGCAATATTGCACTAAATGATTTAATTACACAAACATCAGAGTTAAAGAAAAACACTTCGGCCATTCGTGATATTGACGTAACTGACCTTGAGTCTGCAGTAGCATACTTTGAGAATTTAAAGATTCAGCAAGCAGCAGGGCACGTTGGAATTAAAACCAATCTTCCAGGGTTCGATAACTATCTTCCTTCTGGAATTATGCCAGGTCAATTAGGGGTCTTTTTAGCATACCCAGGTATAGGAAAGTCATGGATGGCTCTGTACTTTGCTGTACAAGCCTGGAAACAGGGTAAGACACCCCTTGTAATCTCACTTGAGATGAGCGAGACAGAAGTTCGTAACCGTGTATTTACAATTATGGGAGAAGGCCTTTGGTCGCACAGAAAATTGTCTAATGGAGATGTTGAGTTGGACACTCTTAAGGCTTGGCATGAAAGGCACTTAAAGGGTAAGCCAGAGTTTCATATCATTTCAAATGACCAGGGTGGAGAAATCAATCCGTCAGTTCTTCGTGGAAAGATTGATCAGTATAAACCAGACTTTGTAATCGTTGACTACCTACAGTTGATGGCTCCTAATCAGAAGTCAGACAACGAAACGGTACGAATGAAGAACCTTTCAAGAGAACTCAAACTCATGGCTATTGGAGAAGAGGTTCCAATTATTGCTATCTCATCTGCAACACCAGACGATGTAAATGATCTAAGCGGTGTTCCAACTCTTGGACAGACTGCTTGGTCAAGGCAGATTGCATACGATGCAGACTGGGTTATTGCACTTGGTCGTGCAAGCAATAGCGATATTATTGAGTGTGCTTTTAGAAAGAACCGTAATGGGTTTATGGGAGACTTCCTTGTACAGGTTGATTTTGACAAGGGATACTACAGATATAAAGACTATGAAGATAAGTAGGTATAATATGTTACATGGCGAACTATCACCACAAGCCAATCAAGAAGTTCAATTTGAATGGAGTAATTCATGACGAATCGGCACTTGGCAGGCTTAAAGAAGAATATATCAGGCTACTGGAGTCTGAGATGCGCCTATCTGGATACGTACCAAGACTTGACATAAACCCAGACTTTACTATAGACTATAATGAAAGAAAAAAATATTTTGAGTTTGAATTAACAGTACACGGTATACATACAGGGAGAAAGCAAAGCGAATGGATAGCAGGGATAGACGGAAGCACACCAATCTATACACAAAAGAACAAATCAAAAGAGTTCTCACAGGAACAGGTGTAACGATTGAGTCTGAGGTAGACTCAGACTATATAATCTTTTGTCCATACCACAATAACAATAGAACGCCAGCAGGAGAAATAGACAAGAACAATGGAACATTTTTTTGCTTTGCCTGTCATCATGTAACTGGACTTACAGAGTTCGTAATGCATATGTCTAACAGGACTTACTTTGAAGCAGCAAGATTTATAAAAAGTAAAGAGACAGAAACAAGTATTGAGACCGATATAGATAAGGCGCTATACAAAAAGCCAGAGTTCACACTGTTTGATGAACTAGTTCTTAAGCGTTTGCACAATAACCTTCTTTCCTTTGATAGAGCAAAAGATTATTTTAACTACAGAAAGATAACCAAAGAGTCTGCATCAAAGTTTTCTTTAGGATACTCAGACAAACAGGATATGGTTACTGTACCTGTTCATAGCCCAGATGGTTTACCAATTGGCTTTGTTGGAAGATCTATTGAGGGCAAAGAGTTCAAGAATACTCCAGGACTTCCAAAATCAAAAACACTTTTTAATCTTCACAGGGTTAAGAGTTCTGGGAAAGTGTATGTTGTAGAGTCATCATTTGACGCTATTAGGCTTGACCAGTGTGGCTTTCCTGCAGTAGCAACCCTTGGCTCAAACGTATCTAACATACAAATAGAATTGCTTAAAAAGTACTTTAATGATATAATTGTTATTGCAGACAACGATGAAGCAGGTGGAAATATGAAAACTAAGATAGTTGAAAAACTTGGTTCTCGTGTATCTGTAATACAACTAAATAAGCAATATAAAGATATAGGCGACATGGACGATAAGTCAATTCAAGAACTGGACTTCCAGTTTGACAAATCAATACAGTCTATGCTAAACTAACATAACACAGAAAAGAGAAAACACATGGCAATACTAAGAGGAATAAAGGAAATGGGCCCAGTACTAGACGGCCCAAAGGGTGGAGATGGTCCAAAGGTTAAGTGGCTAAAACTTGCTGACGGACAATCAGTAAAGATTCGGTTCTTAGAAGAACTAGACGAAGATTCAGCAAACTATAACGCAGAGCGTGGACTAGCAATTGTTGTATCAGAACACACAAACCCAAAGGACTATAAGCGCAAGGCTGTAGACACAATGGATACAGAAGGTCGTGACTGGGCTGAAGAAATGCACCGCAAGGATCCAAAGGCTGGCTGGAGAGCACGTCTTCGCTTCTACTGCAACGTTCTTGTAGACGATGGCATTGAATCACCATATGTTGCAATCTGGTCAATGGGTATCAGCAAGCAATCATCATTCAACACAATTCGTGAGTATGCACTTGAAACAGGAAGCATCTCAAATGTACAGTGGAAGTTAAAGCGTAATGGTCAGGGAACTGAAACAAATTACACTCTTATTCCATCTGCACCAGACAAGGAACCATTTAACTGGGGAGACATTAAGCCTTACCCACTAGAATCTGCACTACGCAAGGTTCCATACGCAGAACAAGAAGCGTTCTATTTGGGCTTTGATGGCCCATCTGCCACCTCAGCAACTAACGCTGATTGGTAATATGAACTACGTCGGCTTACATGTCCATACCCATTTTAGTTTATTTGATGGGATTGCTACTCCAGAAGAATACGTGAACCGTGCAGTTGAGTTAGGGATGCCTGCAATAGCCATCACTGACCACGGTACTTTATCTGGGCATAGGGAACTGCACCGTATTGCAAAAGCAAAGGGCATTAAGCCAATTCTAGGTCTAGAAGGATACATGTGTGCAGACATATCTGATACACGAGATAAGTCTGAAAGAGAAGGTCAACAAGATCTTGTCTACAATCACATTATCCTTCTAGCCAAGAATCAAATTGGTTTAGAAAATCTTAACAAGATTAGTGAACTATCTTGGACAGATGGTTTTTTTAAGAAGCCACGATTTGACTTTACTATTTTAGAAAAGTATAAAGAGGGTATTATCGTTACCTCTGCTTGTCCAAGTAGCGTTTTAGTTAAAGCACTTGAGGAAGAAGAGTTTGCACTTGCTAAGAAGTACATTTCTTGGTTTAAAGAACGTTTTGGAGATGATTACTACATTGAAGTCATGCCACATAACGAAGCACACATTAATAAATATCTTATTGCACTTGCTGACGAGTTTGAAGTCAAGGTAGTTGTAACTCCAGACTGTCACCATGTTGACTCATCACAAAAGGAAGTTCAAGAGTTTAAGTTGCTCATGAACACACACGGCAAGGTATTAAAAGATACAACATACGAAAAGTCAAAAAAGAAAACAAACATGATGGAACGCCTTGACTACCTTTATGGAGAAGACCGTCAGATTACTTTTAATAAGTTTGATATTCATCTGCTCTCATATGAAGAGATGAAGGCAGCGATGGAATCGCAGGGGATTGATCGACCAGACATCTACTCAAATACACTCCTATTAGCAGATACAGTAGGAGACTATGGCATTCAAGATGGCATGAATCTTCTACCTGTACAGTATAAGAGTCCAGATAAAGAACTAAAGAAGATTGCATACGAAGGTTTAGAGCAAAGAGGTTTTGCAAATAACCCAGAATATGTTGCAAGAGTTGAAGAAGAACTTGAAATTATTAAAGATAAGAAGTTTGCTCCATACTTCCTTGTAGTTCAAAGCATGATTGCTTGGGCTAAGAAAGAAGGAATAATGGTAGGGCCAGGTCGAGGATCTGCTGCTGGATCATTGGTTTGCTACGCTCTTGGAATTACAGATGTAGATCCTATTAAGTATGGACTTTTGTTTTTCCGTTTTATTAATCCAGAGCGCAACGACTTCCCTGATATTGATACAGATATTCAAGACTCTCGTCGTGATGAGGTTAAAGACTATCTTGTTAGACAATATAGGCACGTTGCATCTATTGCGACATTCTTACAGTTTAAAGATAAGGGTGTTGTCCGAGATGTTGCACGAGTATTAAACATTCCTCTTACAGACGTTAATAAGGTACTTAAGTTAGTTGACACTTGGGAAGACTTCTGCACATCAAAGTCAACAAGAGAGTTTAGAGAAAAGTATCCAGAGGTAGAGATTTATGGAGAGCAACTTCGTGGTCGCATTCGTGGTACAGGTATTCATGCTGCTGGTGTTGTAACATCTAAGGATCCAATCTTTAGATATGCACCAATGGAAACAAGATCATCTCCAGGTTCTGATGAAAGAATTCCTGTTGTTGGTGTTGATATGGAAGAAGCAGAGCGAATTGGCCTTATTAAGATTGATGCTTTGGGTCTAAAGACTCTTAGTGTTATTCAAGATGCTGTTGCAATGATTAAAGAGAATCATTACAAGGATATTGATTTACACTCGCTTGACCTTGCAGACCCAAAGATTTATGAAATGCTTTCTGACGGCTACACAAAAGGTGTATTCCAGTGTGAAGCAACACCATACACAAACCTTCTTGTTAAGATGGGTGTAAAGAACTTTAACGAACTTGCTGCATCAAATGCTCTTGTTCGTCCAGGTGCTATGAATACAATTGGTAAAGATTACATTGCACGTAAGCACGGAAAGCAGAATGTATCTTATAGTCACCAAATTATGAAACCATTTACGGAGGATACTTATGGTTGCGTTTTATACCAGGAACAAGTTATGCAAGCATGCGTACACCTTGGACAGATGTCCATGTCAGAAGCAGATAAAGTTAGAAAGATCATTGGAAAGAAAAAAGATGCTAAAGACTTTGATGAGTTCAAAGACAGGTTTGTCAAGGGCGCTTCTGCCTTTGTTAGTCCCAATCAGGCTCTTGATCTATGGCATGACTTTGAAGCGCATGCGGGTTACTCGTTCAACAAGTCTCATGCGGTTGCTTACTCTACGCTCTCGTATTGGACGGCGTGGCTAAAGTATTATTATCCACTAGAGTTTATGTTTGCCCTTCTTAAAAATGAAAAGGACAAGGATAACAGAACTGAGTACCTTATTGAGGCAAAGCGTATGGGGATTCCTGTAAAGTTACCTCATATCAACGACTCAGACTTTGACTTTAAGATTGAAGGTAAAGGTATTAGATTTGGCCTGACTGGTATTAAGTACATATCAAGCAACATTGCAGAAAAGTATATTGCTGCAAGACCTTTTAAGACATTGAAAGAGGTGGAGGAGTTTACTTTTACCAAAGGTAATGGGGTAAACAGTCGTGCACTTCAAGCAATGAATATGGTTGGCGCTTTAACGTTTCCAGATAATCCAAGAAACGATAGTCAGATTAAAGAAAACCTATACGAATATTTAAACCTTCCAGAGTTTAATATTACAATTCCTTCACACTACTACGCATTTATACAGGATGTGGAAGAGTTTGAGGAAAAGGGGTCATATGTTTTACTGGGTATGGTAAAATCAATTAAACGAGGAACAGGATGGTCACGAGTTGAAGTTTTGGACAAGACTGGTAGTGTTGGTATATTTGATGAAGAAGGAACGACTATTGAGACTGGTCGTACTTACCTTATTCTTTGTAATGATAACAGGATTGTTTCTGCAGTACCTGCTGATGAAATAAAAGGATCTTCAAACGCCCTTGTAAAGTTCTTGGGTTATAAGCAGTTACCTTATAAAGATGAAGAAATGTTTGTAGTTTCTTTTAAACCAAGAATTACAAAGGCTGGAAAAAAGATGGCATCTCTTACATTAGCAGATACAGACAGAGATCTTCATTCTATTACAGTTTTCCCTACATCTTTTGCAAAAGCATATATGCATATTGAAGAAGGAAAGGCTTATAAATTTAGTTTTGGTAAAACAAAAGACGGAACAGTAACATTGGAGGATGTACATGTCAGTTAGTATCGAAGAAGCGTTAGCACAGTTAGATCCCAAGTTAAGAAAGAGATTGGGCAGTGGAGTAGGAGTCAACTATGAGTATCAGCCCACTCCTAGTTTTGGGCTAAACCGTGCTCTTGGTGGAGGGCTTCCTTACGGTAGACAGGTACTTATCTGGGGATCAAAGTCTTCAGCAAAGTCTTCTATGTGTCTTCAGATGATCGCTTTAGCACAGGCAGAAGGAAAGTTGTGTGCATGGATTGACTCAGAGATGTCATACTCAGAAGACTGGGCTAGAACTTTGGGAGTAGATCCAGAAAAACTAATCTACTCACAAGCAAGAACTATTAGCGATATGGTAGATGTAGGTGTTGGACTTATGAACGCTGGAGTTGACCTAATTGTGGTAGACTCTATTACATCAATGCTTCCAGCAATCTATTTTGAAAAAGATACAGATGAGATGAAGGCATTAGAAAACACTAAACAGATTGGAGCCGAATCCCGTGACTTTAGTAACGCATGGAAAATGCTTAACTATGCAAACAATAAAGTTAAGCCAACTCTGCTTGTTCTCATTTCTCAGTCTCGTAATAATATTAATGCTATGTATACTAGCCAGCAGCCTTCTGGTGGCCAGGCTACTAAGTTTTATTCCTCATGTATTGTTAAACTCTTTTCTTCAGAGTCAGACAATCAAGCGATTAAGGGCAAGATCAAAGTAGGAGATAAATTAATTGAAGAAAAAATTGGTAGAACTATTAAATGGGAACTCCAGTTCTCCAAAACCTCTCCAGGGTTCCAATCTGGTGAGTATGATTTTTACTTTAGAGGTGACGATATTGGTCTTGATACCATTGGTGATCTGGTTACTACAGCAGAACTAAATGGTATTGTAGAGCGCACAGGGGCTTGGTATATCCTTCCTGATGGCTCAAAGGTTCAGGGTAAGGAAGCGTTTGTGAATCGTGTAAGAGAGGATCTTGACTTGCAAGAATCAATCAAGGCAAGGTTAAATGGCTAACTACAGCATATACGAAGGAAAGTTTCCTTGCAAAACATGTAAAAAAGAAGTAAAGACTATGAGAGTTTATATGGAGACTGGAATGGCCTCTTGGATGTGCTCAGACAAACATCTGTCAGAGGTGATGCTATTTAAAAAAGGATACAAGAAAGTAAAAAGAGATGACTGAAAAAAGTGAAAGCAAAAGGATTGGGGCTAAGCAGCACAAGAACTCTGGTCGTAACACCCAAAAGGGAGATGCTTCTTGGAAAAACTTTGTTGTAGATTTTAAAGAGGTTGGAAAATCTTTTACTTTAAATAAAGAGGTTTGGGCAAAGGCTACCACCGATGCTATGAAGAATGGCAAGGATCCAGCAATAGTTGTAGTAATAGGCGAGGGTAACTCAAAGGTAAGACTTGCAATAATTGAAATGTCAATTCTTGAGAATCTAACTGATGGTGTATAATAAGAGTATGGCAAACAATAGTTATAAAGAAAATGTATTTACTGAAGAAGAAATTAAGGATATAGAGACAAACATCTCAAATGAACTTAAAAGTAGAGAGCATGTTGAATGGTCAGATGCTCTTATGGGTAATACACATACAGAAAACCTTGTTAGAATTAAAAGAGATTTTCTTGGAAGGATTGAAATTAATAACCTACCAATGCCAGACTCAGTTATTGAAAAGGTTTTAAAACTTGCAAAAGATATGTATCAACTAGAAACTTCACACCCTCAAAATATTAGTGGTATAACGTACGTTGAGTATAATCCAAAATATGGTACACCATCTTTAAATGTTCATAAAGATAATGGGTCCTGTGGCTTTATATTGGATTATCAACTTGCTTCAAACATATCTTGGCCATTTGGTGTTGAGGAGTCGACATACGTCTTGTCAGATAATTCTATTTTGGCTATGTATCCAACCACACATTATCATTGGAGACCAAGTATTAAATGGAGTGAGGGTAACTTTGTTAGACTTATATTCTTTGAGTTTTTTACTCCAGGGCTAATAAAGGTTGAAGATCCAGAAAAGTATCAAAGTGCTTTGAGTTTTGCCAATAGTTTTGTACAGGAGGATAAGAATGAAGTATGATGAAGTAAATACGATTGTTGACTCAGTTTTAACTGAAGAAGAAATTAAAATGATTTATTCGTTAGTTGAAAAGTCTAACGAGGGCTACCTAATGGAACTGTTTAATCAAAAAATATCAAACTTTCCATTACCAGAAGATATATCTAAAAAAATAATTAGTAAATGTGAGGAGTTGTCTGGGGAGTCAGGATTGGAGATATCTGAGTACCAGTTTTCTAAATATGAAAAAACAACAGATGAAAATGGAAAGACAAGGTATCCAAACCTATTCCCTCATTTTGACGACACCTTTCCAGAGCCAAGGTTCACCTTTGACTATCAGATAGGTGGTAATACTACCTGGCCACTAGTAGTTGAAGGCAGTGTCTTTGAGTTAAAAAATAATCAGGCTTTAACATTTTCTGGAACACACCAGATTCATTGGAGAGTAAAAAAAGATTTTAAAGATGGAGAAAGAATAGATATGATTTTCTTCCATCTCAGAAAAAGAGGCGGGGATAAAAAAGACCCTTCTGTAAACGAAACAATGAATGCTAAAGAGGGAAAGTTTAGAAAGATGTACGATCAGGGGAATAACTAAAATGGCAGAAATGCATAACTACCTAACACCAATGGATAAGTATTCAAAAAGACTGCCTTTTTATATAGACAACTTATTTGATTCAGACCAAGTTTTAAGAATTAAATCTCTTTTAGAAGAGAACAGAAAACTAGAACCTTTTATCATTGGTGACAGAATTGAAGATGGATACATAAGAACTTCTGAATTTAGAAGTAGGTATCAGCCAAAGATTGCAAAGAATATGTCAAGAACTTTGATCGAGTTTGATATGCCAGAAGACTGTGAGAAGGTTTTGGATAGCATTGCTAAGCCGTTGTATGACGGTGATATAGCGCTATGTCACTATAACTATATTGACTACAATATTAAGTATGGGTATGGAGACAATAGCCCAGCGCTACCACCACACCTTGATGCAGATGAGAACCTTATAACTATTAACTACTGCCTTGATACAAATATTGACTGGGACCTTTACATAAGTACCCCAGAAGATTCTTCTAAATTTGAAAAGTATACACTGACTGCTGGTCAAACCATTGTCTTTAGTGCTGTTAATCAAATTCACTGGAGACCAAAAAGAAAATTTAAAGAAGGGGAGTTCTGTGAGATTATTAGCATGGATTACTGCCCAACTACCAACTATAGGTTTACTGGAGAGGACAATCCTATTGATCCAGAAAAAAGCCCAATGAAAAGAAAAGAGTATCTAGATAAGTTACAGTCTCGCCAAGAGATGATGGCTGCATTTAATTTATGGAACGAAGAGGGTCTTCGTGACGGTATTGACATGAAATCGATGGGGTAAACATGGAACAACAAGGTACAACAATAGATATGGTAAACGGTCTAGCAGAGATTGCAGACTACATGCAGGATGAGGAGTTAACAGTAGCGCTTACAATGATAGCCAAGTTAATTATTAAGCCAGACATTCCTTTGAACGTAGCACACGTAGAGATAGTACGGCTTCAAGCAATAGCAGCAAAGATGGCTTTTAAGGCTACATGGATGGCTAATGTTGATAAGTCAGATCGTGGAAAGAAGAATCTTTATTATACTGCAGCAGAGTCTCTTAATAATTTAGTGTCTGCACTCAAATATATAACCCGTTAATCTGCTATACTTATACTAATAGAAACGAGTAAAACATGACAAAAAGTTTATTACAGCAGATTATGGTTAAACAGGAAAAGCCACCAGTGCACTCAGTAGATGTTGCTGGTTTGACTGAAAAGATTCAGTCTGGATATATTGTAAACCGAATTGATAAGCAAACACAGAAGAAAACCTTTGCCCCATCTACAATTGCCTACGGGCATGGAGAGTGTCCAAGGTATTGGTATCTTGCATTTGATGGTCAAATGTTTGAGGATGATGCAACACCATATAGTGCAGCAAACATGACTGCAGGAACAAAATCTCACGAAAGAATTCAGGAAGCCATGGGCAACGTTCCAGACTTTCTTGTTGACTCTGAGTTTAAAATTACAAACAATGATCCACCAATCTTTGGATATGGGGACGTTATTGTAAATTGGCAGGGAGAAGAACTCCTTGGGGAAATCAAGACAATGATGAATGAAGGGTTTGAATACCGTAAGGCACACAACAAACCTAAGAGCGGTCACCTAATTCAGTTATTGATTTATATGAAGATTCTAAAGAAGGCTAAGGCAGTTCTTATTTATGAGAACAAGAATAACCATGAGTTGCTAATCCTTCCAGTAGAAGTTAATGATTATTATCGTCGGTGGGTAGACCAGACGTTTGAATGGATGAGATCAGTTCGTAAGGCTTGGGTCGACAGAACCCTACCTGAAAAGAACTATCGCTCAAATTCAAAAATTTGCAAATCATGTCCAATTAAAAAGGCATGTGCAGAGGCTGGTAAGGGAGACTTTAAACTAAAGTCCTTGGAGCCACTAGATGAAACACTGCCAATGGTGTGATAAACAATTTAAAACAGATATAACATATCAAATATACTGTTCACCAGAGTGCAGAGATATGTCTACTAAAGAAAAAATTGCTGCAAGGTATATGATTTCTAGACGACAAAAAAGAAAAGGCAAGGAAAGAAATTGCAAGTCATGTAAAGAACCTTTATCAATATATAACGATGAAAGTCTTTGTGTTAAGTGCAATGTAAATCCTTCAGATGTTGCAAAAGCATTAAAAGAAATTAAGGATAATCTAAAATGAAATTAGCAGAGGCAATAGGGATAAAAATCCCAAAGACTATTTGTGCTATTGATGCAAGCACTAATAGCCTTGCCTTTGCTATTTTTAACACAGAGAAAAAAACCTTAGAGTCAGTTGGCAAGATTACCTTTAAAGGAAAAGACACCTATGAAAAGGTTATGGACGCAGGACAAAAAGTTAAACTATTTATTGACATGTATGGTGGCTTTGAGGCAATAATTATTGAGCATACTGTTTTTATGAATAGTCCTAAAACTGCTGCTGACCTTGCTTTGGTTCAGGGGGCAATACTTGGGTCTGCTGGACAGTCTGGTACCAAGATTATTGGAAAGGTTTCCCCAATAACTTGGCAAAACTTTATCGGAAATAAAAAGATCTCTAAAGAAGAGCAACTTATTATTCGTGCACAAACCCCAGGAAAATCTGAATCATACTATAAAGCCTACGAGAGAATGCTTCGCAAAGAAAGAACAATAAACTTTATTAATATTAATTATGATAGGTCTATTACAGATAACGATGTGGCAGATGCTTGTGGAATTGGCCACTGGGCACTATCAAACTGGGGTAAGGCAATTGGAGTTGACAAATAATACTATGGCTGCTAAACTATATACAAGTGAAGTCTTTATGCGTAAGAGGTATCTTGTGGATAAAAAGACTCCAGAAGAGATTGCAAAGGAGTGCGGATCTAGTGTTGAAACTATATACGTATACCTTGCTAAATTTGGATTAAGGAAATCAAAAAGATGAAAAAGATTAAATATGTAGCGTTTGTTCTATCATTGGTAGCAGCGGTAGGAATTGCATATGCAACTGCAACTCTTAAAGGGTTTCCAGATGCATTTGATATGGAGGAAGATGATGAGTGAAAACTTAAACATAACTGTTGATCAAGTCAACCACCCAGCCCACTATACTACAGACCCTTCTGGAGTAGAATGTATTCAAATTACACGTCATCGTAACTTTAACATTGGTAATGCTTTTAAGTATTTGTGGAGAGCAGGAATCAAGGATGAATCAAAAACCATCCAGGATCTTGAGAAAGCCATCTTTTATATCAAAGACGAAATCAACAGATTAGAAGGTAAGTATGTCAACCGAAGATGATTTAGTTAAGCACCTTGATCAGGTAAACCTGGTAGTAGAAGAATACCTAAAAGGTAACGATCCTACAGTAATTTCAAAGCAACTGGATATACCAAGAACAAAGGTTGTTACACTAATCAATGAATGGAAAGTCATGGCATCTGCTAATGATGCTATTCGTGCCCGTGCCAAAGAAGCACTTGCAGCAGCAGATACACACTATAGCAAGTTGGTTTCACGCACATACGAGGTGATTGATGAAGCCTCTATGACTAACAATCTTAGTGCAAAGACTGCAGCAATTAAACTTGTTATGGACATTGAGTCCAAAAGAATTGACATGTTGCAAAAGGCTGGCCTGCTTGAAAACAAAGAACTTGCAGAAGAGATGATTGAAATTGAGCGTCGCCAAGAAGTTCTTGTTTCTATATTAAAGGACATTGCTTCAGAGTATCCACAGGTTCGTGATGAGATTATGCGTAGACTTTCTTCATTTGCAAAAGACAACGAGGTGATTACAGTTGTCCACGATGTTCAATGAGTTTTTAGAAGCACTACAAGATGATCACTTTCAAGAGATTCCAGTAGACGCAAGAACATTTGTAGAGGGAGAAGCATACCTTGGCCAACCTCCACTGTCAGATATTCAGTACGACATTGTAGAAGCCATGAGCCAGATCTATCGTAAAGAAGATCTTATAAATTTGCTGGGGGAAGAAAAAGGAAACCAATATTATAATAAGTATACTAAGAACGAAATCATTCTGCAACTTGGCAAGGGATCTGGAAAAGACTTTACATCAACAGTAGCATGCTCATACATCGTATATAAACTTCTATGTTTAAAAGACCCAGCAAAATATTTTGGTAAGCCCTCTGGAGATGCTATTGACCTTATCAATGTGGCTATTAACGCTCAACAAGCAAAAAATGTTTTCTTTAAAGGTTTTAAGACCAAGATTGAAAAGTCTCCTTGGTTTGTTGGAAAGTACAATGCTAAGGCAGACTCAGTTGAGTTTGATAAGTCTATTACAGTTTATTCTGGTCACTCAGAAAGAGAGTCTCATGAGGGTTTAAACCTTCTTCTTGCTGTTCTTGATGAAATCTCTGGCTTTGCTTCTGAGATTGGAACAGGAAATGATCAGGGTAAGACTGCTGACAATATCTACAGAGCATTCCGTGCTTCAGTAGATTCTCGCTTTCCTGACTTAGGCAAGGTTGTTTTGCTTTCATTCCCAAGATATCCAGGAGACTTTATTTCAGAAAGATATGATGCTGTAATTGCTGAAAAAGAGTCAATTGAAAAGACTCACAGGTTTATTATCAATCCAATCTTGCCAGAAGATGATCCAGATAACTATTTTGATATTTCCTGGGATGAAGATCAAATTCTTTCATATAAATATCCAGGAGTCTTCGCATTAAAGAAACCAACATGGGAAGTAAACCCTACAAGAAAGATTGATGATTTTAAGATTGCATTTTTAACAGACATAGGAGATGCAATGCAAAGATTTGCATGCGTTCCAACTTTTGCATCAGATGCCTTTTTTAAGCAGTCTGAAAAAGTAAGAGCCTGTATGACATTGAGAAACCCTGTAGATAACTTTAGAAGGTTTGATGAATCTTTTAAACCAGATCCAGACAAGGTTTATTATGTTCATGCTGACCTTGCACAAAAGCATGACAAGTGTGCTGTTGCTATTGCTCACGTAGATAAATGGGTAAATATTCAGGTAATTAATAACTATGAACAAGTAGCACCAATTGTTGTGGTAGATGCAGTAGCCTGGTGGGAGCCAAAGGTTGAAGGACCTGTTAACCTATCTGAAGTAAAGATGTGGATTCAAAACCTTCGTAGGCTTGGATTTAATATTGGAATGGTTTCCTTTGACCGCTGGCAGTCATTCGATATTCAAAATGAGTTAAAGCAGGTAGGAATGAGAACTGATACTGTTTCTGTTGCCAAAAAACATTATGAAGATATGGCTATGCTTGTCTATGAGGAAAGACTGGCTATGCCAGCAATCGAACTATTGTTCGATGAACTAACCCAGTTAAAGATTATGAAAAATAACAGAGTTGACCACCCACGAAAGAAGTCAAAAGACCTGGCAGATGCCGTGTGTGGAGCAATATTTGGGGCAATATCACATACCCCAAAAGACCAAAATATGGTGGTCGAAGTTCATACCATTAGTGATCGACCTAAGCAGGTTGACACAGGTAGAGACAATGTGATAGAATATAAACCTATGCCAGATGATGTAAAAGATTATCTGGATAGATTCAATCTACTATAAATAAGGAGAAATACCGAATGAATTCATTCAAGAAAATCGCACTAGCCATGGTTGCAGCCATGACTTTGGGCACAATCGTAGCAACACCTGCAAGTGCTGCTGTAATGACAGTTGCTGTAGATCTTGCTGGAACGGCTAACACAACCGCTTCTTCAATTGCTACACCTGCTGCATTGCCAGTCCCTGCAGACAACACAGTTGACGCTGCTGACGCACTTAAGTTCGTCGCAACAGTTGACACAGGAACAGTCGTTTCTGTAGTGACAACAAACGCAACAATCGTGTCTGCATTACACACATCTGCTGCACCAGTAGCAGCGACATCAGGATCATCGTCATTGACAATCGCAACTGGTACAGGAACAACTGCAACATTCTATGTCTATACAAAGACAACAGCAATTGGCACAGTTGTAATCAACAACGGTGGAACAACCCTTACATACTATGTACAGGGCACTGCTGGTAAGATCAACAACCTAACAGTAACCGCTCCAGTATCAGGTGCTGCAGGTACAAAGCAAGACATTCTAGTTACAGCAACAGACGTATTTGGAAACAAGGTTTCTGGTAAGTCCCTTACTGCAACAGTATTTGCTGCAACAGCAACACTTGATTCAGCAACAGCATCAACAGGTGCTACACTTTCAGACTTTGGAGTTGCAACATTTAAGGCAACACTTCCAACAGTTGGAACACGAGCACTAGTTATGTTTGCTCCAACAACATCAACAGATGCAGTTGCTGCAGCAGTTGTAGGCTTGACTGCTCCAACACTTGCTCCATTTGCAGAGATCACAGTCCGTGATCTTGTAGCAGAACTTGCTGCTCAGATTGCTGCTAAGACTGCAGCAGAAAAGGCTCTTGCAGATGCTCTTGCCAAGGCTGCAGCCGATTCTGCTACTGCTAAGTCAGTTGCAGATTCAAATGCGCTCACTGCAGCAGCAGAGATTGCTAAGTTAAAGGCAGAGGCTGTTTCAGCCAAGATTGCTTCAGACAAGGCTCTTGTTGACGCTATCGCTGCTAAGGATGCTCAGATTGCTAAGTTGACTTCAGATAACACTGCTGCACTTGCATCACTAAAGAAGGCATTCAACACACTTGCAAACAAGTGGAACAAGAAGAATCCAAAGGCAAAGGTTACTTTAGTTAAGTAATTATTCCAACATTAAAGGGGTTGCCAATTACGGCAGCCCCTTTTTTGTGCAATAAAATGGTATAATCATCCTATCAGACATGTCGTCTGCAAGGGGGAAAGGTAATTAAACGACTACTAAGAATAGTAACGGCCACAGTCTTAGCCTTTGGCTGGCTACTTATAGCCCCCCAGGAAGCCCACTCTGATGATCCACTCACAGTAGCAGCCCAAGAAATACAGGAACTTAACGATAGCGTAGATGACCTTGGCTATCAAGATGATTTTATAGATCTTATAGAGATAGCAGAAAATAAGTTTGCCTCAGCCACAAATGCGAAGGAACTTAAAGATGATGCCTATGATGCCCACGAAGATGCAGTAGAAGCAGAAGCCACAGCCTTAGAAGCAAAAAATCTTGCCCAGTCAAATGTGGATGGTCAGACAGCCACAGTAGCCTTGGCCCTTGAACATAAAGACAACGCTCTTGAAGAAAGAAACGATGCACAGGATGCTCTCAGCATAGCCAACATAAATGTTCAAACCACACAGTCTAATATGCAGGCTGCTGGAGGAACAGGGTTAGCCTATACGGTTTATACTCTTGTCAGACAAGGAAATGTCGCTACCCCAGGATCTGTGCTTTGTTCTGGCACTTGGAACTCAAACTCTATGTATCTTCCAGTTTGTGGCAACAGGTATGAAAATTTTATAGTTAAATTTACTGGAACGATTACTGTCCCATCATGGTTTACAACAACATATTTTGCAGGATATACAGATGATGGATTTAGAATGTATGTAGACGGAGTTCTTGCAGTTGATAACTGGCAAGAGCAAGGCACTACTTGGAGTGATTATTCACCAGTATATGATGTTAGTGAAGACAAAACATTGGGTGTAGAAATTTGGTGGTATAACGGCGGAGGTCCTGGATCTTATCATCTTGGATGGGCAATTCCTGGAGGCTGGACTGGAGTAGGATGCGACTATGCTGGAGATCCACGAGTATGGGGACAAAACTTTAGTTGTAATCTTAATACATTTTCTTCTGGCTCAGGACCAACACAGGAACAGATCAATGCTTACAATGATGCTGTTGAAGCACAGGCTATAGCACAAACAATCTATAATAATAAATTAGCAGTATATAATGACAAACTAAATGTTTACAATCAAGAAGTACAAGTCTTACAAAATCTCACATCAAACCTCACAACAGCAATACAAAACCTAACAATCGCACAACAAAACCTAACATCTGCTTTAGAATTAAAAAATAATAGAATCAACACATATAATCAATCTATAATTGATTTAAATGCTGCTATTGAAGATGCATGGACTTATTATTTTGAGCAGGCACAAAGAGAACTTAATGCTGCTATTGCTCAGGCAGCAGCCAATGCTGCAGCCAATCAGCCTACCCCAGAACCAACACCAGAACCTTCTCCAGAACCAACTGAAGAGCCAACAGATGAACCAAGCCCAGAGCCCTCACCAGAGCCTACAGAGGAACCAACTGAAGAACCTACACCAGAACCATCTCCAGAGCCTACAGTAGACCCTACAGATGAGCCTACACCTGAACCTACCCCAGAGGTTACACCAGATCCAGAACCAACTGAGGAGCCAGTTGTAGAGCCTACTGAAGAACCTACCCCAGAACCTTCACCAGAACCTGGACCAGATCCAGAACCAGAAGATAATCCTTGGACTGAACCAGATGTAGAAATCAAAGATGAAGTATTAGAAGCCCTCATTCCTGAAAAGGGAACTGGTACATCAGAAGATTTATCTGGAGTTATTGCTAACCTTACAAGCAAAGATAATAAGTTAGTTACTCTTTCCCCTGAACAAATTACAGCAGTAAGTCAAACACTCAAAGCATTGACGCAAGAAGCAAAAGTAGAAGTTGCAGAAGACCTTGGCATTAAGCCGTCAGAAGTTGCACAGATTGCTGAGCAGATGAAGTCTAACCCAGAACTTGCCTCAGCATTTGTTGAGTTCGCAGAAAGAGCAGGGGATGCAGGAGAAACCCCAATGCCATTTACATTAGCAGATGCAGTAACAGAAGTACAGACAGAAGCATTTTTAGCAGACCCACTTGGTGCAGTATTTGAAGTGGATGTTACAGAACTCCTATCCAATTTCTCTGAGTTGGGTATGGATATGACAGATGATCAGAGAGAAAAAGCCCAAGAAGTCATTATCCCAGTAATCATTGTTTCACAGATTGCAAATGTAATGATTGGGATGAGGAGGTAAAAATGAAAATAATCAAAAAGGTTGTGAAGGGATTCTTCACATGGCTTAAAGATGCAGGGGTGGAAGTGATTGCACAGGCCTTTACTCTCCTTGGCTTCTTCATCGCATGGCTAACTTTGACGGGATCAGCAAGAGACATTGTTGGTATTGCAGTACTTGCAACTACAGTAATCTGGCTTATTACAATCCCACTAAGAAAGGAGGACTAAATATGGCAACTAAAAAGGTAGTAGAGCCTCCTAAGAAGGAGCACCCACAAAAGGCAATTACTAATATATTGATGAGAATCGTAGCAGTCTTTGCAGCATCTGGTCTATCAGTACTTGGTGCTGGAGCAGTTGTAGGAATTGACACAGTTCAGGCAGTATTCTTAGCAGGACTATTAGGCGTAGCAACAGTCATTGAAAGACTGGCAAGGGCTTTTTTGGACGATGGAAAACTCACATTGGCAGAGATCAATGATGCGTTTAAAACGGTAGACAAAAAGGCTAATTAGTCATTATTAACGTTAGTTGACAGCCCTCTCTGGGCAATGGTATACTTAAGTATCACCTATCTGGAGAGGGCTTTGTCATGACCTGTATTGCTGTAGTAAAACATGAAGATAAAATCTACATGGCTGGAGATCGTGGAGCATCAGACGATGGGACTATTCTAGCACTTGATGCACCAAAGGTTTGGAAGATAGGTCCTTATCTTATTGGCTATGCTGGATCAATGGACGGAGAAAGAATCCGTTTTAACTTTAAGCCAAGTGCTCCTAACATTAAAGATACAGATAAGTTTATGCAGACAAGGTTTATTAAAGAACTAAAGGAATTCTATAATGAGTTCTGGGTTGACACATCCAAAGACGGAGACCTTGGTTTGATCATTGCAGTTCGTGGAGAAATCTATGAACACAGTTCTGGGGATATGTCTTTATCTAAGTACATACTTCCTTATCTTGCAATGGGCTCTGGAGCAGAGTATGCTTATGGGGTTTTGTATGCAACTGATAAACAAAAAAATGCAAGAAATAGGGTTGTTCAAGCAGTTAACGCTGCTATCAAGTTTAATCCTTCTTGCATGGGGCCAGTAGATGTAGTTAGTTTATGAGAGAGTTTCGCACTGACACAAATAATATTATCAATAAAACTTCTTGGAATCTAGTTGGAGCGTATAAAGAAGTTTTTGGCAACCTTAATGACAAACTTTATCCATGCGTAATAAATGATAAAAAAGTTATTCTTGGTGGGTATAATAACTGGGATTGGCCCACCCTGCAGTTCATGAATATTGATGGGTATAGGTCTGACAACTTTAAAAAAAATACAGAAAACGATATTGTTTTTTTAGGTTGTTCACAAACTTTTGGAGTTGGTATTGCACAAAATTTTACTTGGCCAAAAGTTGTACTAGATTCTATTGCACCAAACAATAACCTAAATAATTTGTCTCTTGTTTCAGGAGCAATAGAAGAAATTATTTATAATTTTTTTAAATATTGTAATATATATGATAATCCAGGAACAGTGTTTTTTTTAATGCCAGACATACATCGTGGCTTTGAGCCAGTATTAGAGTTGGCTCAATTAAGAGCAATACAGTTTTATCAAATATTAGAAATTTACTGCAAGATAAACAATATTAATCTTATTTCATCTACTTGGGATATTAGGAGACCTAATAATAATGATCAGAGTTTAAATGATTTTTTTGATGGAATGTTTGACACATTTTACAAAATAAATATACAGGATTATGCTAAAGATATTAATGATTTTATGGAAAAAAACAGCCATGAAGAGTATCTCTTGGTTGCTAGAGATAAAAAGCATATGGGTATTGCTATGCATCACGCTACTGCAAAGTTTATGGTAGAAAAATATTTAAACTTGACATCCAAACAAGAATAGGATACACTTTATATATGAGCGAAGAATTTGAAGAAATCTTAAAAGATATTCAAAATACAGAGGCAGATTTTAATGAGTTTGAGATCTGGCTTGAAAACGGAATTGAACGGGGATGGATAACAGAACCGTTCTGTAATACTCATGAAGGCGATCCTTATATGAGTGAAGAAGAGCAACAAGAGTGGGAAGCAGGTGGCGACCCATGTCAACTAGTAATCAAGATAAAGGGTATATAAATATGAAAAAGTTAATCGCACTAATCGCAGTACTGTTTTCAGTAGTAGTTCCAATTAATGCAAATGCAAACACAGTTGGTTCTGTTGTAATTATTGATAGCAATTTTAACGAGTCTTTTATTTCAGGAAGCCGTGAAGTAGTTTGCCTATACACATCCAACTGCTCTGTTCCTCAGTCTGGTAAAACAACAGAGTCAATGCATGGAACTATCATGGCAGAGGTTGCAAGAACTGCAAATCCAACCGCAAACCTTATTCTAATTAAGGCTGCAACTACTCCAACTGGAATCGTAAATGGAGATGATTTTAACACTGCTTTGTCTTGGGTTATTGCAAACCTAAAGACAAAGAATATCAAGTCTGTATCATTTGCTCGTGGATCAGGTGCAGCGTCTAATACGTCTACTGGGTGCATGCCAACACATCACACTGACAGGAATGTTCTAAAGGCAAAGACGATTGTGAATGTAGATTTACTGTCTTCGTCTGGAGTAAAGGTGTATGCCTCTACTGGAAACACAAACAAGGTTGGAAGTCTTGAGTATCCAGCATGCTTGCCAAATGTAACAGCCGTAACAACGCTGTCAAGACAAAAGACAGATGGGGTCAATGAGTACACAGATATCCTATTGTCTGCTGGATCATTAAAGGTTGTATCTTTAACTGGTGTCAATACAAAGCAGGTTTTTATGACAACATCTGCAACTGCTACTTTAGCAGCAGCGATGTACGACAAGATCTCATTTGTTCCTAACGGAAGAACAAGAGTATTGCTTCCTTAATTAGGATTGGGCTGTAACTCAGATGGTAGAGTGCCGAACTGTTAATTCGGATGTCGCAGGATCGATACCTGCCAGCCCAGCAAAGTAAGTTATATGGTGTATAATTGTTTTAGTAATTGAGAAGAATGGAGCAGCGTGGAATACCCATCAATTTTAAACAATATCACTGATGACTTTGATATATGGTACAAGACTAAAGATCCCGTTTTTTCTGATCTAAGTTTAAAGTCAAGGCTTCCAGATAGGTGGGTTAGGTTTGATACTGTAGCCAAGGGCAAATATAAAGACAGTGTAATTAAACCAATCAACACATATGTTCAGGCACTCTACCCAGCACCAACTTTAGTAAGTATAGAAAATGGTGTTGTTAGGCTTAGACAAAGAAACCATGCGGAGTTCTTTTTGCTTGAGACATCTACAAGGCTAAGAAATATTGACAGACCCTGGATGAGGCAATACTATAACACAGACTTTAAAATGGCAAAAGACAAAGAATGTTTTGATGATGTCTTTAAGTTTTACGCACCATGGTATATAGATTTAGACGTTGAGGTCTTTTATGAAACTCCACAAGAGGACTCTCCTTTTGTCATAAGCCCAGACTCATCAGTTCATAAAAAGATAGATAAAGAATTAATATATTTAGAGCCAGACTTTATACCCTTTAAATTTAAGAGAGTTGGCCCTCATATGGTTGACCATAGGTTTGGCAAAATAAAAAGGTATTCAGCGATGTTTGATATAGTATTTAAAGTAGATGGTATAATTGAAGAGAAAGTTAGGAACTTTTATGAACAAGATCAAGTTTTACCCATTTAGCCAGTCAACAACAGAGTTTACCCCAAAGCCATATCCTGCTTTAAAGGCTATTCCAGACTGGTATAAAAGTCAGCCATCAGTAATGAATGAGAAAGAATCTCTTGCACAGGGGTTTTCTACTTCAACAATTAAGAGATGCATGCCAATATTTGACTACATAACTGCGGGATACATACTATCTATCCCATGTGATATATATATTGATGCTACCAATCCAGAAAAACTAGAATGGTCAGTTCCACAACCTATGAAGACATTTGCGATAAGCATGATAGCCTCACATGCTGAAGAGCAGTATTCTCATTTTCCTATAGATAAAGATAAATACCATAAGCAACTGTTTAGAATTTTACCTTTCTGGTCAGTAAAAACAGAGCCAGGATATAGTTGTTTGTTTCTTCATCCAACACATAAAGATCCAGTACCTTTCCTAACAATAGAAGCAATAATAGACACTGATAATTTTATTACAGATGGACATGTTTCTATGTTAATTGAAAAAGATTTTAAGGGTGTTATAAAGCAAGGAACACCTTTTATTCAGGTACTTCCCTTTCAAAGAGAAGACTGGGAGATGGAACTGGTTGACCCAGAAGTTGCACAAAAAGAAATAACTGCACAAAGATTATCTCTTCGTAGTACTTTTTCTTTTGGATATAAGAACAAAATGAGATCAAAAAAGGATTTTAAGTGAGTGATGTCCCACTTCCTATAAAATTTACCCCAACATTCTTAGGTCACTCTGGAATGCTTACTATGCCAGTACCAGCGGTGTCTAAGGTTCCAGAATGGTACAGAAGTCTTGCACGTTTTGATAGATCAAATGACGATATAACTCTTGGGGTAAATAATAATGTAGGTACTGATGGAGCAATGGTAGCAACAAAAATGTGTATGCCATTTTTTGATGCACTAACTGCTGGATATCAGTATGTTCTAGAAGATGATGTATATGTTGACTTAGATAAAGATGGAAAGCCAATCATTTCATGGAAAGGCCAGGTAATGATGGTAGATAAAAGACCAACGATAGAATTACCAGTACCAGACAATTGTCATCCAATACACTATGGCTGGAGAATGAATTGGTTCTACGAAACTCCTCCAGGATATTCAGTATTGATTACACACCCAATGAATAGGTATGACCTTCCATTTTACACAATGTCTGGTATCGTTGAGTCAGATATATGGGGGCTTCCAGTTTTTACAGCCTTCTTTTTAAAAAGAAACTTTATAGGAGTAATACCAAAAGGAACTCCAATATTCCAGATTGTTCCAATTAAAAGAGATTCCTGGGAGTCTGAGTGCATCGAGACAGACGAGGCACTTGATAGACATGAACTAGCAGCAGAGAATAGAAGATCACGACTTTATGGATACTACAAACAAACAGCCTGGAGAAAAAAGATGTTTGGTGTAAAAAATTCTAAAATAAAAGAAGTTTCACACGACGATGAATGATATATTAGTTTTGATTTATTCCTACAAAGGTAAAAATCTTAAAGATGTTGTTGACAATGTTTTTAAAAATTCTAGCGGTAAAAGAAAAATAAAGGTTATAGTATCAGACCAACACCCACTAAACAGAAGAGACACCTTCTCTAGCATAGACTGCAGTTACTTTCATATATTTTGGGATTTTATAACAAGTCCATGCCATCATAAAAATTCTTTTATAAGGACAAACCTATCTAAGTATTCTTTAATTTTGGGAGACTCAGTTATGGTTCCAAAAAATTGGGATGATGATCTTGTTAGTCTTGTAGAAGAAAACAATTGCGTTATTTCTGGATCTGGCAAAACTGTTTTAGGGATAGAGAGCCTTTTCTTTTTAAAGAAAGAAAACATACATAGTGATAGTTTTTCAGTTACACAATACATAGACAGAGATTTTATCTTTGGGCTAACATCTTTTTTATCAGAAGTTAAATATCCAACCTATCTAAAATATAACGGAGAAGAAGAATCCCTGTCTGTTAAGATTTTTACAAAGGGTGTTGATATATATTCTGCCCCATCAAACTACTATAAAAAAGTTTCAGAAAATCTTATAGGTGAAATATATGTCCCATTTTCTTTAAATCATAACTATAATGAGGCAATAAGCCTTTTGCAAAATGGGTCTAATTCCTTTGAAAATATCAATGGACTAGAAAGAAGTGTAGAAGATTTTAATATTTTTCACGGAAATATATTTCAGCATCTAAATAATTTACCATTTCACACTAACGATGTTGAGTATGATCCACAAGCCCTTTCTTTTAATAAGGTAGATGCAAGAAGATATCTAGGCAACACAAAAGCAATCCATTAATGGTATAATTATATAAAGGAGAAAATATGACAGACTCAGATATGCCTGCAGAGCGCAGGGCAGACCTAAAAGGTGGACATAGAATCCACGTAATTAAGAATTTCATAACACCAGAAGACGCACAAACCCTTATTGATGAGCAAAGAAATCCATCATCAACAAACCCTTATCCAGAATACTATAAGAAGAGATTCGGAGGAACCTCTTTTCCATATAATGATCGTGTAATGGATATCTTAAAGAAGTATGGAGAAAAAGCAAATGAGGTTCATAAAGAACAGAATGCTTTTTATAATGATATCTATGTCTTTAAGGCTTTTGGCTCTTGGTGGACTGAGGGAACAAAGGGTGGCCTACATATAGACGCACAAGACCCTGAACCATTTATTGAGTGGAGTACAATTATCTACTTAAACGGTAACTTAAATCCACAAGAAGAAGAAGATGGGCAAACAATAAGTCCAGACCTAGAGTTTACTGGTGGAAGAATTTATTTCCCAAACCAAAACTATGTATATGAGCCAAGAAGATATTCTGCAGTATTTTTCCCTAGCGCTGGAACAGAGTACATTCATGGAATAACTAAGGTTCTATCTGGTAACAGACATACAGCATTATATATGCATACAAGTCTTCCTACCCACGCCGATCCAGATTTTATTAAGCCAGGGGTTGTTCCAAAATGGAAGGCTATGGGATACCCATTAAATGATGAATGATTTTGAAATTTTAGATCTTGGTTTAGTTTATTATAAAAATGTAGTAAATGATCCACAGGGTCTGATTAAAAAGATCGAAGAACTTGATTCAAGATATCAAGAGGAAAAGCCAGCACCCTTTATGACATCAGTAAAGCCATGGATTCCATGGACGTATGGAGAAGGTTCAAATAAGGTTACTTTTAATATGCAAAAGTTTATACCACAAGTTAAAGATATTTCAAAAACAGATATCTATTTAAACCAACAAACTTTTATATCAAATGAACTGTTCGGGGCACTTGATAGAACACTTAGTCACTACTCAACTGAACTTTATCCTTTTGCTGAAAAAAACATAAAGTCTAGAGAAAAGACCATGCATCTGCTTAAATATGATAAAACTGGACACCTACCAGCACATCAGGATCAAGGAATTAGTACAAGAGTTTTATCTGTTCTTTTATATCTAAATGATGACTACGAGGGTGGAGAAATTGAGTTTAGACATTCTGGGTTAAAGTTTAAGCCAGAGGCAGGAAGCGTACTGTTTTTTCCATCAAACTTCTTATATGTTCATGAGGTGTACCCAGTCACAAAGGGTCCAAGGTATGCACTACCAAATTGGTACCATAATGTCCCACTTGAGTTTAAGAGAGACTCAACAGGTGATGAATGATAATTCTTGGTATTAACGAAACCACACATGATGCATCAGTATCTTTAATTAAAGATGGAGAGATACTTTTTGCTGGTCATGCAGAAAGATACAGCAAGGAAAAAAATGATTGGTTTACAAATAGAGAACTTATTAAAGATGCTCTTCAATACGGTTATCCAGATCAAATTGCATACTATGAAAAGCCATTACTAAAAAAAACAAGGTTGTTATTAAAAGGCGGATTCGGTGGAGGTAGACCATGGTTTGAAACAACAGAACTTGGAAAACTGCCAAGAAAAAACTTTAAGCATCACTACTCTCATGCAGCAGCAGGATACTATACAAGTAGTTTTGATGATGCTGTAATTGTAGTGTTAGATGCTATTGGTGAGTGGGAAACTTGCAGTGTCTGGGTTGGTGAAGGAGAAAAGATAAAACATGTTTACTCTGATAGTTACCCTTTTAGTTTTGGCTTGTTTTATTCAGCATTTACACAACTAATAGGTCTAATGCCAAACCAAGAGGAATATATCATGATGGGTATGGCTGCCTATGGGGACTGGAAGAAGCATTATCTAAAAGTTAATGCATACTTTGAATCTACAATCTATCAAAAGTATAACTTTCACAAGGGCATTCAAGACTGGGGTGTTATTGAAAATGAACAAGACAGATTTGATATAGCAGCAGCCGTTCAGTATGTATATGAAAGAAGGCTATTGGAGTTTATGTCGCAAGCAAAGTCTAATACAGGTAAAAAGAACTTAGTCTTTATGGGTGGTTGTGCTCTTAACTCATCAGCAAATACAGCCCTGTGGACACTTTTCGATATGATTTGGATCATGCCCAACCCTGGAGATGCTGGTAGTTCTTTAGGTGCAGCAGCAGCCTTATACGGAAAACACCTTGACTGGAAGACTCCATATCTTGGCTATGATCTTGGAGGAGAGTATCCTGTTCAGCAAATTGTGGACGGTATATTAAAAGATGGAATCGTTGCAGTAGCATCAGGCAAAGCAGAGTATGGCCCAAGAGCATTAGGAAATAGATCTATCCTTGCCGATCCAAGAGATCCACTCATCAAAGACAAAGTAAACCTAATTAAACAAAGAGAACTTTTTAGGCCCTTTGCCCCAGTTGTTTTGGCTGAACATGCACATAAATGGTTTGATATGGATTTTGAAAGCCCATACATGCAATATACAGTAAAATGTTTGCAACCAGAAAAGATACCTTCTGTAGTGCACAAAGATGGAACCTCCAGGGTACAGACGGTCACTAAAGATCAGCACCCAGGATTATATAGAGCAATAAACAAGTTCTACCTTCAAACTGGTGTTCCAGTTCTTTTAAATACAAGTCTTAATATTAAAGGACAGCCATTGCTTAATGATGAAAATGATATTATTAAGTGGGAAAAAGAATATAATTTTAATATATTGGGAGACAAGGGTGTCAGAACATTATTTGATGAGTAGTATTTTAAAAAACGATATTGTCGAGTCTTTGTTTTTTAATAATTTAGAAAAAATAGAAAGAACAGAAAGTGAAAGATTTGTTCACAGAACAGAAAATATAACTAAAAAAGATAAAGCAAATACAGATGTTGAATATCTGTATAATAGTTTTGGTTTTCGCTCAGATGAATTTAAAAAGGATCATGAAAAGGAGCACATACTTTTTGCTGGCTGTTCAGAAACAGAAGGGATTGGTGGCAACCTGGATTCGGCTTGGGCACATATGCTTTATTCTAAGATTTTAAAAGAAGTGGAACTGTCTGGATTTTTTAATATAGGACGGGCTGGATGGGGTTATGATAGGATAATTTCAAATATTATGTCCTATATAGATTCTTATGGAAAGCCAGATAAAATATTTATTCTTTTCCCAAACATTGGTAGATTTTATAATTGGGATGGGGCTCAATCAAAATATCTAGAAGTTTTTGAGTATTCTTCATCAATACCTCCAGAAATTGACGACGAAGAAAAAAAAATATATCCCAAGCACAAAAAAGATTTAAATATAGGAGATCATAGAAAACTTTTTATTTCATTTACAATGATATTAAAAATATTTGAAGAGTATTGTTCTTCTTCTGGTATAGAATTGTTTTGGTCCACATGGAATAGTTATGATTTAAAAAATTTAGAGAAGGTTAATACTTTTAAGAGATATATCCCTATGAATTGCACTGATTTTTATAAAGAAAAAGAAGACTATCTTTTAAAAATCTCAAAAGACCGTAAAGACTGGGGGTCAAAAAGAGATGGGCATGCTGGATACCTTCTTCATTTATCCTGGTGTGAAAAATTTTATAGTCAAATAAATTTTGACTAAATGGCAGATTAGTGGTATACTAGAACAATAAACAAAGGAGGCCAGACATGGCAGCAAAAGGTAGTCTAGAAGCAATCATTGAGGTTGCAAAGAAGGAAGTGGGCACAATTGAAGGCCCAAAGGATAATGAAACAAAGTACGGCGCTTGGATTAAGGTAAACTTCCAACCATGGTGCCAGTCATTTGTTTCTTGGTGTGCATTTACTTCGGGAGTAAAGTCATTCCCTAAGTCTGCATCAACAGTTCAAGCAGCAGACTGGTTTAAGAAGAATGAGCGATGGTCAGATGCTCGTAATGATGATCCACAAGCAGGAGACTGGATCTATTTTGATTTCCCAGACGATGGTGTAAATCGTATTTCACATGTTGGTCTTTGCATTAAGAACAATGGCGATGGAACAATCCAAGTTATTGAAGGAAATACTTCAGGAACTGCAAAGGGAGATCAGCGCAATGGAGGAATGTGTGTTGAGAAGACTCGTGCATATGTTAAGAACAACAAGAAGAAGTTAGTTAATGCTGTTGTTGGTTGGGGCCGTCCAGTTTATACTGGTGAAGAAAATGCTCCACTACTAAACAAGTTGGCAGCAACACCTACACCAGTTAAAACAACTTCAGCAGATGCAGCAAAGAAGTCTGTAAAGCCAGCGGTTAAGAAATCATCTGGTGGCGGAGGAAAAGGTTCGGTGGCACTATAATGGAGTCAACCAAAAGAACACTATTAAAAACAGCAAGTTGGGAGACTTTTCACCTTGTTGGTGTCGCTGGAGTAATTTATCTTTTCACTGGTGAATGGGAGTATGCAAGTCTTGGTGCTCTTATTTATATAGGTTGGGAAGCACTGGGATATTTCTTGCATGAAAGAGTCTGGGCTAAATTTGGAAAGAGGATCAAGTAATGCGTATTAAGATTATTCGTTTTGTTGTAAAAGCACTTGGATACGAATGGTCTGGAGATGAACTCAAACTGCCAGTTTGGTATGTAAAAGAAAAGAAAAAGAAATAGCACAATGGCGTTGTACGAATACGATTGTATGCCTTGCGGTCAGCGGTATACAAAAGAAAGATCAATTAAAGACAACGATCCAGGGTATGATTGTGAAACTTGCAATCTACCGCTGGTTCGTGTATACTCTAATGTAGGAGCAGTTTTCAACGGTAGTGGATTTTATTCCACCGATAATAGAAAGAAGTAGAGTATACTATGAGTACTATGATTGATACACCTGTAGAAGTTAAAGAGTGGGTACTTAAGGCAACTGACAGATGTGATTCATGTGCAGCAGAAGCATTGGTTCAGATTACTGGATTAAACGGAGACCTTCTTTTTTGTGGTCACCACTACAACAAAATCATGAATAATCCAGAAGGATACAAAAAAATGATGTCTTTTATGATTACTTTGATTGATGAACGAGATAAACTTATTGAAAACAAGGCAAAGGAAGCACCACACGCATGATTATTCAGATTATTGGCCTACCTGGTTCTGGTAAAACAGAACTGGCTAAGGCCCTAAAAGAACGCATTAACGCTATTCATCTCAATGCAGATGAAGTTCGTGCAACAGTTAATTCAGACCTTGGGTTTACGCCAGAGGATCGTATTGAGCAAGCACGACGTATGGGAGAGATGGCTCGTCTTATCTCTAAGCAAGGTGTTGCTCCAGTAATTGTAGACTTTGTATGTCCTACAGATTTAACTCGTGCAGCATTTGGTAAGCCAGATATCTTGGTGTTTATGGATACAATTGCTGAGGGCAGGTTTGAAGATACAAACAAGATGTTTGAACGACCAGACAATGCAGATGTATCATTTATTAGTCACAACCTAGATGCTGAAGCAAAGGCATCACACATCATTGATAAGTTTAGTCTTCATGATTGGTCTGCCCCTACAACACTTATGCTGGGTAGGTACCAGCCATGGCACGAAGGTCACCACGCCCTTTATAAGGAGGCTGGCAAGAGAACTGACCAAGTACTTCTTGGAGTCCGCAATACCTACAACACAAGCGAAAAAGATCCTCTTAAGTTTGATCAGGTAAAAGAATATATTGCCAAGGACGACTTTATGGATGGTGCATTAGTATTAAGACTACCTAACATTACCAATATTGTATATGGTCGTGATGTAGGATATAAGATTGAGCAAGTAGATTTGGGGGCAGACATTCATGCTATTTCGGCTACGCAAAAGCGTAAAGAGATGGGTATCTAAGGTTTGGAACATAATCAGTAAAGGTCCTAAAAATATGGAGTGGCCAGCATGAATGTATCTAAACAAAGATCAGCACTAAAGGCTATTACCTGGCGTATAATTGGAACAGCAGATACATTTGCTATTGCTTGGCTTATAACCAAAGAGCCAGTTACAGCAGGTGCAATCGCAAGTTTCGAGGTAGTTACAAAAACAATCCTTTATTACTTCCATGAGCGTGGTTGGAATAAAGTTAAATGGGGGAGAAAATAATGTTTGAATATTATGTAAAGAAAGTAACAAAGGTCGTTGATGGAGATACCATTGATGTCGATATTGATTTAGGGTTTGACATTTCTTTTAGTTCAAGAGTGAGGCTGGCTGGTATTGATACCCCTGAGTCTCGCACTACAGACAAGGCTGAAAAGGCTTTAGGGCTGGAATCAAAGGCTTATTTGAAGCATGCTATCGACAACGCTAAGAGTGTGGTTATTAAGACTGAGAAAATTAACTCATCTGAAAAATATGGTCGCATTCTTGGTTGGGTTTATTTAGATGGCGATACAGAGTCTCTTAATGATAAGATGATTAATGACGGATATGCCTGGGGATATATGGGTGACACAAAGGTTAAAGACTTTGATGCTCTTGCAAAGGCTAGAAAGAAGTCTGGTAAGTAATTTGGAGTTTAAAGACGAGGACGATGCTATTGAAAAACTGATACTTGCGGGAGCGCTGGAGGTTGCTGGTATAGACATAGATACTGGAGAGCCAGTTTATAATTTTACAGAAAAACTAATTGACGTAAATCCAGAACTTCATAATGAGGTATCAACATATTTTTCTCGTGAGACTATGGCTTTATGGCAAGAAGGTTTTTTAGATATGGACATAACTGAAAAAAATCCAATAGTTAGGCTAACTCAAAAAGCATTAGACGAGATAGAGGTAGCAAATCTAAACAAGGATAAGCAGTACACTCTAAAAGAAATAATAAGAATTATTTCATTAGATAGGTAGTATAATTGTTTAGGAGGAACTATGGAATATTTTTTGGGATCTTTGCTAACCCTATTAGCCATGTTTGTCACAACAAAATTGGTATCTTCAAAAACAAATACTATAGTTAAGAGTCCTTTTAGATACAGTCAAAGCCATATCCACGAAATAATATCTCCGTTGGTGCCAGATATAAAGTTGTACAAGAAAAAGAAAGATCGTCAATCAGATAAGCAAGAAGAAAGAACAAATATAAAGGTTGTTATTTTTGACAACAAGGCTTATTTTGTTAAAGATGGAACCTTTTATTGTGCAGAAATGCACGGAACAGAGATAGACGGAGCCAATGCTACCCTAGTTGACACGATGGGTATGGATAAGGTACAATTAGACAAGATGCTATTTATAATGGATCAACTTAGAGATGGGAAGAAAAATGATAGTGGGGATTCAAGGAACTAGTGGTTTTGATGACTACCAGGTATTTCTTAGAGCCATGGCAGTCACCATGTCTTCTTTAAAAGACGAGGACCCATTCTTTTATCTTTACTCTGCAGGACCAGCAAACATCAATGCAATGGCTATGGAGTTTGCAAATCTTTCAGAGCGTGGGCTTAAGGCTCGTGGTAAAAAAATTAAATACAAGCCAGTACCACCTTGGTGGATTACAGAAAATATTTCAGATATAAACTACTTTGCGTTTTTAAGTAAAGAAAGAGAACAGGTTTCAAAACTTGTTGATGAAGCAAAAAACAATAATGTCGAATACGGCATTTTCAGATACTAACAGAAAGAATAACAATGCAGATCAAATCATTAGAACAAATGGAAACAATTGTAAATTCAAACAAGTCACTAGTTTGGGATGGATGGACTGTGGTCAATTCTTATCCTTCTGAGAAGGGAAGAACATCACAGCAGGGAGCATTTGTTAATGGCAAGTGGCACCTACAGCGTCGTTTTGTACCTTCAAAGAGTGGATGGGACATACCAGACAAGTTTGTGAGTTAATATGCCAAAGCATGAATGGAAAGATGATGCAATTTGTTTGGACTATGATACAAACTTGTTCTTTGATAAGTATGAAGAAGATGAATTACTTAGACCAGCAATAGATAAACTATGTTCTGGTTGTCCTGTTGCAAAAATGTGTTTTGCTGTTGGAGTTTCTCAAAAAGAGTGGGGTGTTTGGGGTGGGGTATACCTAGAAAATGGACAAATGTCTAAAGAGTTTTCACGACACAAGAGTAAGTCTGATTGGGCCAATACCTGGCAATACCTTACAATGGAGTCTCAATAGGTGTTAGTTCTAGGACAAGAAACAAGGCCAGAAATCTTTGAGGGGGTTTATTCCTTAGAGTTTTCTGGCACCTATTATTCTCCACCAAATATAGAAAAAACAGAAGACTTTGAAAACTATGAAGTTTTTGATAATACAGAAAGTAAATGTGTAGTTATACTATCTGACAGATATTATCATACATTCATGGAGTCGTTAGGAATTATACTTCAAGAGTTTAATAAGAATAAAGAGACTCACTTCTTTATCCTAAGCGGTGCACCACCTGAGAACATGCTACAAGAACATGTTCTATTTTTTATTAAAGTTTTAAAAATGAATAAAGTAAAGCATACATTTGTAGATCTTTTAGAATATAAAGTTATGGATAAAAGGTTTTTAATAAAAGATTTTTATTATTATTCATCTCCAAAGTTAACAGATAATTTTGTCACCAACTTGTATAGTGTTTCAAGTCCTTATCATTTTGAAGGTAGTCCATTTAGAAAGGTATACTGTAGTAGAGGAAAGACAAAGTATAAAACTGGATCTTGGATAACTGGAGATAGGGACCCAGAGACATTAAAAATAAAAGATGATTCTGCGAGAATGTCGGATGAGTTAGCACTTGAATCATACTTAAAATCTAATGGATTTGAGATTGTTTATCCAGAAGACTTTGACTCTTTTGAGGATCAGATAAAATACTTTAGTTCAGTTAAGACATTGATATCTCCTACGGGAGCAGGGCTAATCAACATGTGCTTTATGAAGGATGGATGTCAGGTCGTTGAACTAACCATACCTATGATGGTTCAGGGAGAGAGCACTATACACCAACACTATGCACCAATTGCCTGGGCTAAGGGTCTGGTTTATTTTTCTATTCCGTCAATGAGATCGTCAGAAGATGTTTTAAAGATAATGGACTCAAACAGTATAATAAAAGGACTTATAATGGAGGAGACATGCTAGTATTCTTTAACGATAGTAGGAATATCCTAAAATATGAACCAGATACAGTATATCTTCTAATTTCTAAAGATGACGATAACGACATATACCTTAAAAAAGAACTGTCAGAAGAAGAAGATAAACTTTTTTATTATAAGTTAGACTTATGCTCAAATGAAAATAAATTTTTTATAAACTTGCCTACATCCTACTATCATGCGGTAGCAGATACTTTATCACATATACTTGTGCATAACAAAAAGTATCCTTCAACAAAATTTATCATCAACTGTTTTGAAAAAGATGTGTCAGAAGGCCTAAACTCTTTCTACAAGTTTTTCTTTGATGCTTTAGTTGCCGAAGGAATAAACTATGAATCAATATATATTGATAAAAGAACCGCACTAAAGATAAACAATATTTCATACATAGAATCTATGGCTGTGTTTGAAGAAGGAGTTAAGGCTGTATCAGAACTTATAGAAAAATATCGTCCTCAAGAATCTGTAGATCCATATAGAAAAGTTTTTTTAAGTAGAGCAAAAACAAGAAAAAGAAAGAATAACGGACTGTTTGGTGGCAGAGATCCAAAAAACTTTAATTTTTTCAATGATGACAGAGTAGATTCTGAACAAAGGTTGTCTGAGTATTTTTACTCTATGGGTTTTGAAATAGTTTGTCCAGAAGACTTTCTTTCTTTTGAAGATCAAATAGAGTATTTTAATTCAGTAAAGACGTTAGTTTCACCAACTAGTGCTGGACTTGTAAATGGACTACTAATGAAAAAAAATCAAACTATTATTGAGTTAGAGGTACCAATGGTTTCAAGAGGAAAAGAAACTCTGCACTCCCTATACCCAGGTCTTTTATTTAATATGGGTCATATCTTTATAATGATTCCAAGTCTTAGAAATAGCACAGAAATTATAAATAAAATAAAATTAAATAAATACATAATGGGGATTTTAAATGACTAGCCTAATAGTTTTTGACTTAGATGGAGTTCTTGTTGATAGCAAGACTATTCACTTTGATGCACTTAACGATGCTTTGAGAGCACTAAGTCCTGACTATATAATTACTAAAGAGGAACAGGAAAACATATATGAGGGGCTTCCAACAAAGGCTAAACTAAGTCTTTTGAATAAATATAAGGGTCTTCCAGAAGAAAGTTTTGATAGTGTCTGGAGACTTAAGCAAGACATAACAAGTACTATGTTTTCAAATATTCCAGAAGATAAAGAACTAATTGGACTACTTACAATAATTAAAGACAATAAGATTAATATAGCGGTAGCAAGTAATAGTATTCGTAATACTGTGTTTGATTGCTTAGAGGGGCTAGGTATCGTACACTTAATAGACCATGTTGTAAGTAATGAAGACGTAAAGCATCCAAAGCCTCACCCAGAAATGTACTGGAAGGCTATGTCTTACTTTGGTGTGATTGCAGATGAGACTGTTATTTTTGAGGATAGCCTTGTTGGTAAACTTGCTGCAAGAGATAGTAAGGCTACCCTGATTGAAATTAAAAATAGAGCAGACCTTACAGAGGATAAGATTAATAAGGCTATTAGTCTTTTGCAATCTGGAAAAGGTACATGGAAAGATCAGGGACTTAATGTTTTAATACCAATGGCAGGCCTTGGAAGCCGTTTTAAGGATGCTGGATATGTATTCCCTAAGCCGTTAGTGGAAGTAGACGGAAAGCCCATGATTCAGGCTGTAGTGGAGTCTATAGGGGTAAATGCAACATACACCTACATAGTTCAAAAAGAACATTATGAGAAATATAATCTGTCTTACCTACTTAACCTTATAACTCCAGACTGCAATATTGTGCAGGTAGATGGGATAACAGAAGGAGCAGCAGTTACTTGTCTATTAGCAAAAGAATATATAGATAACGAGAGCCCATTAATCTTGGCTAATTCTGATCAGATAGTTGAATGGAATAGTAGGCAGTTTATCTATGATTTAATGACAAAAAATGCAGATGGAGGAATTGCTACATTTGAGTCCACACATCCAAAATGGTCTTATGCAAAAGTTAATTCAGATGGTTTAGTTACAGAGGTTGCAGAGAAAAAACCAATTAGCAATATAGCAACAGTTGGGATTTATTATTGGAAACATGGATCAGACTTTGTTAAATATGCTGAGCAGATGATAGATAAAGACATTAGAACAAACAATGAGTTTTATGTTTGCCCTGTTTTTAATGAGGCGATTGCGGACAATAAGAGGGTGTTTGCAAGCAATATTAAAAAAATGTGGGGGGTAGGAACCCCAGAAGATTTAAATAACTACAACTATAGGAGAGATAATGATTAAAATAGCACATCGTGGAAATACACGAGGACCAAAACCAGAGTTAGAGAATAGCCCAGAGTATATTTCTAAGGCTATAGAAGATGGCTTTGAGGTTGAAATAGATATCTGGTTTCAAGATGGTGAAGGATTCTTTCTTGGACATGACTATCCTAAGTATAAAATAGATGAAGATTTTATAGGTGCGGTCAATCCTCATGCATGGTTTCACTGCAAAGACCTCCTGTCTCTTGAAAAATTTATAAATGATTATTCACATGCAAGATTTTTTTGGCATCAAGAAGACTCATTTACTCTTACAAGCAGTAAGCATATATGGACATATCCTGGAAAAGAAATAGTAAGTAATACTATACTTGTTCATTTAGAGGAGTTTAACGAAGATGATTTTGAAACAAAGCCATTTGCAATCTGTAGCGACTTTCTGGTATAATAGAGTTTAAAGAAATAGGTAACTATGTGGTCATGGATTCTTGCCGTAATAGGCGTAACTGGTATATTTTTTGTAGGTCGAAAGACTATCTGGGGTTGGATCGTACTTTTATTTAATGAAGTGCTGTGGATAGCCTATGCCTTATATACAGACCAGTATGGGTTCATATTTAGTGCTCTAGCATATGCAGCCGTTTATATTAAATCATACTTGCATTGGAGGAGAGAAGATGAGAAGTCATAAAGAGTACGAAGACTTAGACTCTACCGTTGACCTAGTGATTCATACAAAATCTCCCAATAAATGGCTCCTGATTGATCGTGAAACTGGGGAAGTTTACCAGGGAAATTCTGGTGGGTTTTGGGACAGATTAGATCCAGTAGAAAAAGGCAAAAGATAATGTATACAATAAACATGAAAAAGGCTTTTCGTTCAATAACACCTCCAAAAAATTTTTCATTACAGATAATTGATAATGATAACTTCTTAACAGTGAAGGCAAGTGAGGATCAATTTATGAAGTTGCCTGGTGAAGATAGGAAGGTTGCCGTAGAGTATATGATTCGTGTAAAAAAAGCATTAGAAGACAACGGCGCAATCGTATTATTAGTAAGAGATGGTGGCAAAGACCTTTGAAAGAGTTTATTCTAAAATATGGAAGTGCTGGAACCTGGATCACTGATGATTTATTTTTAGTATCTAGTTTACCACTTGAAGACATAGACATTAGCAATAAAAAAGATATAAGAGAAAGACTACTAACACTTGTTAAGGCAAAATTTAAATATAAAAAAAATATCACAATAACAGATGAACCTTCTGATTCTGGGATAACTTCTATTGTCTGTCTTTCAGATGTCTGCAAAATAGAGATGCTTGGAAGTACACATACTTTAGAAAAAAGGTTTATAATTATGTTTATTGGAAACGAAAATTACAAACTTGTAGATGGTGAATTTTTAGTTGAAACATTTAAGTATAAAGATGGATTGGACGGTTTTGGAACTGGAAGCAAGAAGTATATAGTTACATCAACAATAAGAGATGTATATGAATTGCCAGTAAACGCAGAATCAGAAGAGGATGCTTTAGAAAAGTCAAAAAATTATCACATAAATGATTGGCATCACCTAGAAGACACAGATGAACATTTGAGAGATGTTGTTTTTGTTAGGGCAGCAAAATGGGGCAACTTCGAAGTAAGGGAGATAAATTAAAAATGTTTGATTTTTTTGCATTTGTAATTTTTATTTTTGTATTTTTCTTTTTGGTTTATAAAAACATTAAACTAAGGCTTAAGATATCTTCAGTAACATTAGAGTTGATAAAAGCACACCTAGATAAAACAATAGTGTCAGAAAAGTTGACAGAGTTGCAAGAAATAAATAAAAATAGGAGCAATCTGGATCAGGAGGCTTTCTTAAAATTTATTTCAGACTCAAGAGATTGGGCTTACCAATATATAGATGATGTCCAGTCATCATTAAATAAGTTTGTTAGTGATGTAGAGCCTGAGATATTATATTTTGATACTTATGGGGACCTTATGGGTGCTGAGCCAAACTATAACGCAATGAAGAAAATTTCTGGGGCATACAAAGAACTAAAGAAACTGCTACCAGAAGACTATGATAGAATAGAGTAATGATCGCCCTAAAGCATACTAAAAACCTCAACATGTTTATGTGTGAGGAAGAGTTGTGCGAGGACGAAAGTACGCAGATTTGGGCAAGTTCTGAAAGTAGAATAGTTGATCTGTGTGATTTACATTATAGTCAAGCAACACAATTCCTAGGAGGAAAAAATGAATGAACAAATTAAAGCAGCACTAGCGTCATACGGAAGATCAGTTCTTGGAGCAGCAACAGCAATGTATGCATCTGGAGTTACAGATCCACAGACACTAGCATACTCACTACTTGGAGCACTTGTGCCCGTTGTATTGAGAGCAGCCAACCCTTCAGATACTGCATTTGGAAAGATGCCTTCAGTAGATGAGGTAGATGCAGCAGTTAAGTCTGCAAAGGTTGTTAAGAAGACCGCAAAGAAGGCTCCTGCAAAGAAGTCATCTGGCGGAGGCAAGACAACTAACCAAGTAAAGTAGTTTAAAAAGAATTAGGGGGCCTTTCGGCCCCCTTTTTCTATTTAAAAAAGTTTTTTAAATTCTGGTTTATATGGAAACACTTTTAGTTTTGATCTTCTAAGTGCAGACTCATCATCTTCTCCAAAGAATAAAAATGAAACAATTGTCCATCTTGGATTGCCACTTTTAATTTCATGAATTTTATGTTCGTATGAATATCCAGAGGGGAAAACGAGAAGATCTCCAGCCTTTGGTTTTATTGTAACTCCAAAGTGAATAAACTCTAGTTCTCCTCCTTCGTAATCATCATTTGGATAATACACTAAAGAGACAGTTCTTGGTGTTGCATATGAGTCGTCGCTATGTGCACCAAAAAACTCGCCATTGGAAAATCTTGAAATTCTTAGAGACTCTCTACTTTTTGGATCAATATTCCAGTGAAAACAATAGGAGTCGAGTATTCCACGAAAAGCATCATTGGCTTCTTCATGTTGCCACAGCCAGCATGTGTCTGACTGCTTTCCATTTTCCTTAGTATATTCTAGGTCATCAAAAAAATCTTCACGTACCCACTTCTTTGCTCCATCTTTACCATCTTTGTCTTCCCAAAAATCTTTGTCTAAAAGTCTATTCATTGTCTCCATTGAGTTTGGCCATACATTTCTATATAGGTGAACTCCAGGCGCAACGCTTTCAAAAGCGTATCTATTGCCTTCCTGGTCTTGAGTAAATCCTTCAGCAGCGTTTTGCATTCTTTGTTGATCCATTGTGTTTACCAACCTTCCGTATTCAATTATACCATGCTATGGTATACTATATATATGCTAGGAAATAAACAATTCGACGATAACTTTTTGCTAATCACCTATCCAAGAACTGGATCACATTTTTTGCACCGTTATTTAAAGCAATTAACAGGATTTGAAATTAAAAAAACACATTTTCCAAGATGGTCTGGGGATAAAAAGGTAATCACAATAATAAGAGATCCAAAAGAAACTTTAAAATCAGGATTCACAATGTCAAAGCATCACGCAGTTAACCGAATAAAAGACTTTGACTGGGAAGAGCATAAACACGAAAGAGCCTTAACGAATATAACTGGATATAACTATTTCTTTGATTATATGACAGAGCATGCTGATGTCTTTATAGACTACAATACTTTGATTGAAAGGCCTTACGATGTTTGTAAATTTTTAGGAGACTATATTGGTTTACGAGTTAAGTCAAAAGAAGACTATATTCAGGTTTTAGAGGATATTCCTGGTCAAGAGTACCTTGTTTCAAGTAAAACATCTCCATATTATGAAGATATGGATGTGTCTTGGGTAGATCTGTCTGCTCATTATGATAGGTATTATGAGATGCTTGCCAAGAAAAGTATCTAATTAAAGAATTGTGAAAATGAAAAATATAAGAGTTTTAATAAATAGTGCCCCAAGGTCTGGTCATGCCTGGCTTCAGTATTTGCTATTAAAGTCAGTTAATTTTGATAATAATATTTCAATGGGAGAGATTCACAGTCAATTCATAATACGTGAGAATGTTCCTGTTACACTTCTTGCTAAGTTCCCAGATGTGGTTCAAACAACAATACTTAGAAGCCCTCTAGAGATAATACCTTCAGTTGTAACAAAAACTATTGGTGGATTTGGAAACACAAGGACTATGGGTGTGTCTATGCCACATGAAAATAACAGTTTGCCATCATTAGATCAACTTGTAGACGGTGAGTTTAATGTTTATAAAAGGTGGTCTGGTTCAATTATTAAAAATATTGAAAACTTGGAAGCCTTCACCTTTGACCAGGTATGTGATAATCCAGAATTTGTTGTAGATAGCATAATGGCAAACTTCCAATATGAATATTTTAAGGTAAAGAATATAGACTTGCCAACCTTGTTAAAAGAAGCACGGCAGGGAATAAGCCAACATGATAAAGGTAATCCAGGATTTAATAATCCATTACCAATAGGAAAGAAACCAGACATATACTATGAAGCATTAGATATTGTAAAGAACAACAGAAGACTTCAAGAATCTATTGAACTTTTTGAGTTAGCCAAAGATGAAATATACAAAAAGCAGGGACAGATAAATGGCTAGAAGACCTGTCAGGCCTATGTCAGACGATGCTATAAGGTCTATTAATATAGATGAAATAGAAGATTCTGAAAAAATTAGTCAAAAGCAATTAAACAATGCAAGACTATTTTCTTCAAGGGAAGAGTACGCTAAAAGCCTTCCTAAAGGTATAAAGTACATGGAGGTAGGGGTTGCTTGGGGATACTCTGTTCAGATGTTCCTTGACGCTACTGAAGCACAATCAGCAGACCTTGTGGACTTGTATAACCAGGACCTAAAGTGCTGGTCATGGAGAAAGTTTGGATCATGCCAGTGTAATGGTTTTAAGCATGAACTTCTATATACCCCAGATACACATGAACAGTATATTATTGATAAGTTTAGTTCTTATAAAAATGTTAGAACAATAAAAGGAGATGCAACAAAGGTTATTCCAGAATTAAAAAATAAATATAACTTAATCTATATAGATGTTTCAAATGATAGGTTTCTGACAAGAGAGGTTCTCAAACATTGTTCTTTGCTTGTAGAAGAAGGAGGAGTTATTGGTCTAAATGATTATCTTATCTACGATGGTATAATAGAAGATACCCCATACGGTACATTTCAAACAGTAAACGAGTTCTTACACGATAATCCAGACTGGGAAGTAGATGCTATTGCCCTACACAATCTAGGGTTTTACGATATATACATAAGGAAAGGTAGTCATGGACCTACATAAAAGAAGAGCCAGAAATGATAGCAAGATGATAGATGTCGAGTTTTCAGAAGATGCTATAAATGATTTACTAATTGGAGAATTAGACGGGACATGGGGAAGGTCTAGCCAGCATGTAAACCTAAAAAGAGATTTAGATGAATACTATAGGTCATACGGTTACTTCTTTGATGGTGAGTATCACAACTTTAACAAGATTCCTCCAGAAAGAATTCTTGATGGTAGAGAAGACTGGAAGGTTGACTATAAATATAATAAAGAATTTTTTAGATCAGACAACTTTAAAAAAAATCATGACGGGTTGCACATTGTTTTTGGAGGTTGTTCTAATACAGAAGGAGTTGGGGCTCCAATAGAGAAAACTTGGTCCCATATGCTATATGAAGAACTATCTAAAGATTATAAAGTTTCTGGATATTTTAATCTAGGAAAGGGTGGGTATGGATGGCATAAAATAATATCCTCCTATCTTGATTATGAAAAAAGATTTGGATCTCCAGACATATTTGTTGTAAATCATCCAAATATCTTAAGAGACTATTACTGGGACAGTAAACAGGATAGATGGATATATGCTCAGCAGTATCCATATGCTGCAGAAGGAACAGAAGAAGAACTAGAAGAGGCTAAGACCTTAAGAGAAGGTCATCCTTATCATGGAATAAATATCAATGTTTTTCCAACATTAGATGAATACAGACGTGCTTTCCCAGTATGGCTAACTGCTTGGAACCTATTCCTTGAGTACTGTAATTCTAAAAATACAAAAGTTGTTTGGGGTATGTGGGATGGATCTGGCCAGGTAAGTTTAACAAACTGTGATATATTCTTACAATCTTATGTACGACTATATAGTGTAACAGAGTCCTTTATAGAAGAGTTTAGAAAAGATGGTAAGTTAGAAGATGGAGATATGGATGCAAGAGATGGACATCCAGGGTTTTTAGTACAACTTAACTGGAAGAATCAATTTATTAAATTTATAAAAGATAGGGGATTGTTAAATGAAAATCATAAAAAAAATAATTAGGAGATATAGGATGAAAAAAATTCTAAAAGAATTAAACAAAGATAGGAAGTTTATATACTAATGAGTGGTACATTATACTTAATAGGATCTCCAATTGGAAACCCTGAAGATATAAGCGATAGGCTTATCAATGCTGTAACAAATGCAACAACTATTTGTGTTGAAGATGAGGGCAGATTCTCTGAATTTTGTAGAGAAAATAACTTAACCTATACTGCAGATATTGTTGACATATCGTATTCCGTTGGAAATGATCGTGAGTTTAACAATAAAGATTTAATCATAAATAAACTATTGTCAGGAGAAGATGTTCATATTATTTCTGATGAAGGAATGCCAGGAGTGTGTGATCCAGGACATACACTTGCCTATCTAGCAGTTAAAAAGAATATACCAGTAAAAGTTTCTCCTGGACCATCAACAATTATTGCTGCTGCAATTACTGCAAATGTTGGAAATGGATTTTCTTTTGAGCAGTTTCCTCCTCATAATGAGCAGGGTCATGAAGAAATTTTGTGGGAGAGACTTCTTCAAAAAGATAACCCAATGATCTTCTTATTACAAAATCCTCTACATCTGCCTTCAGACAATGAGGAGAAGATTAATAAAGTTTGGCCTACAAATAGTGCTTTCTACTTTATTAATAAGGCTGTTGAAAAATTTGGGGAGAACAGAAATGCAGTCTTTTGTACAAACCTTACCTACCCTAATGAGTATGTACTTAGAGGAACACTAAAAACAATAAAAGAATATATAGATAACAACCCAACTAAGTTACATAAGATGTGCATAGTTGTTGATGGAAAAGATAAAAAGGTTGCAGTTGCTTAGTTCTTTTTATGCTTTACTTCATATGGTGCAATTTTAGATTTAATGCGACCATCTTTGTATAGTCTTACAATCCAGCCATCTTTAATCTGAATAGGGTTGAATGCTGATGCTTTTTTCTTTGGCATAATTAGTCCTTAAATAGATTGGTAACTCTTGTTTGTTTTGAGTAATCTTTTGCTGAAAAGAATATTGACTCTGTTTTTGTAACAGGTATGCAGTTTGGAACTGGATTACCATCTGCTCCTGGCTTCATTCCTCTTTGAACGTAGCCTTCCCAACATGGATCAGCCTTACCTATTGATGAGTCATACATAGCCATAGCAACCTCTGAGTCGTTATCTGAAGAGCACACTGGACAGTCTGGACAGTCTACATTGAGTTGTTTACAGGTCTCACAGTCGCATCCTTGGTATGTACTTGTTGGCATCATTGAATCATCACTCATACTATCAGTATACCATATTTAACTAGCAAGACGGTTATGAGTTCTTATCCTATGGCAGTTGGCACAAACTACTTCGCATTTTTCAATCTCTTTTTTTATAGCCTTCCATGAAAAACCATCATGGATCATTCTTGATATGTTGTATTTCTTGTCTCTTATGTGATCAAAGTCTAGGATTATATGGTTACCAACACCACAATCTACACAGCCAGAATCCTCTTTTATCTTAGCAAGCATCTTCTTATACTGCTGCTTATTATAATGGTCCAACTCTTTGTCAGTCATTGATATTATTATACCGCCAAATGTTAGGCCCCACACAGGCAATTCACCTGACTTGCGCCACGGTCTCTATCCAATGGGTAACTAATCCATCACTAAGGTCCTGTGTGGGACAATTATATTGTAGCATAGGAAATGAGCAGTTTATAGACGACTGCTCAGGTCTATTAGCCACGAAGATTCAACTCCTGCTAACTCTCCACTCATAGGAGCATCCGTTGTAAAACCTTTTAAAGTCTTATATCGGAATGTTATCTATTATACTACTTAATTTTAATAGATTTAGGCTTCTTTTCTTCAGGAACGATACGAACCACATTGACATGTAGCATGCCGTCCTTAAGTTCTGCAGATGTTACTTCCATATATTCTCCCAGTGCAAAAGATCTTACGAACTTTCTTCCTGCGATACCCTTGTGGACTATCTCTGCATCTGTGACTTCAACAATGTCACCCTTAATAATGAGTGTTCCATTGTCTACGGATACATCAATATCTTCCTTAGAAAACCCAGCGACAGCAAGTGAAATCTTATATGTATCTTCATCTAGTTTGATAAGATCATACGGAGGATATGATTGTGAGTTTGTTTTATGTGCAGTGTTTAGGCGATTTAACTCTCTGTTAAAGCCAATAAAAAAAGGATCATTGAACAGATCCATAGCGTACTTTGTTACCATGTTATTCCCCTTTCAAGCGAATAAGTTAATTACCCCCCATTTGGGCAGGTAAATATATTATATCATAAAGTACCCCTGGCAAGAATCGAACTTGCGACGCATGGCTTAGAAGTCCATCGTTCTGTCCACTGAACTACAGAGGTAAAGCATCTCCAACGGAATTCGAATCCGTGTTGCTGCCGTGAAAGGGCAGAGTCCTGGGCCACTAGACGATGGAGACTTGGAGCGGATGATGAGAATCGAACTCACCCCTTCTGCTTGGAAGGCAGAGGCACTACCAATATGCAACATCCGCATCGTACATCTGGAAGGACTTGAACCTTCGGCTCTCTGCATATAAGGCAGGTACTCTAACCAACTGAGTTACAGATGTAAACCTTTTATATCCCGCAGGATTTTAGGAAATATTTAGTAGGTTCGTTTCCAAACCAACTTCTTTCCAGACTTAACGCATGTGAACTTTGCTCCACCATACACCTGCTTTTGTCTTAACTTACTGCATGATTTACCAACAATCGCTTTCTTAATAGCAGCCTCAAGCGCAATCCTTAATTGCTCTTCTTGCTTAGCCTTTAGTTCTTCGGCAGCCTTGTTCCAAAAAGCAGCAGCAGCATCTCCTGCAGCCTTTGCATCAGCAACAATCTTTGCATCAATTGCTGCTTTTGCAGCAGCATCTGCAATTGCTTTTGCCTCTGCCTCTGCCTTGGCTTTTGCCTCTTCAGCAGCCTTAATGACATCAGACTGATTAGGTATAAAATTCATTGGATATGACTGATGCAGACTTAACTTTCCAGCAGAGTCAAGAAACTTTACTTGAATTTTTAATGTTAGTGGAAGTTTAATTTCTTTTGACTCATATCCATAGATTCTGAACTCTTTGCTTTCTACTACAGAGTATGCTTCTCGCCAAAATGTTAGGTTCATATGTTGATCAAAACTAATTTCTTTATTGCTTGCATCGTAGAGGCCTAAATTAATAACGCTAACCTCTCCTACAGGATCGGAGAATCTAATTAAAAACTCATATTCTTTTCTTTCTGATATGCCTTGTGCAGAAGGAAGTTCATACTGAGTTGTGGTAATTGGTGTAATAAAGTTAACATACTTTGAAATTTCATTTGCATGTGCTGGAGTAAAACCCCCAGAAAATACAAGTAGTGATAGTATGAAAGCAATTTTCTTCATTTTAATCCTTTGTTAGTAGTTATGTTATAAGTATACCGAATTCTGCACGGTATGTCAAGTACACCAGGTAGGACTTGAACCTACGAATAGCCGAATTATGAGTTCGGTGCCTTAACCAACTTGGCTACTGGTGCTAGACCTTATTTAATTAGTAATCCAAAAAATGTTCCAATTAAAAAGCATAAAAACCCAACTGTCCAATGGTAGTAGGTTTTCATATGTTCTTTAATTATGTGATGCTTTAAATCATCTGGAATTTTTTTTAACTTATCGTAATCAACCATAGCACTTCCTAATCTTTATTTAGTTAAGAGTTTAAAGCAGAAAATATGATTCCTTCTCTAATTGACTTTTGCTTACGCTCAAACCTTGATAGGTATGGCTTAGCCTGTATTCTTTTTTTGTTTTTGTTTGCTCTTTTGATCTTGTGCTGAGATACTTTGTTGTTAGACTTCTTCATTACTGCCCCTGACTTTCTGATATATTGTCACATGGACAAATAATTGATTCTGGAAGTTCATGAACCTTTGTAACAATAGTGATCATAGTTTCACATTCATTACACTTGTATACTTTTTTAATTCGTTTGCTCATATACTAATGATACCACTTTCTATTCTGTAAGTCAAGACTTATCTCCATCCCACGTACCAATCTTAGTAGTAGGAATTTGGTTATCTTCCCATAACCTGATAACATTTGGGTTGTCATCTACCGCATGAAGAACTTTCCAATGATTATTAATCTTGTGAAGTATATCTCTTTTAACCTCATAGTCTGGTCTGTTGTCTTCGTCTGATCTCATAAATAAAGCATGAGACCTTAGATTATTTTTTGCAAGCCACATAGATGTTAGCCCACGCCACTTATCTTTACGAGAAGTTACAATAAGAATAGCATGCTGATCTGCAACAGCATTATTTAACATCTCAACTACTTCCAAATTTGGCAGGGCATCTATAGAAGCCTCATGAAAGGCATCGTAGTCCCTATTAGAGCCACGAACATGGTGCAGGTAGGGATCTACATTGGCTAGAGTACCATCTACATCAAATATGTAGGCGGTTGGCCTGTTATCAATCTTGATTAACATTATAAGTCATAATAAAATAGCAGGCAGCATACCCTAAAATAAATGCTGGAATTAAAAATAGTGCACTAATCATTCGAAGTCCTCCTGTCTTTCAAACATACTTGTCATATAATTATCTTCTCCTCTTGCAATCTTTGCTGCAAGCATTCTCATACCAATTGCATTAGTTACAGACTCTTCAATAGGAAGAGACTCAATAGCCTTTGCAATCTCCTCTCTCAATACCATTTCATCTATACTCATTCTTTATCCTTATCCCAATATGCTTTACCAAATTCATCATAATCGTCCCATCCTGAATCAGACATATCAATTTTGATCTGATCCAACTCTTTTTTCCAAGCCTCCATGTCTATGGTGTAATAGGTTCCCCACCACTCGTAAGGTTTGTTAAGATACTTCCACATTTTTGCGTGGTATTTATATTGCCACCCATGCTCCTGATGTTCATCCATATTAACACACTTAACTAAATGATTCCCAGCAAACTCTCCAGAAATATTACCGATCCATCGTAATGGAAGTATCTTAGTTCTTTCTGTCTTGGTTGAATGATTTATCATCTTTAGGCACCCACACTTTCTTTCCATCTTTCCATACAGGCCAATAGCCAAGGCTACGCCAGTCCATTTGGGCTATCTTAGGCTCTTTCATCCATACTCCTATCCCATAAAATTAAGCATTTAGTACATTGTATACCATTCTCACGCATATACCAAGTATGACTACACTCTTTTGGCACACCACACCCTGTAATCACTCATAGTTTGATGGGTATCCCAGTACTCAATGTTTTCTTTGTTCATCCCGCAGGTTTTGCAGATCATTGCCTATGCCTCTTCTTGTTGCCAAACTTAGACTTGACCTCAGCCTTAGCCTGATTAACTATAGCGTTCGTAATCTCTTCAACACTAAACTCTTGGTCGAAGGTTTGTTCAGTATCCACCTAGGCACTCATTTCTTGTATGGTATAAACGAATTTTTGTCATAATTTTGCGGGAGGGAGCAAACAAGTCTTCCTTACATGTAGAACATCTAAAAGACCATTCACCACTAAAGAAGTCATACACAGCACCCTTAGCGTTAGCATACTTCTTGGCTACAAAGGTTTGAAATGGATCTGGGATTTCCATGTTAGTAATCATAGTTTAGCCACATATTGAGCAGCCATTTTTAGACCCTTAACAAGGCCATCATGATAGTCTTGGTTCTTAATAACCTTAGTTGTGTCCCAAATACGATAGGATTCCTGGTTTAATAGATCAGATATTTCTTGATTGGTCATACTATAATAATACCCTATGTGGGCATGAGTGTCAAGTCTTAGGAAACAAGACCCATAGATAGGTGGGTCATACACACATCAGCGACTATCCAGTTAGCGTGATTTACGACAATATCGTAATGAGTTGCCTCTTTTTCGCAAAAATAACATTTAGACTTTTCCATCTAATTATTATATCACGTTTAGAGTTCGGCGAAAAATAGAGGTAACAAACCCCCACATGCCCCACAGGGGCAATATTGGTTAGAAACCCTTGTCCGCCAATGACTTGTCATGCTTGATCCTTCGTGCATTCTTTGTCTTCCAAGCAGCATCTCTTTCCTTATTGGCCTTAGCCCAATCTAGTTTTTGTTGCTTTTCAAGAGCACGGTATTCATCAGAAGGTGGGCATTCATTACACCAATGGTAACTGGTAAAGTAAGGCTCTCCACGCTTATAAGCACAAAGTGAACTTTTCATGACTGCTCCTTAGCGTACATAATCTTAAACTCTAACTCATCCCTATTTTCTGCAACTGTTCTGGCAGTCCAATTAATCAAAGATATGGTTCTGGTAATATCATTATGTGATACATCCTCAGACTTGGCAACCTGAAGATATCTAGTGATATCATTTTTGAGGTTTTCTAGGACAAAGACAAAATCCTCTTCGTATTGGTGCATTTGCTTCTTATTTTTTTTAGTAATCATAAACCAATCATATCAAATTTGCCACGGTATGTCAAGTATAATGAACCTATGGATGAAGCAGTCTTATATATACTATACAGCCCACTACATAAGGCTGTCAAGGTAGGTATATCAGATATAAGCGGAAGAAGGTTTGCAAGCCATAGGACCAAGGGTTGGATACTAATTAAGTATTGGCATTTTTTCGAACGGGATAAGGCAAGAAAGGTCGAAACCCTAGTACTAAGAACACTAAGGGAAAGATATGGACATTTTCTGGATAAGGCAGATATGCCTCAAAGCGGATACACAGAGACCTTTGATGCCTCAAAGATAACTCGTAGGGCCTTGATCCGTATGGTCAATAAAGCAATTAAAGAGGTTTGATACCCTGGCATTTTGGACACTTGGATGTAGGGTTTGATACCCCATAAGGTACTTGATACATACCACCACAGTTAAAGCATAGGACATCTAACATTATCCAGTCATCCTTATCTGTTGTAGGTAGGCCATATAGTTAAGAAATATGAATAGGCCAAGCATGATGATTAGGAAAGGTTTCATATATCAAGTATAGCATGATGGTTTGATAGTTATCCACACCCTGATAGGCTAAAAATGTCATAGTTATCCACATGTTATCCACAATTAAATGTTACTGATTATGTTGTTAGACATTCTAGAAGTGGAGTGAAGTGGAGGATAGTGGGTTAGGGAGCCCTTTTATAGATGGGGTCGTAATCTCTAGCGGCCAAACCTTCATATCTCCAAACCTTTATAGCCGCATTTTACCACAAACCTTTATATCTGTCAAACCTTTATATGCATGGTTTGGGCATTATAACCTATAAATTATGGTTTGTCAAGCCCATTTTATGCATAAAAAAATCTCCCAAAATCAGGAGAAATTGTCGATAAATCGTAATAAAAATATATAAAGGTTTGATAAATATTTAAAAATCAGGATAAAAGGTTTGTATATGTTTTAGTACTAGTGGTTTGGTATATAATCTCTTTATCCCCTGGCAAAAACGGCCAGGTTTGGGGAAAAATTTTTAGGCGTTCGTAATCTTATTTTCAGTTTCTTGATCCACCTGAAACTCGGCGGGAGAGAAAGAGAAGAACCTATTAACTATAGGAACATGCTTAGTGATAGATACAAAACCATTCCACATGTTATCTGAGAATGCTTGATAGCCTTTAGGATCTCTTTGTTGATATGCTGCAAAGTGTCTTGGGCTCATAGATACATTATACACCTGATATTAAGGTTTGACAAATAAAGGTTTGTATGGTATAAGGTTTGG